CCTCGCTGGTAGGCTCGGCGCTGCGCTCGTAGATCGCCACAACCCCGCCTTCGTCAACTACGAGGCTATCGGGCCCCTCCGTATCGGCGCCCCCGTCAACCGCCCTGTGCCACCCGCACTCGGAGCAGTTCCAGTTCGCAAGCTCGCGCTCCAACCTCTCGATCCGCGCGGCCTGTTCGGCGTTGGCGGATTTCCATTCGGCGATCGCCGCGTCGGCCTTGTTGAGTTGCACCTCGAGCAAGTGGATCCGGTGCCCCGGCTCGGCGGTGGTCCCGTCGTCCCGTTGTGCCGACCGTTGGATCGCCCCGCCGATCCGCTCGTCCAGTTCAGCCTTGCTCGGTTGTGCGGGCGCCCCGGTGTCCGCCGCCAATGCCGCGAGGCAATCCGCGCAGACCTCGGCATCGTCGGCCGTGCGCCGGTAGTTGATCTCGGTGAGGTCGCACCCGCAACACTCGCAGCTGCAATCCATCGGCGCCGGGCCGTCGGACCCCTCCCGATCCAAGTGGCACGCGATAACCGCCACCTCCTCGCTTCGGTCGACGTAGAAAGAGTGGTCGGGGTGGGCCACGCTCAGGTTCGCGGCGACCTCGTCGATGGTCGGCTCGTCGGCGCCTTCGATCAGGGAGTCGTGGTAGTCCATGCCGGGAACGGCGCCGAGGATCGGGCGCGTCACAGCCTCGTCGGTGATCCCGATGTCGTCGATCAGGTCCTCGCGTCGCTCGACCTCCCGGCCGTCGGCGTCGGTGATTACGAGAGTGATCGTCCCCGGTCTGCTCCCCTGCCGGCACCGCACCCGCGGTCCGAGCTTGTCGCAGTCCGTGTTGACCGGGTTCGGGCACCGCTCGATCCCGGGGTCGAGGTCTGCAATGTCCGGGTAGTGACCGACAAGGACTTCCTTCACCCGGTCCCGCCACGCCCCGAACTCCACCAACCCCCCCGGCGAGTTGAGCAGGAAGTCCCGCCACGCCTCGCACAGGTCGTCCACCACGATCGCCCGCCGGTGGTCCGATAGCTGGACCACGTCGGCAGCCCCGTCGGGCAGCGGTCCGTTGTCCCCGCGGCCGAGGTTCTTGAACCCGGTGAGCTGGCCCACCTCGAGCCGAGCCTCGCACGTTCGGCACGTGTCGCCGGCGACCGCCCCCTCGGGAACCTCGCAAGCCCCGGGGCAGACCACATCGAACACCGCCGCGATCGTTCCCCACCCGTCTCGGTCCTCCCCGAAGATTCCGTTGAGCAATCCGAGGATCCCGATCCGGGTGTTGGTATACTCCCCTGGCTTGCCCGGCACGGGATCAGCCATAATCTGCACCCCCCTCACGCTCAAGAGATTACCGGTGCACCACTCGCGGTGGTTCATCAACCGCCCGATCGCGTCCGGGTCAGCCTCGGCTGCGGCGTTCAGTAGCTCGACGGCGTCGGTCACCGTCACGGATCCCTTGATCGGCATCGTGTCCCCCTTTCTCAGTGGATCATTTGTCCGCGTGCGATTGGAGATTGCGGACCATCCGGCGCCACCCCGGGATACAGGGAGACTCGTCGAACACCCCGAACTCGGGACAATCTCCATAGGCCGGACAGCCTGACCGCGTGCACTCGATCACCGGATCCCCGTCGTCGTTGATCGTGATCCGCGGTTCTATGTTGTCGAGATTCATTCGGGCCCCGCGGCGAGAATCTCTCGAAGCTCCACGTCGGCGACGTAGGGGAGCTTGTGGCGCCCGGCCCACGCCCTCACCTCGCGGATCGTGTCGGCGGCGTAGGCCCTCTCTTCCAAGTGTGATCCGGTGTAGGCGGATTCCCCACGTAGCCACGCTGTCAGCAAGGCTGCGAGGTAGGTCAGCCCCCCGCCCGTGACCCACACCGCACCACCCGTCCACGCCGCGGCGACCGGGTGACCGAAGGAGAGAAGGACCGCCGCCACCGCGACCCCGACCACGAACGCCGCGAGCATGGCTGCCTCGTACTGCTCGACGTGGTGCAGTTCGTGGCGTTCCGTGTCGGTGTCCAACCCCGGCCCGCCCCCGACCCCCGGGCCAAGCAGCCCACCGTGGCCGAGGGTCGTCCCGAGCCAGCCTCGATACCACGTGCGCGCCGGCCAGCTGTCGGCCCGTAGCTCGCACCACAGCCCGTCCAGCCAGAACACCTTCGCACCCCACGCCACCCGGACGAACAACACCGCGACCCACGCGAGCAGGTCGGTCGGCCACGTCCACACGTAGGTCAGCCAATACCGGGCCGGACGTGCGACGCTGGCCTTCATCGCCAGCCCGAGCCGAGCCTCAACTTTCGGGTCCATCGTCGTCCTCGCTTTCCGCCCCGTCGGTGATCCCCGGGACGTCGTAGAGCTTCGCAAGCTCGAGCATCGCCGACGCCGCCTCGGCGATCGCCTCGCTCATTTTCTTGAACGGCACCGCCACCTTGGCAAACCCCTCGGTGAGGCGCCGCGCGTCGTCCGCGGTCAGCGGCTCGCCGTCCCGGCGGCGCACCCCGCGGGAATGTAGCTCGAACGCACGCTGAGCCTCGACCAGCTGGGCCTCGGTCCATCGCCATATGAACCCGCACGCCCCGCACCGTAGCTGAAACTCAGGCTCGGCCCCCGTCCCCAACGTCGGCGACACGGTGATCGCCCCGGTGCCCTCGCACTGAGGGCAGTTGAACGGCAGCACCTGCTCGGCTTCGAGTGGTATTCCTGTTCCCGGCATGGGTTAGGCCGCGTCGGTGGCGTCGTCGCCGTCCGTCTCCGGTGGCGGGTCGACGTCCATCTCTTGCTGGCGGTAGGCGAGCTTGAGCTTGATCGGTTCCGGCGCCTGTAGGAACGCGATCAGGTATTGGAGGTCGGTCCACTTGACCGGCGGGATCGACACCTTCCAAGTCAGCACCGCGTTGCACGGGTCGTCCTTCGACTTCACCAGAGCGAGCCCGGACGCGGTGCACGGCAACGCCTCGAACTTCACCCCCTTGCCGTCGTAGACCGTGAGCGCGAGGTCGGAATAGGTGACGTCCAGCTGAACCTTACTGAACGGATGCACCCGGGCCCCGTCGTCGGCGAGCCTCGCGTCGATCAAAGCCTTGACGGTTGCGCCGAGGTCGTCGGCGTGGTCGTCCTCCAACTGCATCTTGAGAGACATCACCACCTTGACGCCGGTGTCCTCGTCCCCCTTCGCTCGGCTGAGATCGATGTTCGTTACGGTCGGGTTGAAGATTTCTTTGAACATTGGCCCCTCCTATTGGTTGCCGTTGTCGTCGCCGTCGTCGGCGAGGATGTTCGTGAGCAGCGCAGGGTCGTCGGGATCCTGCCAGGTTGCCGCGTTGGTCGCCGCGTCGGGGCAGAGCTTGCGGGTCCCGACGTGCTCGCCTTTCGTGAGCCCGCACCCGGCGCACCGTTTTTCTCGGTCGAACGCGAGCACCGCCCGGCACGCCCGGAAAAGCTCCGACCGCTCGGCGCCGTTGATCTTCTCGGCGCCCGGTGCGCGCAGTTCGTGGTATGCCTCCCACACCATCGCCCGGGCGTATACGATCGCCGCGTCCCGATCCCAAGTCTCAGCATCGCCGACACCGTCGGCCAACTCGTCGAGCTTGTCGAGCACCTTGCAGACTGTGTCGGTCGGCACGTCGTCGGCGTCGTCGGTGTCCCACGCGAGGAGAGTCTCGCGGGCGAACTCGACCGCCCGTTCGAGGGCCCGGATCCTCCGGTGGTCCTCGGCGGCCGCTCGTTTCAGCGCGTCCTCGGTCAGTTCTTCGGTGGCGTCCGCACCGGTGGCGGCGTCGTCGGTCATGGTAGCCCCCTTCGGTTGTGGTGATACTACTGCCGGCAGCCCCCCGCGTCAAGCGTTAGTGCTTGGCCTCCATCGCAGCGTCCAGGGACTTCGGCAACGGGTCCGCACCCGGCCCCGCCGGCGCCGTTTTCTGGACCGGGTCAGGCTTCGGCGGTGGTTCAGCTGCACCCTCGGCGAGCAGGTCGTCTAGCTCGTCGGGCGGTCCGCTCGTCGTCGGTGGTTTGCTCGCCGGTTTCGCCCCGCCACCGCGGCGCCCGGAAACCGACCCGCCACCACCGCTCAACCCGCCGGCTCCCAGCCCGTAGCCAGCCCCCGACCCGCCACCACCTCCCCGGGCGGCGATCCGGTCCCGCCCGTCGGCCACCCGCAGAGCGTCAGCCACGCGGTCCCTGAGCCGATTCTCTCGGTCCCGGTTCACAGTGTCGCGGAGCTTGTCGTTCTCCGCTCTGAGCCGGGCCAGCTCGCCCTGAGTGGATTCCAGCTGCTTCGCTAGGAACTCGATCCGCGTGCGCGTCACGGCGTAGCTGGCTTCGGTTTCAGCCTGGGCTCCGAAGGCAGACACCGCCCCGGCGATCGCCGTCGCCGCGGTGCCGGCTGCGACGAGTAGCCCGGTGATCCAAGCGATCACCCGGCCCGGCGTGCCCGGTGCTACTGAGAGAATGGTGTCCCGTCCCATGTGCAGACCTCCCGCGTTGAGCTACACCCGGCGGAAAACCTTGCCCCTCGTCGGGTACGGTTTCGCAGGTCGTTCGGTGTCGTCGACATGCGCCATCCCGCCCCGCTCAAGCTCGCCCTCGGCGAGGTCGCGCTTCATCCAGAAAGCTTCGTCGCCGTGCTCGACTTGGCAGAGCCCCGGGTTCGCCCCCCATACTATCACCTCGGCGGCAGACTCGGCCAGAGTCCGCACACGCGCCAGCCGTTCGGCGTCCTTCGCCGCGAAGAACGCGGCCGGGGTTCCGGGTTTCGGCTCGACCGGCGCCGGCTCAGAGGCCGCGGTGGGCCCCGTGGTGGTGCCGTTGAACAGAGCCCCGGCGACGGTCGGCGCCGCGGGCGCGTCGGCGTCCGTCGGTGGGTTCGTGTGGTCCCGGCACATCCAACCGCGATCGGTCAACTCGAACACCGCCGACCACCCGTCACCGAGGGATGCTCGGATCGTCCGGTCGTCGACCCGCTCGACCATGTAGCCCTTGGCCGTCATGTCCTCGGCGAAGCTCGCCAGCTTTTGGTCGTCGGTCGGAGGCTCGGCGGCCGGTGTCGGATCCGGCCCCGCGTCCTCGTCCGTGTCCGTGTCGGTGTCCTGCCACCCCGGGGCCGGCGGGTCGGGTGCGACGTTGTCCCCGGTGTTCAGCGCCGTGGAGAGAGCCACGCGGCCGGCGTCGGTGATCTCGAACCGTTGCCCCACGTGCCCCTTGTCGGTCGGCCGGAGGTAGCCCGCGTCGACCAACACACGCAGCCCGGGCGCCACCCGGCGCCGCGCGATGTACTCGCACCGGAACGCTTCCTCGAGCACTGTCACTTGTCCCTTCGACAGATTCACGATTATCCCCCCGTCACGATTCGCTTGTATTCGTCGGGCGCGCAATTCCAGCAGCACCCCGGGCACCGGAGGGTGATCCGCGGTGGCTCCGACTTTTGCTGGTGGTAGTCGACGGCGCCGGTTGACGTGTTGACGATTACCTTTCGGTATTCGATTTCTTGTTCGCGGATCGCGGTCAGCTCGCCGCCGCAATGCGGGCACGTTGCTTCGGTTTGGTTTGACATCGTGTCCTCCTACAGAGTCAGGTAAAGGCCGGTGGTCGACTCGAACAACGGGATCAGCTGGTCGCAGTAGACCCCGCCCAATTCCTCGACCTTGTCCATGCTGAACACGCCGCGGATTTTCCAAAACTCCACGGTGTAGGTGTCGTCGGGGTCCAGCGTGACCTTCACGTAGTTGGCGGCCCGGCTACCCTTGAACCGGAAGCTCAACCCGTTGTCGTGGTCGGCCATGTGGCTCGCCGCCACCATCGCCCGCAGTCTCCCGATCCCCCCCATCTGTGCCGCGATGATCATCGCCGTGCTGGTTTCGTTGGTCATTGTCGCGCTCCCCGTGTTGTTGTTGCCCGTCATCATGAGTAAATCTTGGCACGTCTCGCCCGCCGTGTCAACCCTGCCGCACAACTTTTTTTTAAAAAAATTCTGACCGCTCTCGGCGCGGGCTTCAGCTCGCATCGTCGTCGAGCCCCTCGGCCTCGATGCCTTCCCACGGGCCCCAATGTCCGCGGCGGGTGACCCACCGGCGCAGGTCCTCGGCCGTGTACCGGTAGCACTCCACGTCGGGCTTGATCTGGCCGGCGGCGTAGTACAGCGCCCGGGGGAAAACCTCCCGCCGCTCGGCGTCGTAGCAGAACATCCCGCCGATCTCTATCCAGGCGTGACCGTACCGGATGAACGGCGGAACTTGGAGCACCGGGCGACCGTGGACCAATAGCACCTCGTCCCCGAATAGCGATCGCACGTTCGCCGGGATCGGCAGCTGCACCCGGCCGAGGTCGTAGTCCATCAGGAACTTCCCCGCGGCCTCGTAGCAGTTGCCGGTTGGCATCATGACCCGGTCCCCGTTGAGAGCTTCTTGTCGGACACCAGCCGGCCGCGGTAGGTGGCGACCCGTCGCACCACCGGCGCGATCCCGAACGCGGACAGGAACAGCCGCTCGGCCCTGCAATCGGCGTCGTGCTCGTCCTCGTTCGAACGCCCGACCACCGCGAGCCCGTCCTCCGCGTAGAGCGTCACGACGTAGGCGGCCGGGACCTCGTCGGCGACCACCTCGCGGGCGGCGTCCATCAGCGTCACCACCGCCACCTTGAGCCGATCGGTTTTCTCGATCCGGCGGGTCCACATTTCGGCCACGGTCCGGTTGCCCTTTTCCTGGGCGAGTCGCAGGTGCTTGCGGTGCAGCTCGCTAGCGTCGCCGAGGATGTCCAGCACGTCCCGATCCGCCAGTTCCTTGATCGCGTTGTTGACTTTCACGGTGTCCTCCTAGTTGTCGTTGCGGGTGTCGCTCACGACCTTGCCGTTCAGGGTGATCTGGACCCGGCCCGGGTTCTTCACCACGGTTCCCCATCGGGCGCGCCAGCTCGCGTCGGCGGCCGCCCTTGCCGTCTCGATGTTCGGCCCCCATCCGTAGACCGCCTCGCCGTTGCAGTGGTACAGGTACACCGCCACGACGTCGGGCAAACGATTTTCGAGCAGCCGGCGCAACGCTTCGATCGGTGCGCCGATCGGACCGTTCACCCTGGCCTTGCCCGCGGCGGCCCACGTGTCGGCGAGCCCGGCTTTCTCCCACGCATCCCAGATCGCGTGGTAGCGTTTGACAGCTGACGTGCTCATCATGGCGCGGGCGAAGTCGATCTCATCACCGGGCGGAACCTCGGCGAGCATGGTTTGGATCGCGGGGTCCGTCATCAATGCGACCACCGCCCGCTCGTAGTCGTCGGAGCGGAGCGTGGCGTCGATTCCCGGGGTGTTGTTGGTGTTTGTTCCGTCGGTCATTGTGCCCTCCGTTTTTAGTCGTTGTTGACTACGTTAATCGTGTCGACCTCGCCGGAGCAGAGGTCGAACGCGGTGGTGATGTCCAGAGCCTTGCGGCGAATGATGTGCTCGGGGACGACCCGCGACCGGTTGGCGTTGCGGTAGATTGCGACGTCCAACCCGACCCGCACGTAGAGCAGCGCGGTGCGGAATCCGGCGGCCCGTGCTTGCCGGATGCGGCGAATCATTTTCTCGGCGTTGGTGCCGGTGCCGTCCATGATAGTCTCGTCGTCGTCGGTGTTCCCGGCGAGGAGGTTATTCCAAACCCGCTCGGTCTCATCCTGGGACCAGGCGTGGATCGCGCCGGGGTTCTTGGGGTCGTAATCGGGGTGGGACTTTTTAATCTCGTCCGGGTCGATCCAAGCGGCGTCGGGGTGAATGCGGTTAGCAACGGTGCTTTTGCCGGCGCCCGGCAGACCCATCGTGAAAATAACAGTGCGAGCCATTTCAGCCTCCCCGCGGTTTGTGTGTTTGGTGTGCGTCATCATGAGTAAATCATGGCACGCTGCACCGGTCGCGTCAACAAAAAAAGACACGGGTCCTGCTGAATTTTTCTTGGCTATACTCGGCGGGGGCTTCAGCGATCGGCGGCGAGCTTCTTCCGTAGCCGCTCAACCTCTCTCTCTAGGGTCAGGACCTTCATTGCGCGTCGGTCCGCCGCGGCCCGGGCCTCGCGCTCTACCGCGAGGTCGGCGCGCAATCGGGCAAGCTCGTCGGCCGCCGCCTCGGGTTCGAGCATCCGACCGCGGACGAAGTCGGACACGTTGCGAGCGCCGGCGGCCTTCGCCATCGAGGCCAGCTGGACTTTCTCGTCCTGCGTGAGCCGGATCATGAGGCGTTTGTTTCGGGGTTGGCGTTGGTCCATTTTCACAGGTCCCGGGCGGTCGGTGGACCGGACGCCGCTGACTTCTCCGCGGCCGCACGTTTCGCCGCCGCCGCCCGTTGAGCAGCCTCGCGTATGCGGTGCGGTTTCAACTCGGATTCGAGCCGCTTGATCCTCTCGCGCAGACCGTCGGCCCGTTCGTCGTTCTCGCGTTTGGCGACGTCGAACCTCCGCACGTGTCCCTCAGCCTCGCGTCGCAGCCGTCGGATGTCCGCGTGTGCGTCCTCCAACTGCCGGCGAAGGCTGTCGTCCTTGGCCTTTTTCCGTTCGGCTTTGATCGTGCGTTTCGCTGCCGCCTCGTACTCCTTCGCACGTTCGACCGCCCGCCGACGTTGCTCGCACTCGCGTTCCAGCTGGCCCTCGAGGTAGGCGGTCTTGTCGGCCAGCTCTGCCCCCAACTCGGCGATCTTCCTTTGGGCTGCGGCGAGATTCCCGCGCACCTCGACGCCGTCCCGCTCGAGCTGGTGGACCTGGGTCCGTGCGACGCCTGCGCGAGTGAACCATTCTGTCCGCTCGGCGATCGCCTCGTCCCGATCGCGCTCGGCGACCAGCGCCCGCTTCCACCAATAGATCACCGCCGCGACGAACGCCGCGCCAGCCTCGCGCGCCCACTTGTAGAGCTGCCCCCTGCTCGGCCCCTCTTTGCCGCTGTCAGGCATCGATCCCTCCTTCGTCGTCTGCGAGCTGCACTCGCAACTCTGATTCTACCGCCGGCGGCAGGAACCACAACCGTTGAGCACCCCGACACGGGATCGGCTGCTTCAGAACGAGCACGTCCTGCAACGGCCACGCCCACATCGGACCGCCCGCGGCCCATGGTGAATTGAGCGCCGCCGGCGAGGTGAAGTGTCCAAGCTCGGCCATGGCGACCACCGCCCCGCGGGTGATCTCGCTGAGCTTCAACGTGGCCTCGGTTTCGATCAGCGAGCCGGGCTCGTACCGCCGGAAATCGATCTCGATGTCGGCGTGCCCTGGCTTGTCGGCGATCATCTTCGCGGTGCCGGTCCACCCCGCTCGCATCGCCGCCTCGACGAGCAGCTTGATCGACCCCATCGCCTCGCCGAGCCGGCCGGTCCCGCCGGGGTTCTTGCCCGCGTGGATTGCGAGGTGAGAGCCCGCCGGGATCGGAGGTTTCCATGGTCGGTTCTCGACGTTCTTGCCGAGGTAGCAAACGGCCCACGCCCACTCAGGCCAGAGTGTTATTGCACGATGCACTTGTCCACGCCCCCCTCCTCGGCGAGCTTCTCGATCGCGCCGGCGAACTCGCGTGCACCGCCGGCGAGCTTGTCGAGGTACCGGGCGTATGCGTGCAACCTGCCGACCGACGCCTTGATCGCGTCGTCCTGTGTCGGTGCCATCACCACCGCCAACGGCAGAACCCCCATCACGAACTCAGCATGCTTGCCGACCAGCTGCACCCGGACCGCTGACATCCCGGCCATTGCAGGCTCGCCGGCGACGTCACCGATCTCCACGTTCCAAAGCTCGTCGCCTTGCTCGATCACCGGGCACACCGGCCCGAACATCACCGCCCGCTCGTCTGCCATCTGCTCACCTCGTCTCGATGTAGGTCACCGCGATCGCCGCGGCCTGATACTTGTGCCCCTGATCTCCACGTAGACAGTAGCACGGACCGGGCTGCTTCTTGGTGCCGACCTGCGGTGTCGACCCGCCCCCCGTCGCCGGGAACCTCCCGAGCACCGCCCGCCGCACCTCTGAATCGCCGACCTTTTTCTGGTTGCCGGTCCGCGGATCCTTGTAGGTCATGCGCCCACACAGGACGATCTTCACGTCCCGCCGGCTCACCATCGTCGCGGGTTGGTTCCGACCCGGCGCGGCGCCCTCGAACGCCTCGGCGAACCGTCCGATCCAGACGCAGGTTTCGAACGTCGACCGGCCCACCTCGAGCCCGAAGCTCTGGATGTCCTCGATCGCCACGTGTAGCCCGCCGGCCTCCCGCCCGTACCTTCGCATCATGGTTAGGACGTCGGGGTTCAGCATCCACTCAGCCCACTGGAAGCGTTGCTCGGCAGGGCGGTACATCACCACCGCGCTACGTTCCGTCCCCGGGTCGATCGCCAGCACGGCGGCCGGCAGCTGGTCTGAGGTCATGCCTTCCTCCAAGGTCCGTCGTTGTCGATGTAGCGAGTCTCGCACCACGCCCTGCCGATCCGGCTCAGCTTGCGGCCGAGGGCGGGCCCCGGCCAAACGAAGAAAGCATACTCGCCGGAGTCGTTGCCGGAACCGGTGAACCCCGGACGCGGTCGGATCACGTACCGGAAGATCGCCGGGTGCTTGCGCCAGAACTCCCGCCGGTCGTTCGACGCCTCGAAACTGGTTTTGAGTAGCATCACCACAAGCCCGGTCGGCGTGACCCACTTCTCGATCGCGCGCCGCACGAACTCCTCGGCGAGAGAGAAGGGGGGGTTGGTGACGATTAGGTCGGCGCGCTCGTCGGGTTTCTCCATGGTCAGGTAGTCCGCCCCACCGCTGAACCGGAACCCTTCCCAGACCTGCTCCTCGGCGATGTCAGGGAACGTCGGCGGGTCGATGTCGCGGGCCTCGATCCCGCGGGCTACCATCCCCGCGTCGAGGGCCCACCGGCAGAACGGTGCCCGGTCACCACAACCGGGCTCGACGAGGAACAGAGGGATCGCCCGCAGACCGTGTAGCTCGAGCGCCAGCTGAACGCCTCGCTTCGCCAGTAGCGGCGGGGTGGGATAGTGATCCGATTCGGCCCGGCCCCCGGCCTCTGATCCGGGGTGCGTTAGCTCGAACATCACTTTTCCTTGCGGCGGGGCAGGTCCATTCCTCGGCCACGATACGATCGGAGCCAGATGTCGACCAACGACACAATGATGAGCACCACCGCGAACACGATCACGATCCAACACACGATCGCCCAGAACAACTCGAACGGATCCAACGGTGCCCTCCTGTGTCGGACGGGGTCAGGTCCCGCGGGCCACGGCGGCGCCCCTTTGCCGGCCGCCACCCGCGGCACCGTTCCCCGAACCGGAAAAGCTATCTAGTCGCGCGGTGTCCGTCGCGCGGTCGAACCCCCTTCCGTGAGGTCGCGTCACACCTTCAGGGCGCCGGCACCTCCGCGGCAGGGATCGGCCGACGCCGCAATCGCAGCAACTCCTGCGCTTGGCGGTCGGCGAGATCCTCCAACCGGCGAATCGTCCGCTTGTCCCGTTGCCGTTCGGTGGTGAGCAGTTCCAGCTGGCGCTGCAACTTTTCCTCCTCCGTTTCCGTCCGGGTGTGCGTCGCCTCGATGTAAAGATCCTGGGGTCGCATCTTGCCCTCCAACCTCCAACGACAACCGACCTGCGATCACGTCGTCGACGGTTGACTCTGCGACACGCCACGCCCGACCAATCTTGAACCCGGGCAACGTGCCGCGCCTCAATAGCTCGCGGACCATCTTCTCTGTGACGCTGAGTCGTTTCGCAACCGCGGCGACCTTCAGCGCCCTGTCGTGGTCCATTGCCATCCTGATTAGCATTCTATGTCCGTTTGTGTCCCGTTGTCAACCCTTGCGCCCGGCTTGCCACTGGTCCAGCTGCGACCTTCCCTGCCCCTTCGCTGCCCCTTACCTGGCTGCGACTGGCTGACCAGTCCCTTTGGCTTCGGCGCAAACCCCCGTAATCATTGGCCCTCTAAATTCCTTCCCTGGTCGGGCTTGCTGCGAGACTCACTGGCCCCTGGCTGGCATGTCTGAGCTAGTCGTCCCCGGTCGGCGGTTCCCACCCCCCGCAAAACAACGCCGAGGACGTGCGTCCCGCGGACAACGACAGGCTGTAAGCTCGTTCGTCGGTGGGCCCGCCGAACCCGCGCCCGGTGGCCTCGTCGAATCCCCGCATGCACCGCCGGCAAAGTTTCCACCTCCGGCCGCCCCGGGTCAGCATGATCACCGGTACCGCGATGCACCCGTCGACGTCGCACTCGCCGATCGCAATGTTGCCGACGAGCCGGTCGTCGGTGGGCAGGTATCCGCGGCGGGACTTGCCCCCCTCCTGATCGGGGTCGATGATCGGCACCCGCCACAATCGGCCGGCGCCCCTCAACCTCTCAAGCTCGCGGCGGGCGGTGGCGGACGACACCGCGCAGAACTCCTGAACCTCGCGGCGGGTCGCCGGGCGACGGTTCCCCTTCACGGTTTCAATTACCGCTCGAAAAATCCGCTCAGTGCAGCCCCGGCGACGGTTCGCCATTCCCCTTTGTAATACCCGCGGCGATCCGTGTCAAAGGTTGTGAGTGAGAGTCCTATCGGGCGTCGTTGTTGAATCCGCCGAGGAGGCTGCCGAACATGGTCCCCGCGTCGACGTGGTCCTTCAACTTTTCGAGGGCGTCGGTGTCCTTCGAGAGAACGATCCCCCGGAACATTCGCAAGAACAGAGCCGCGGTGGCGACCGTCCGAGCCTCCGGCTTGTCGACCGGGACCCACCCGGTACCGCCGCACGTTTCACAGTCCTCGGGATCGATGCGCTGCCCGGACAGTTCTTCGAGCTTGTCGGCTAGCCGTTTGAATGCGGGCAGGACGCCGTGAGCCGCCCTGTGACAGCGGAGAGCTACGACCCGGTGTGCGGTGCCCTCCCAGGCGAGGCGGGCGACTGTGCGCCCCTCGACGGCCACCTCGAGGTGTTCATCCGGCACGCCCGGGAGGACGACCGGATCCTTGGTGACCACCGCGAGCAGGATCGCCTCGGTTCCGTCGGCGTCGATCGGGTAGCTCATTGGAACCCCTGCACCACGATGAACCCTGCTTCGAGGACGACGATCGCCCACGGGATCCAACCAGTCGACCGGTGCCGCCGGTCCAGTTCGAGCCGGTGCTTGTCCAGAGCCTTCGCGGTGTCGCGCCAGAAATCTCGATCGCCGGCGAGCACGGCGGCCCGATCGAGCCCGGCCTGGATTCGGACGTCCTTCGCCGCGAGGTCCCGGGCGAAGCTCGCCCGGTCTGCTTCCCACCGGACCGACGCGAGCCAGAGGTCGCGGTAGTCTACGATCAGGTGGCCGAGCACCTTCCACTCCGGCGGCGAGAAACACTTGTGTTCGAGCCCGTCGATCTCGACTACCTTGCCGAGCGGTGGTGTGATCAGGTCCGGCCGACTCCACTCAGGCGGGGCCAATAAAAGCTCATCGTCGGCGCCGGCGACCGTACACCACAGCGTCGACGTCACCAATAGAGCTAGCGTCATCAATCGCAGCATGATCCTCCTCCCGTCGCGCCGCAGCCGCGGCGCCCTCGGCCTTGCGCGCGTCGCGCTCGGCCCGTTCACGTTCGGACACGGCGGCGGCCTCCCTGTCCCGAGCGTCGATCCGTTCGAGCGCGTCGGCCACGCCCCGATCGTGCGCGTCACCGGCCGCGGTGATCACCGTCCCCGGTGCCGACGGTCGGCCCCGCATCACGAACCACAGCACGGCGGCGACCAACGCCAAAACCAACGGCACCGCGAGCAGGACTTTCTGCCACGTCGGCCGCGCACCAAACCAACGGATCACCTCGGCCGGTCGGAATCCCTGGCACTTCATTTTTCATCGCCTCCCAGCTTGTCCTTCACCAGCCGCTTGATAATCTTGCGGCCGTGCGCCGCGACGAACCCGGCCCACAATCCAGTGAGGATCGGTTCCTGTACCTTCTCGGCGCCGTCGCCAAACTGGCCCACCGCGAACGCGCCCGCGACACCGAGCGCAAGCGGGATGATCGGCAGGAACTTGCGCCACCACTTGTTATCCGCGAGCTTGCCCTTGCCGAGCTTGACCTGCCCGACCCCCCAGAGCAATGCGACGATCGCCGCGGAGATTGCGAGCACCTGAGGTGTGAGTAGCTGATTGACTAGGTCCATGGTCGGTTCTCCCCTCCGGGTGACGCCGGAAAAACAAGCCCTCGCGGGTGCCCCGGGTCAGGTCGGCCAACCGACCCTTCAACTCGGTCCACCCTTCGAGCCCGTGCTCATCACCGACGAACGACCCCGCGTGACTAGCCGGAGTCGACAACCGGTGCAGCGTTTCCTCCCGGGTTTCCTCGAAGCGCCCCGCCCGCAAGCACTCTTCGCACACGATCACACGGCGACGCACCATGCGATCGCCGTCGGGCAGTTCCAACCATACCACCTCAGGCTGATTCTCGTCACCTCCTCGGGCCACCGGTCGACGTGCGGCCCGTGCGGTGCGGCACACTTCGCAGAAGGGCCAGGGTCCCTTGTCGTAGTTCAGAGCGCGGACGGTCACGGCCACCCCCGCTCGATGTCCCGCTCGTAGGCGTCGGCCGCGAGGTCGGCGGCGTGGTCGTCGGGTTCGAGGCTGTCCTCGTACCGGGCGATCGCGGCCTCCTCCGCGGCGGCCTCGCCGGCGGCCAGCTGTTCGTCGGTGTAGTCCTCGCACTCGCAATACCCGTCCTCGGCGAGGTACCAAGAGCGGCACCGCGGGCAGTAGTTCCGGGGGTTCATTCCGCCCCCCCGTCCACGATCGATCCGTCCTCGATGATCACCGCGGCCGGGTCGTCGGTGCCGACCCGCTCGATCAGGATCTGCATCCCGTGGGCCTCGGCGAGTTCGGCGACGAGTTTCAGGTGCGCGTCGTCGAGGAGCGAGCCGTCGCGGATCAAGAGGAGCTTCAACTCCGGGTTGGCGGCGATCCCCATCGCAACCGACGCCCGCAACTGCTCAGCCTGGGACGCTTGCGCGAACGGCACACCGTCCAACGTCACGCCGTCCTCGGTGAAGGCCAGCCCGTCCACCGGTAGATCGGCCGCGGCGATCGCGTCGTCGATCTGCTGTTTCAGTTGTTTCAGCTGGTCGTCGTGCGTCGCCGCGTTCGCGCGGTGCCCGTCCAACTCGCCGAGGGCGCCGGCCCGGGCGAGGTTGTCCCGCACCTTCTGGTTGATCGATGCCGCGTCGGCGATGCGCTCGGCGATCGCGTCGCGGTCGACATCCGGCATCGCGTCGAGCCGTTCCTTGGCCTCGCGTCCGGCGTCGCGGATCCGCTCGCGTTCGTCGACCAACCCTGCGATCCGTTCGCAGATTTCGTCGTAGTCCTTCCGCAACCGGTCGACCTCGCCCTGCGCCACGATTCTCTCACCGTGCGCCTTGACCGCGGCGGCCTGTTCCAGTTCGAGATCCTCCAACGACACCTCCTCGTCGGGGGCGTCGTCGTGGTGCGGCATCTCGGCGAGCTTCGCCTCGAGGCGTTTCACGTCCTGCCGCTCGGCCCGCCGGGCGGCGTACTGCTCGGCGTGCAACTTGCGGAGGTCGTCGACATCGATCCCGGCGATGCGCTGCACCTCGTTCGCTTGGTCGGTGGGCCCCATCCGGGTGAACGCCAACGGGTCGAAGGACAGGCTCGAATACAGCCGGTCCAGCACCTTCTGCGGCGTGCGGAGTTTCGCCCCGTCGGTGGCCGTCACTGTGAGAGTCCCGCCCCCCTTGTTGGTGGTGAACGACCGGCGGATCGTGAGGTCGTCCAGCTCGCACACGACGAGAGCTTTTTTCTCGCCGTCGCGCACCGGCTTGGTCGGCGCCGCGTGTCCGCCACCGAGCGCAGCTTGGATCGCGTCCAGCACGGACGACTTGCCCTGCGCGTTGTTCCCCGCGACCACGGTCACCCCGGACTCGGACGGCCGAATCTCGACCGCCCTGAGGCGTTTGAAGTTGGTCGCCTCCAATCGGATCAGTTTGCTGGTCATGGTGTCCCCTTCGTAGTTGTCGCCGACCGCGTCAGCGTCGGCGGTGTTTGTCCGCGTCCGGGCACGTGGCGAAGTGGCTGACGTAGGTGTCGACCACCGTCGCCACCGCGTCGAACATCGGACCGTCGGGATGCTCGAGCACGACCCGTTTCTCCGGCTTGGGGTCGAGCGGGATCGCCTTCCCCTTCTGCGTCTTTGCCCAAATGATCTCGGCGCCGCAGCTCTTACACGTCGGCATCGTTGGCCTCCTTGCGGCACTGGCTGCACTGCCGCGGCTTGATCGACTCGAGCGGGATCCCGATGTGGTGCGAGGCCGCCGGCATCTCGTGACCACACTCGAGTATGTTGTAGACGGTGCCCCCCGATCTGCGCTGGCCGACGACCACCCGCCGCGGACCACGACGGCCGCGGCCGCGTGGACGATCGCGTCGGCGTCGGTGTCCGCGTCTAGCCACGCCCTGCCTCCATGTCGTCCCGCTCACCGTCGGCCAACATCTGAAGGCGCAGATCGTCGATCTCCTCCTTCAGCGCCAGCACGCCCTCGGCCAGCTTGGCGACGGTCTCCATCGGCACCGAACCGTGTAGCGTTTCGGTCAGCACGCCCTCGGCGAGGTCGGCGACCTCGTCGACGTCGATATGTGACAGATCAAACCTCGGCATCAATCACCTACCTTCCCGATCCGGCGCAGGGCGCCGATCGCTGTCCGTCCGTTGTCCCCGTTCGCGTCGTCGGGGTTGTCGGCGATCGTTTCGAGAGCCTCAACGAGGACCTCGTTCTGCTCGGATGCGCGCCGGTTCGCCCAATCCAAAAGCCACGCGGCCGCGGTGCCGGGGTCGTCCCCCTCGAAAGACTCCGCGAGCCAGTTGACTAGCTCGTCGGTGGCGCATTCGGTCGGCGGTTCGATGTGCGGCAGCTGCGCCCGGCACCCGTCGCCGTCGCAGAACTCGCACCCGACGCACCGCGGGATCTTCATCCGGCCGCGTCGGGTTTCGAGTAGCTCAATGATGTATCGCTCCATGAGGTCGACCGCGTCGGCGTAGTACATAACGAGAGTCTCGTAATCGCCGTTGCGTTGGAGCGCGTGCTGTTTGAACGCTATCCGGTGGCACCGCCGGCACAACCGAGCTTGCAGGTAGTCGGACCCCTTCAACCCGATCCCGCCGGTGCCGAAATGGTGAGCCTCCTCGAACGGCGACACCCGGCACTGACAACAGACCGCCGTGAACCTGTGTACGAATTTCAGAAAGGCTTTGTCGCGGGGTGTCGGTCGGCGTTGGTTCATCGTGCCCCGGGGGCCGTGCCCTCGAGGGATCGTCCGAGCGGGTATGATGACGGACACCTACACGGAGGGCACCGGGTAGGGTTGCTCAGACGATCCCGCGAAGGCGCGGCGTTGCGTTCGTGGGTTGGGTTGTTCCCGTCATCATGGGGGAATCGTAACACCGCCCCGCGAGCGTGTCAAGCTGTTTCTATGTCAGCGGCGTGACGGACGACGCGGTCGAGGGAATCACGCCGTTGTTGTGGTCGTCGAGCAGCTGATTGAATTCGCCGATCAACTCGTTGAGCTTCGCCTTGATCGCAGATACGTCTCCGGCGTCGTCGGACCACGCCCCGATCCCGCGGACGAGAGCCTCGAACGGAGACTCTCCCCACGCGGTCCCGCATGGGTACTCGTCGCCCTCCCACTCGACCGTTGTGTCCGGTGTTCCGAGAGCCGCGCGGGCCCCCGGGAACTTGCCCTCGGACGGGGTCAGCCCGTCGGCCTCGGCGCGCACCTTGGTTTTGATGTCGTCGGCAGCTGCCATGGTCTACTCCTCGTCGGTGTCGTCGTCGGGCGGTTTCGGTTCGTCCACCTCGAAGCAGCCGGCGTGGTACGCGGCGTCACGGTAGACCACCGCCTCGCGTTGGTCGATGATCGGAGCACCGCACGCGGCGCACGTGGTCAGGTCCGCGGTCGGGTGATCGAGCAGCGCGGCCGGGATCACCGTCCGCTCGCCGATCTCGATCTCCGTCTCGCCGTCGTCGCCGTCGAACACCGCGACCACCCGCCCCACGACGAACCGCTCGACCCGGCCGGACAGCTGGTCGGTGGCGCGCACGGTCAGTTGCTGCCACGCGATCGCCTTCGGGTGCATCACGTTCGCGTCGACCACCTCGATCTCTGGGTCGGGCGCGTCGGCGCGCATCACGTCGCCGGGTTTCAGCTCGAGGCTGTAGTCGTGCGGTGCGTCGAGCGAGGCGATCCGATCTTGGATGTCCGTCACCGCTTGCGCCGACGGGGCTGGACGTCGCGGCCGATCGGCCCACCGTGGACACCGGCGCGCGTGACCGGGCGACCCGCCTTCTTGAGAGGCTTGCCGGACTTGTCCGGGTCGATGTAGGCGACCACGTCGAACCCCTGCTCGGGTGCGGCGAACGACACCTTGCGGCACCGCGTCCCGAGGCGCCGGCGGATCTCGACCTCGATCTCCGGTAGCCGTTGCGTCATGCGCTGGTTCTTCGGCACATCGAGCGTGAGCTTCTCGACGGGCACGGCGGCCGGTGCCGGTTGCGACCGGTCGATCCACGGCCGGGTTTCCATGACCTGCACAGTTACGGTGTTCTTCTTCACGTCGATCCTCCTGCCCGGCGGGCCCGGGCGGCCTCGGTTTCGAGCGCCCGGAGGGCGTCGAGGTAGAGGCTGTTATAGATGCGTGCCGACCTCGTATTTACCACGGCGGCGCCGTTGAAGAAACGCTTCTCAAGGTAGCGAAGCTCGTCGGCCCTCGGGATGTCCCCGGCGACCAACCCGGTGCGCCAGATCCCGACGGCCTCGCCGTGGTCGAGCCGGACGCGGTGATCGCCGTCCCGTTGCAGGACGATCGTCACCGTGTACTCCGGCGCGCCGGACCGCTTGCCCTCGTACCAACACCGGGTCACCGCGATCGGGACCACGACCCCCTTCGCAGCTGGCATCAATCTTCTCTCATCATTCGCATTTCGTGATCGATCCGGTTGCGGAACATCAGCATCATGTCGTGCCGAGCCCGGGCGACCTTGATCTTCCAACAGTGGCCGATTTCCTTCATCCCTCGCTCGCCCGCGGCGTAGACCGATAGCGGCCCCATCCAATCGGCGTTGGTCCATTCGTGATCGTCGAACCCGTCCGGGTAGCAGATCGGGATCCGCGAGGCGAACCACCGCACCCCGAGCAGCACGCCGAGGTTCGGGCGTTTCTGGACGTACTCGGGAGCGTACCCGGCGAGGGCCTTGCCGTGGACCTGCATCAACCCGACCTCCCCGTGTGAACGACCGACCACCTCCGGCCGCACCGAGGATTCGAGCTTGATCATCACCCCGATCAGGATGTGCGTGTTCGGGTGCCGCGGGAGGCGGCCGCCGTTGTCGGCCTCTTCGTTTTGATAGATGAGCACTGCGTCGGCGACCATCTCTGCATACTCTTCGAACCGGAGCCTCCGGTAGTCGTCCGGGCTGGCGTCGTCGTCGTCGAACATCAGATTCCAGAGGATCACCAACTCCTCGACCATGGTTTCACGTGGAACCTCCGACTCGGGTATGTCCTCCGGCGCCGGCGGGTGGCAAGGTTCCTCCGGGCAGAGGATGCACGAACACTCCGGCTCGGGCTGGGCCTTAAGCCAGGGTGTCGCGGTGGCGGTCGGGGTCGGTACAATCGGCGCGGCGGATCCTTCGGTCGGGTTGACAGCTGCGGACAGCAGCAAGTAGCAGACGAGGGCGAGTAGCGTTGCGGCGATCACCGCCAGCACTCGAATGATTCTTTTCGTCCTGTGTCGCATTCAATCTCCGTTGCCCCTCAGACTCTCAGCCGGGCGAGCAACCGCGCCCACTATACCACACCGCCCCCCTCGCCGCGGAGCCTGAGGTCGTCTCGTAGGTCGTCCTGTGCTAGATGTCGAGCCCGGCGACGGCCGCCATCTGCCGACATTCCTGCTCGACCTGATCCTCGAACGTTTCCCACGGGAACCCGGCCGGGTCCACCTTCCTCCGGGTGATCTGCAAGTGGCCGATCATCCCGGTGTGCTGGATCGCGTCCTCGACCTTCGTCCTCGGGATCGCACCGTCCACCCGCGGGAACTTCGGGAGCGGCGGGAGGTCCGTGTCCGGCTGGCGCAAGCGGAGCGCGGTCCACACCCCGGCCCACAACTTGGCGAGGGCCATGAGCTGCGGGTCCGGCATGCCGAACACCTCGCGCCGGACACCGTGCACCACCTCCTCCACGACGGGGTGGGGCAGGTTCTTGCGTTTGAGGCAGCCGCGCGGCGAGTAGTAGTCCGGGCACCGCTCGAACTCCGGGTATAGCGCGCACTCGACTCCGACCGACGCCTGATTGAAGGCGCCCCCCGCGTGCCACGCACACTCGATCGCGTCGAGGAATTGCCAGAGCATCGGCGCCCCGTGGGCCAACCCGCCGCCGTCCTCGAGCGCGAACTGCACCGAGAGCTTCCGCTGGTTGTGGAGCACCTGATACATGATGGACGGATCCTCGCGGTCGCCGCCGGAATGGTGGATCACCAGCTGGCGGATCCCGGCGAGCCCGGCTTGCCGCTTTGCGTACCGCCGGCCTTTGATGATCCGCACCTTCACCTTGCCGGTGTGCCGGTCGACCTTCTCGACGCGGGCCGTGTTGGTGAGGTAGGCGTTGAGCCCGCGCGGGTGATCCCACCGCCGGACCCCGACGCCGATCGAGTAACAGACCCCGCCGACGGCGATCGCCTCGGTGTCCTTGTATCCGGCCCCGGTCAGGTCGATTTGCTTAGTATTCATCGGTTCCCCTTTCGCTGTCGGGCGGTGCCCCGTGTCGGTCACCGTCTCCAACGTACATCGTCGGCATGTCCGCGTAAAGCGTCTTGACCCCCGTGGGCCCCTCGGAATTCTTGGCGACCTCGCACCGTAGTTCGTGCGGGTCGCGTTGTTCGTCGTAGAACGACCACCAATGGAGCAGGATTACGAGCTTCGCAACCTGCTCGATTTCGCCGGTCTGCCGCAGATCAGAGAGTCGCGGCGGTTTCCCCTCGCGTTGTTCGCCCGGCCGTTTGAGTTGCGACACCGCGAGCAACGCGCACCCCAGTTCGTCGGCCGCGGCGACAAGCTCGCGCATTTCGAGCGTGGCGATCTCGTAGAGGTCCCGACCCTTGCCGGATAGCAGCTGCAAGTAGTCCACGATCAAGAGGTCGAGCCCGTGCTGTTCCTTGTGCCCCGCGGCGAACTGCCGGATCCAATTCGCCGACACCCCTTTGCGATCGCAGATTGCGATCGGCAGGGACCCGGCGACGTTGCCCGCCTCGATGAGCCGAGGGTGTGCGTCGTCCGGCACCTTGCGATCCTGCAATAGATTGGCATCGATGTTCGCGTGACGGGCGAGCAGCCGCGTCCACGTGCGCTGCTTGGTGTCCTCCAATCCCATGATCAACGGGCGATAGCCGAGCGACGCTGCGTTGCTGGCGATGTTCAGCGCGGTGACAGATTTCCCGTTCGACGGTCGGGCGCCGAGCACCGACACGATCCCCCGCGGGAGTCGGATTCCACCGAGCCCTGCCGGGATCATGTCGCGGGGTTCCTCGGTCGACGTCGCCGCGTCGTAGGCATCGCGGATCCCGTCGTCGGCGAACTGCACCCCCTCGACAACTTGGTTCTCGGCGGCGGCCGTCACCACCGACGAGCGCGCCCGGGTCAGGAAGTCCTCGGCTCGGTCGTGATTCGAGAACCCGTCGGCGACGATTTGCTGAGCGGTGTAGATCATCTGCCGGACGGCGTAGGAATCCCGCACCGCCTGAGCGTAGTTGTCGATCCGACTCACCAACGGCACGTCGTCGGTCAGGTTGGAGAGAGCAGCTGCGCCGCCGGCGCGCTCGAAGTAGTCCCGACGCTTCATCTCGGCGGCGATCGTCACCACGTCCACCGGCTCGCCCCGGTCCTTCAACTTGCAGGCGCAGTAGAAAATCATCCCGTTGGTCTGGACGTAGAACATCCTCGGATCTGGAATGATCGTTCGGGCCCGGGCGATCGTCCGGTCGTCGAGGAGGCAGCACCCGAGCACCGCCTCCTCGGCCACCCGATCGTAAGGCGGGACCCGCCCCTCGGGACTCGTCATCGCTGGCTGGCGCCGTGTCCGGCGTTGTCCCTCGCGGCGTTCCATATCATCCATTGCGCCGCTCGACTTCCCCCCGCCACCGGGCGATCTTCTCGGGTTCTTCCCCGTCCGCCTCGGCCTTGGCGATCGCGTCCTCGACCGTCATCCCCTTCGGCACGAACAACCCGAACGGGATCCACTCGTCGGCGGGCGGATCAGAGCCAGAGGGCGGGGCCTTGCTACATTCCTTTTCTACCCAGCTTTTGATGTGCGAGCAGACCGCGTGATCCTGCCACCGATAGCCGGGCGCCCGGGTCCGGTCCCACTCGAACGCGAGCTTGATTTGCTCGAGCGCAGCGGCACCGTACCGCCCGGCGAGGATCGCGGTGGTTTCCCACGTGATCTGCGGGTTGGCGTTCGGCCGTTCGAGCAGGATCGCCTCGAACGCGGCCCGGTGGTGTCCGTCTTTGAAATCGGTATAGTCATCCAACGCGGGCGGGCGCGCTCCTCCCTTGGGAGGTTCCGATCCTTTCCGATCCGATCGGCGTGACAGCGGGCTGTCACTGTGACCACCGTTATCCGGCGTGACAGGGTGTGACGTCACGGACGCCTCGCGCTTGCGCTGGCGGTGTCGTTGTTGCCGTGCAGCTGCGGTCGGGTCGACGTTGAACTTGCCGTAATTGTGGACGACCACGTGATCGGCCTCGACGGTCAGGATCGCGCTATGCTCGGACGCCAGGAAACGCATCTGCGCGAGGACCTTTTTCTCGAACCCGACGGCGCCGAGCATCGGTGCTAAATACTCGACGTTCCAGTATTTTCGCGGCAGCTTGCCGCGCCCGTTGCGGAGCTTGATCTGCCGGACGAGGAACAGCACCAACGCCCGGCCGAACACATCCAACGGGACCACGTCGGGATCCGTGTCGAACCCCGTGCTAATCAGGACAGCTTGCGCCATTGGTTCGCCTCATGTGCTAGCGTGACGTCACCGTGACAAGCGTTATCAGCCGTGACGTCACGACAGGTTGCCGGCCCCGATCTTACGAGGCAAGCCCCCTCGGTCAACCGTTCCCCTCGGCCCCGTTCTTCTCAGCCTTGATCGGCCACGGCGGCGTGGCCCCCTCGAGCACGCTCAGGGCCGTGTGGATCCGGTGCGGGTCGGACCATTTGCCCGACCGAACGAACCGCTTCCACTGGTCGCGCAGGATTTCCTTCGCGCACTCGATCCGGGCGTTGGCGTCGTCGTCCTTGCCGTCGGGGAGGATCCCCATCTCTTTGAGCGCGGTGAAGATGCTGACCCCGGCGGGCAGGTGCATCCTCGCCCACGCGGCGAGAGAGTCGCGCGCCGCGGCGACGGTCCCCGACGGTGCCAGCTGACACGGTTCGTTGAACGGCGGGACGATACCGGACCCCGGGCCGTCGTAGACCAACCCCTTCGGCTGAGCCAGGGACGGGTCGCCGTCGCCGTTCTCGGCGAGGGGCAGTTCGGACTGCTTGTCCCCGTCCATGTGCCCGGCAAGGTCGATCCCGAGAGCCTTGCCGACCTCGGCCAGCTGGTCGTCGGTCCACGGGATCTGGCCCCGGACGCGGTAGTCCAGCTGCGGACGGCTCAGGTTCGGGCACCGCTCGGCGAGGTCGGTGATCGTCGACACCCCCTTCGCCTTCATCGCCGCCCGGATCCGGGCCCGCAATTGCTGGCCCTTCGCGTCGAGCGTGCGGGTCGCGGCGGTGTACCGCTGGCGCCAGCACTTCGGCGACGCCTTCTCGTTGAAGGCTCGGTTGGCGGTGGCGGCCACCTTCTCGGCGACGTCGATCGGCCACCGGCCGGCGTCGGTCCCGTCGATCTCTCGGACGAGCTTGCAGAGTTGCGCGCCGTGCTGCGATCGGACGTAGTGGTCAGGCTTCGTTTTCGGTTTCTTTTTCCGTGGCATTGTAACCCCCTTCGGTTATGTGCCTACTTGCGTGCGAACGGATCCTCCTCACCGGGGTCCAGCAGCGTTCCCTGCGCCCCTCCTTCTCCCGCGGCGAACGGGTCGGGCTCGTCGTCCGGCGGGGCAGGGGGGGGCGTGTCGCTCGCCTCAGCCCCGGGATCGGGCGCCGGGTCCGCGGCCGGCTCGGGCTCGGGCTCGGGCTCGGCGGGCGGCTCCGGTGGCGGGACCACCTCGCCGGTTTCGGGGTCGACCTCCGGCTCGTCGTCGGGCGGGGTGTCGCCGGGGGGGCCGGGGTCGGCCGGCGGATCAGAGTCCGGTGGCGCGGCCCCCGCCTTGAAAAAGTCGGTGATCCGGGCCATGCCGTCGCGGATCGAGTTGTGGATCTGTTGGAGGCGCGGCATCTCCTCCGGGCGGGTGGACCGCAACGGGTGGAGCAGGAACCCCTCGAGCTGGGCCTCGGTGACGCCAAGCTCGCCGAACCGGATCACCATATCGCGGACCCGGTCCTCCATCGGGCGGCCGTCGCCGGCGCGCAGGGTGTTGTGGACGAGGCGCATCGCTTCGTCGAGGTAGTCGGCCGGTAGGACCTGCTCCAAGCAGGACCGGACGCGACGCTGAGCCATCGAGGCGATCACCTCGTAGCGGTCGCGCTCGGCGGTGACCAACTCCACCCCGCCGGACTTGTCCCGGGCGTGCCGCACCCAGAACTCGCGCTTGACGCGGACGTTGGCCTCCATGTCCCAGGCGTAGGCTTCGACCCTGGACACGTCGCCCTCGCGCTCCAACTCGCGGTAGCCGTAATCGACGTTGCGATAGCACGCGGTCAACTCGCGGATCGCCTTGATCCCGAGGCCGGTGATGGACTGGCCGCCCCGGCTGAAAGCGTACACCGCCCGGTCGGCGAAGGTCGCCCGCTTGCACGTGCGGCGCATCCGGGTCCACACGTCCTTCTCGTCGCGCGGGTTTCCGAGCGCGGCGATCATCATGACCTGCACCTCGGCCACCGCGCGAGCCTGTTCTCCGGTGGCGGCGATCGATGCCATCGCCACCCCGGGCGAGGCCGGGTCGTCGGTGCGCGCCAGCTGCGCCGGCAGTTCGTCGTGTGTCGTCGCCGGCACGTCGTCGAAAGTCTCAGATTTCTGCTCGTTCATCGTCCCCTCCTATGCCACGTTGGGGAGGCGTCGCAATCGATCCGGTATCAGATCGCAGATGCCCCAATATCCGCACCACGTATGCGAGCACCACCAATCCCGCTCAGGCTTCGCGCCCGGGTAGTTGCCCGCCTTCTGCATCGCTTCCATTATCTGCACCCGGCGGGCGAGAGCGGCGATGTCGTCCGGCCCTCGGGTTGTGTCGAGGGGTTGGTGGTAGCACCCCTTCGTTTTCGTGTGGACCAGCACGTCGAACGTCACCCGGTCCGGGTAGGATCCTTCAAGCTGGCGGATCATTTCGGCGTAGACCGTCGGCTGAGTCTCGGTGTGCGGTCGTAGCTTCGGCCACTTCCGTTTGGAGGTTTTCAGGTCGGTCAGCCGGCGGTCCTCGGTGTAAACGTCGACGTACCCGATCACCGTTTTGTCGACGCCGGGCAGAGACATTTCCAGCCGCTCTTCAACGAGGGCGGGTTGGGTCCCGGGTGCGACATCGGCCGCGAACACTTTGGTCAGCTGGACGGCCTTGTCCTTGTGCTCAGAGAGGATCCTGTCCTTGGCCGGGAGGTCGTCCCGGGAGAGAAGGATCCCGTCCTCGCGGAGCCGTTCGTTGTAGCGGGTGACCGCGGCGTCGACCAGCACGTCCACCGGCTCGTCGACCCGCGAGATCAGCTTGGCCCTGAAGTTCAGTTCGGCGGCGCCGTGCACGCTACCACCGAGGATCAACGCGATCCCCGGCGGGAGCTTCAACCCTTGCTCGTACCGGTAGCACCACTGCCGAGGACACCGCCAGAACATATCGATCTGTGAGCTTGAATGATGGTCGACCATCGAACCCCCTTCCGTTCGAGTCGGTCTAGCTAGCTCGCGGCCCGGGCCAACGGTGCCCCGGCGGTGAACCTCCCGAAGTCCGCCCACTCGTCCTCGGTAACCGGGCGGAGCAGATCGGCCGGCGGGACGTCCAGCGCATCGGCGATCCGGCGGACGTGTCCGAGGCTCGGGTTGCCGGTGCGGAGCAGTTCGTTGAGAGCTTGCCGCGACATCCCGATCCGGCGCGCCAACTCGGCCACCGAGAGATCCCTCCGCGCCGATAGCACTCGCACCTTGTCGTGTACCGTTTCGGTCGGGGGTTTCGCCCGGGGTGGTGCCGGTTCGATTGACGTGCCCGGCGGAACCAAGAGCCACGACGGGCGGACCCCGATCACACCGGCGATCCGCTCGACCCACCGTAGCCTCAGATTCTCCCGGCTGAGCAGCGTGTTGAGGTGTTGCGGCGTGGTGCTCAGAGAGCGCGCCACGTCGGCGAGCTTCAGCCCCGCCGCGGCCGCCGCGATTTTGACTTGCATTCTGATGTCAGTGTCCATGCTATGAACCTCCCCGCCGATAGGCATACACCGCGGGCCCGTTCGCGTCAAGCGTTGCTAGTCGAAAAGCTTGCCGCACCGGACGCGGATCACGTTGCGCGCCACCGGCTCCACGTCGACCGCATCGCCACCGCTGATTTCGAGCGTCCCGGTGTCCGGGTCGTAGGCGGCCTTGATCCGAACGCGGTGCTTGCATTCGGAGAACGGCACCATGGAAAAGATGATCGGCTCGCCCTCGGGAATCGGGGTCCCGCGGTCGTTGTCGATGCCGAGGTGCCCCCACCGGACCCGGGACCCCGGGTCGGTGGAGGCGCGCAGCTTGCGGTTGGCGGATTCGAGATCGGCGGTGAGCTTGTCGATGTGTTGCCGGGCCCACCGCGGGAGCTTGGCGATCCGCGCGGTGATGTCGTTGTCGTTGTCGTGACCCATGTTCAGACCTCCGTGTTCAGCCGGTCGGATGCGACGGCCAACCGTGCACCGATCCGGGCCAGGGTGTCGTAGTAGCCAGCCTCGAGGTGGCCCCCGCCTTCGTGTCCCAACTCATGGATCACCAATCGCAGGATCGGGACGGCCGGTCCGGCGAACCACGACTTGCCGAGGAGCGCGACGTTGAACCGGACGTGACCGGGTGTGTAGTCGGCGGACACCGTGGCCTCCGGCGAGTGCAGGAACGTGACCCGGACGTCCATGTTCAGCCCGATCCGGGCCACGGCCTTGGTCATGCGCTCGACCCGGAGCATTCCCGGGGTCAGCTGGTTGCGGTTCAGGATCTTCGCGTTGGCGGTGCCCCGCTTGAATTTGTCGGTGGTCGCCGGGACCGCGTCGGCCGATCGGAATTGCTCCCATTCGGCCGCGGAAAGCTCCCGCGATCCGACGATCGTGAAGCCGTTGGCGATCGCCCGTTCCTTGCCCCATCGATCACCGGGCGAAACCACCACCCGATTCTCGCCCCATCGCAGGTCGGCGACCCGGCGCACGGTGTCGCCGTCGATGTCGGGAGAGGTCGTCGCGTCGCGGACCCAAGCCTCCGACACATCGTCCGGGCTCAGGTCGTCGACCAACTCGTTAGCCACGAACGCACGCACCCGGCGCAAGTAGCTCGGCCGGACGTTGTCGCGGTCGGCGTTGAGCGGGACTTTCTGGCCGATGTCCACGTGCCAGCGGTCGCCGGTTTCGACAACCGGCAGCCCCATCTCGTAGAGCGTCGGGGACTCGCCGCGGAGCGTGTCGAACACCCGCACCGCAACCTTGCGCCGGGATTCCCTCATCACCCCGTCGGCGTCGGCGAGCGGCACCGGGAGCGTGCACGTGAAGCTCGCCCGCGGTTCCCGGCTCGGGAGCTTGTCGCCGTTGATCGTGGTGTCGATCAGGTCCGGCGGAATGAACGTCCGAGCCAGGCTCAGAGCGTCGTCGATTTGCTGGCGGGTGATCGGGACCTCGGCCTCGAACACGGAGCCGGATTCGGTCTTGCGCCGGCGCCGCTTGCGGGTGCCGTCGGACTCGAACCGGACCGCCCCGGTGGTGGTGGTGATCTCAGCCCAGCGACAGAGCGCGAGGACCAGCTTGTCACCGAGGCAGAACCGGCCCCGGGCGTAGGGGTCGGTTCGCTTCCGCGTGTCCGAGAACAACGTCCAAGCGTGGGCCAGTTCGTAGAACCCCTCCGGCGCGTCGTCCTTCACGACGAGCAGCGCGGACCGGGCTCCGGCCACCGGCTCAAGCTTGACGTCGACCCGGGTCACCCCCGGCTCATCCCACGCATTCTGAATCAGCTCGGCGAGGATGAAGCCGGGGTTGCGGTCGGCGACCAGCTGACGTAGACCACCGCGATCCACGTCGAACCATCCTTGTTTTTTCATTCGGTGCCCTCCATTCTGTTGTCCATCTCGTTGCAGGTTTCGCACACCCGGGGCGTGACCCACACGTCCTTGCCCTTGCGGCGGCGTTTGTACTTGATACCCTCGACCGGGTAGTCGTGGAACTTCACCAGCGGCTTGCCGCAGCCGGCGCAGGTCGGTTTCGGTTTGATCCGGCGTCCCATGCCGCCCCCCCCCCTAGATCCCCGCCGCGCGGCGCAGTGCGGCGATCGCCCGGACGTAGCCGAGCGAGGAGCCAACGACAGCCTCGCGGTGGTGGACCGACCACGTTCCGTCGTGGTCTTTGTGGAGGTCGCCGAGGCGGTAGCCGTCGACGTAGATCGCGTGGTGGTAATGGGTATATTCTACGATTCCGAGCCTATTCATTTTGCCCTCCGGTCCGTTGTGTTGCCCCGTCATCATGAAGCTATCGTTACACGCAGGCTCGGCCGTGTCAACAAAAATAAGCATGGCGGTGCTGATTTTTCTGGGGGCCGCTTGGAGAGCGGGCGGGCGGCCGGCTAGTTGGGCAGCGGATCCCGGTCCAGCTGGTCCGGCGGCGCGCCGTCGGGATCGGATCCGCAGTCGCCGCACCGGGGCGCGCCGGGCTCGACCTCGGCGCCGCACCGCGGACACGTCCACGGGTCGCCGTCGTCGGGTTCGTCAGGGACCGCCTCGAGGGGAGCCTGCAACGGTTTGACGTCGACCAATGTCAGCCCCCGCGCTTCGAGCTTGTCGAGTTCCTCGTCCGTCTCAGTGCCTTTGACGATGTACTCGATCGCCGTCGGTAGGAACGCGGAGAAGATCGCCGGGACGCGGTCGCCGTTCCGGTTCAGCACCTCGCGGTGAGCGAGCAGAACCCACGTCTCGCCGACGACGAACCCTCGCGGAACCGCGGTGATCCGGCGGGACACTCCCATCCTCGCCGCCTCGCCAGAGAAGGCCGCCGGGGTCGGGTAGAACTTGCCGCCGATCCACAAGAGCCCGGCGCGTTCCGGGCACCTCAGATCAGAGAGGATGCACCGCCCGGCGCAGGACTGCGGGTCGGCTTGCATCGTCCGGCACAGGGTCCCGGTGATCAGCTGCCGGGGTTCGATCCACGTCCACGATCGGGCGGGCTTGATCCCCTGGCCGCAGCACGGGCACACCCGCAGGTCGATCGGCAATCGGCCGCACGGCTCGCCCTCCGAACCGGCGACCAAGTAGAGCCCGCCGGCCTTCCGAAAGCCGCAGCCGCGGGCCGCCTCGTAGCTTGTTCTGATCGTTGCCATGTCTACGCCCCCCCCCCCGCCGCGTCGACATCGCAGCCGCAGCCGGGGCACCGCTCGCCGGCGTCCTCCTCGGGGACAAGCTCGCCGCACTCCGGGCAGGTCACGTCGCCGACCTCGGCGGCCAGCTGGTCCTCGTAGTCGTAGACCCACCCCGGGATCGCGGCCGTCCTCGCAGCCAGCTTGTCGGGCGCGTGGAGGGTCGTCCTTCCGTCGTCGCAGGTTATCGGCATCCTAACCCCCTTCGGTTAGTGGACGGAGCCAGAGGACCCCGTCCGGTTCGTCTAGTTGTCCGCGCCGTCGACGACGCGAGTGTCCAGTACCTTGATGTGAGTGAAAAACGAAATCCCGTCCTTGTGTTCTTTGGCCTTCCCCCGGAGCCGGTATTGGATCCGGTCGTGGTCGACGCCGTTGAGGTTCGCGTCGTTTTCGGCAGAGAAGATCGCGTTGGCGGCGTTCCCCTCGACCGAGCTTTTCCACCAGATTTTGACCCCGTCCTCGTTCGTCATGGTGTACCCGATCGAATCGGTGTACCCGTAGCCGTCGAACCATTTGGAGCGGAGCACCGTCCACCACCCGTCGAGGTCGATCATCTTTTTGAGCGGGGCGTCGGCGTAGTTTTTCGCCGGCGGGCGGGCGGCCCGGATCGCGTCCTCGGCGATCCTCATTTTGACGCTACCGAGGAACGCTACCAACCCGCGGCCGCGGCCGGGGTCGCCGGTGCGGAGTGCCACCCCGCAATTGTGCCAGAACGACGACGGGCGATCGGCGTTCCGGGCGTCGATCCAAGCGAGCAGTTCAGCGGCGCCGCCGTCCATAAGCTCGGTCGCCCGGGTGTAGATCCCGCGGGCGGTTTTCGCGTCCATTTCTTTCCACCCGCGGTCACACCAGTAGACCAATTCAGAGGTGGTCGACGTGGTCCGTTTTTCCTCGGCGTCGGCGGCCGAAACGTAGCCGCGCTCGGTGACGATGTGTTCCGCCGCAGCAAGCTCGATCCAGAAGTCGCGGGCCCCGCGGAGCTTGTCCATTTTCTCGTCGATGTCGCCGGCGACCTCGGACCGGAGCCGGAACCACGCATCGACCGCGGAGAGCAGGTCGACGTTGCGGAACTTCCGCGCGCACGTTCCGCCGGTGACAACGTGATCCCCGGTGGCGTCCTCGACCATGATGTAGAGCTTGGTCCGGTTGTGCCGGATGCCGCACACATCGCACCGCCGCGGGTCCAAATCCTCGGCGATGTCGGCGTAGGTCGTCTCGCCGAGCAGGTTCACAAACCATTCCCCCTCGGCCGCGGCCTTGGCGGTGGCGATCAACGTGTGGTCTGGAATCTCAAGGTAGCTGGTCACGTCGGCGATTAGCTCGACCGCGTACACCGTGACCTCGTATCCGTACCGGTCGACGTGGGTCTTTTCCCCGGTGCGGCGCCAGCTGGCCCCGGCGAACGGGGTGCCCGTCGTGGTCAGCTTCAGCAGGTCGTCGATGTGATCTAGCTCGCCCGCGGTGAACCAAAACGTCGGGGGAGCTTCCGGGGTGGCGACCACCGCCGCGGCGTCGGCGGCGGGGTCGGTGTTGGTGTCGTTGGTGTCGGCGTACATGGTGCCCTCCCTAGCGGCCGGCGCACGCGGCGCGGTCGGCGCGGCGGCGCAGCTTCTTGTGGTGAGACTTGCGGGTCTTGCGGGAGCGGTCGTTCTTTTTCAGCGCCATGGTTAGTTGCCCTCCGTTGTGTGTGTGTCCGTCATCATGAGTAAATCTTGGCACGCAGCACCGGCCGTGTCAACAAAAATAAGCAATAAATTTTGCGAGGTCGGTGGGCCGCTTAGAGTAGGGCCTTCAGCAAGTCGTCCGCCCGGCATGGTTTGGGGAGGAACCGATCACAGGCGCCGGTGTCGATCGCCTCCCGCACCGGCCCCTCCTCGAAGGTCGACCCGGAAACCAGCACCCGGCGGGCGCCGGGCAGGATCCGACGCGCCACCTCGAGCACGGCGAGCCCGCCGGCGTCGTGGCCGTTGCCGAGGTCCATGTCGGAGATCACTGCGTCGTAGGGAGAGAGGTCGGCGGCGACGCACATGAGCAGCACCGCTTTCGTGAGGTCGTCCGCCGTGTCGACCTCGACGCCGGTGCTGGACAGCACCCGGGCTAGGGACCGCCGGACGAGGTCGTTGTCGTCCACCAAGAGAATCCGCTTCATTGTTGAGCCTCCGGTTGATAGCGGGCGACGTCCACCGCCGCCCTCGTTTTCTGGTCCATCTCAGCGAGCCTTAGGTCGTAGCGTTTCGAGGCGACCGACGGGACGCACCACCGGAACAGCTCGCCGGTTTCGCGCAACCTGCCGATCACCCTGAACGGGTAGCGAATGTCGTCCGTCCGATCGACCCGTTCGACGATCCAATCACCGGTTACCATGGCAGGTCCCCCTCGAGCGCAAGCTGGGGCAGACGGGCCAGCGAGTCGGCGGTTTCGTCGGCCGCCTCGGGGGTCGTCGCCAGTGCCAGCTTGACCGGCGCCGGCTTGCCCGGGATCACCTCCCCGGGTAGCTCGGCGAACACCGTCCAGAGCAGGTCGTCGTCGTCGTAACGGGGCGCCGTTTTCTCCACCCCCAACGTCCACCCGGCGACGTCGTGAGCGGCGGCGATGTAGTCGTCCTCGGTGAGCGCGAGGGCGTAATCCACCGTCTGGAAAAAGCGCGTGTTCCAGTAGTCCGTTTCCGGCTCGGACTTGTCGTAGTTGTAGGCGTCGCCGATCGCGGTGAGCTTGGCGAGGAGCGCGTCGGCCTCGACCCCGTGCCGGTTGCAATCGTTGAGCAGCAAGTGCTCGCCGGTCATCTTGCGGGCGAACCACACCCGGTTGCAGATCGGCCCGTCGTAGGCGGTGACCTCCATCCTGATCGATTCGTGGTAGGTGCTCCGGTCGGTGCGGACCGACACGCGAAGCTCGGCCGGGAGATCGCCGGCGCGGACCGCGGCTCGGATGTCCGTGCGGATCCGCTTGGCGATCGCCGTGGCGGGTTCGTCCTTGGTCGCTTCGTACTTGTTCCCTATTGCGTTTCGCATCGTGTCCTCCTAGCGGGCAACGGTGGCGATGTAGTCGGCCAGCTTGGTGTCGCCGGCGGCGCGGATCGCGTCGGCGGCCTTCGGGGTGAAGTCCACCCACGAATTCCCCTCCTCCACCCACGTCGAAATCAGCCCGGCCTTTTTCAGTTGGGTCAGGTTGCCCCGTTCTTCTTTCGTCCCGCCGACGTTGCCACCGACCAACGGCGACCCGCTCCAATTTCCGGCGTCGCCGGCGTAGTCGAGCAGCACATCGAGGCTGGTCCGGGTGATCCCGAACTCGGCCGCGGCGGCGTCCTTCATCGCGTCCTCGTCGGGGGCGGTGTTCGTGTCGGCGTCGGTGTCCGCGTCGGTCCCCGGCTCGTCGGACTTCAGCAGCGAGCGGTGGACCCCCCGCAACTCGTCGGCGCGGGCGTGCAACGCCTTGGCGTGGTCGGGGTTGGTGTCCCCCGCCATGTGGTGAAGCGTGTTGATGTAGTGCTCGATCGCGGTGATTGCCAGGGCGGCTTCGTCGTTGGTCAGGGTCGGCATTTTTTCCTCCGTTGCGTTGGTTTGTGTGTCCGTCATCATGAGAACATCATTGCACGCCCCGCCCGCCGTGTCAACAAAAAGAATACGGTGCCTGTCGTTTTTTCTGAAGGGTAGGCTCTACGCGGGGCAGCGGTCGCCGATCCCCTTGACCGCGTCGGCGATGATCGCCGCGGCGAACGCAGCCTCGGCCCCGTAGATCCCGTCGACCACGGCGGCCCGGTCCTCGGCGTAGCGGTCGCCGTGGAGCGCGTCCTTGAGCAGCGGGCGCATCACGTCCGACGTGATCGCTGCCAGCTGGTCGTTGCCGAGCGCGACGCGCGCCCGGCCGATCCGGGTGTCGGGCCCGGCGATTAGGACCGCGGAAACGACGCGGTCCAGCAGGGCGTTACAGAAACGGGCGACGGAATCGATCGGTGCGCGCATGGCGCCCCCTTTCTAGCAACCGTCCGCGGACAACCCGCGGCGGGCGATTTCGTTGCAGGCGTAGCACATTTCCCACCGGTAGAATTTGGCCTTGGGATTGTCCGGCATCGCGCGCCACGCGGCGCCGGCGTCGTCCCGCATGAATATCAGTTCGGCGTCGGTGCAGTTGCGGGCTTTCATTTCCAGCTCAACGTGATTGATGTCGTCGGCCATGGCATCCTCCGGGGTTTGTGTGTGCGTCATCATGTGTAGGAATGTAACGCGGTCCGCCGGCCGTGTCAACAAAAATAAGCAGGTGCCTGTCGTTTTTCCTGGGCGTGTGGCGGGGTGCCGGCCACCTCGCTCTGAGGCAGCCTGTACGCCAATCTGAGGGCCGTTCTCTGTGACGGGGGCAAGGACGCGGGTCGACCCTACCGAGCCGGTGTGCGTCCCCGTGGCGTTGCCGTGCGGGGGTGGAGAAGTGGACCCGGTCGCCGGGCCCGCGGAGAGTCCTACGGAATCGGAACGCCGAGCAGGATCGCCACTTGCGCCGCGATCCGGTCGATCGCTTGCTGCAAGTTGGTGTTCGGCACCGCCCAATCTCCCGGGGTCCCCTCGACGAACGGATACTCGGCCGCGGTGTCGATCGCTTCGAGCGCGGTCGTGGTCGTCTCGAGGCGAGCGGCCAGCTGGTCGAGCCCCTCCTGCAACGTGGTCGGGTCGGGGTCGGGCCAATCGGCCTCGGTGGTCGGGGTGTACGGGAACTCGCTCGGGGTGTCCAACCCGTTGATCGTGTCGATGATCTCGTTGATTTTGGCGAGGTGCCCGCCCTCGATCGCGCCGTGTGCTTCCGAGAAGCCAGTGCCGGCGGCCTGCTCGTTGGTCAAATTCTCGATCGTCATATCCCTTACTCCTCTGCTCGCGCGGCCGTTCCTGCGGCCGGCGGTGTTGGCCCCAACTCAGGGGCGTTCGCTTTTACTACCGAGCCGATCACGATGCCGGCGATCATGGTCCCGACGAACAGCCCGACGAGGATCACATACCTCACCGCGGTCGACGATGGCAAGAACGACGAGCTTGCCGTCGGCACCACGTCCGGCCGGACCGGTCCAACTGGAACCGGGACAACCTGGCTCGGTTCGTCGCCGCGAGGCGCCACCGTCGGCGCGACCACCACCGGGCAATCGTGCTTGTGCTCGCGGATCGCCTGAGCGATCATCCCCGGGAACGCCTCGGTCTTGCGCCGGAGGTCGTTCGTCGCCGTTTTCAATTCGCCGATCTCTCGTCCTTGGTTCTTGACATCCCTTGAGATCCCTGCGATCGCCGTGGCCCCCTCGCCGGTGAGCTTTTGCAGTTCGAGCATGCGCTTGTCGAACCCCTCGAACAAGGTGTCGACGTGGTCAATTACAGCTTTGGCGTCACCGTTCAATCCGTCCTCCGCTCCCCCTGTCACGTCGCCGTTCCTCCGCTAATTCCGCGAGCCGGCCCGCGGTACTCTCTGCAAGATGTTCGTGTTCGTTCCGTTGTCGACGATCGCATACATCGCGTCGCCGTCGAAGGCCAACCGGCCGAGCCTCGCCTTCGCTCCGATCCCGTTGCCCGGGAGCTTCAGGTACTGGCACGAACCGCCGGGGTCGTCGCCCGGTTGCAGCCGGTCGTAGATATTGCCGAGCGGCACCGCCGACAACCGCGAGATCGCGTTCGCCACTGCGGCAAGCTCGTTGAAGTCGTGGAACCAAAGGTTCAGCCCGTCGGTGCAGCACATCCCCGAATGACGTTGATCGATCGCCGCGGCGCCGGCCGCTCCGATCGTGTGCGCCGGCAGCTGCACCGCGTCGGTGGTCGGGTCATACCAGCCGATGTAGGCCGCCCCCGGTCCAATCGTGTCGGCGCCGGTGACGAACCACACGAACCGACCATCAAAACAGCAATCGAGGAGGGTTCGACTGTTCGCCATGTTCTGCGGCAGGACGATCCCCGGGTCGGCACCCGCGGCGATGGTCGCCGAGCAGAGCGAGTATTGCGTCGCGGTGCCGGTGGCGTCGGTGGTGAAATAGACGTTCGTCCCGTCGGAACAGAGCCCGCCGGACGGGTTGCCCTGCGCCGCGCCGGCGTCACCGTCCGCTCGCCAGTTCGACGCCCCGTTTTTGTCGAGGCATTGGAGCACGCCCGCGCCACCGGTGGCGACTCCTCCGAGCGCGATCACCATGTCGCCGTTGTCGTTCACGATCCTGATCCGGTTGGACGGATAGGCCCCGTACACGTTCGCTCCGAAGTTGAACACCCAGCCGTGTGTGCCCACGCCGGAGGCGATCGTGAACTTGCCGACGAAGTCCGCCGCGCCGTCGTTGATGCAGACGAGAAGCTCGCCGCCGTTCGAGCACATCGCCTCACCGTAGAGCGGGCCGGTGGTGTGCCCGGTGAAACCGGACAGAGTGAAGTCGGCGATCGTTCCGCCGGCGATGTCCTCGGGATCGAAGATCAGGATGTGCGGATAGTTGCCGGCGCCGCCGCCGTCGATCTGCTGTAGTACAGCGATGAACGGCCGGAGCACCGTCGAGCCGGAACCGGTCAGCCCTTCCTCCGAGTGCCAGAGCATGCACACGTCCGGGTGATTGAAGGCGGTCAGCTGGTAGCTGTTCCGACCCGAGAAAGGATTGGACCAGTTCTCATTCCAGAACCCTTGACGCGGTAGCTCCTCGGAGAGTCCGAGCCCCGGCGGGACGGTACCGCCGAGGCGGGTCTTGTCGAGCGGGTGGTCGGCGTGTGAGATCCAATCGCCGGTCAGTGCTTCGCGCTTGTCACGTTCCGGCCTGAGGTTCAGCGCGGAGTTGACCGTCATCCCGACGGCCCACGGCGAGAGGTACCCGACCTGAGCTGCTCCGGTCGGCGCCGATTGCGCCGCGAGGTCGGTCAGCAACTCGGCGATCGCAGCCTGAACGTCGGTCGCCGCGATGATCCCCACCGGCGAGAACGTGATCACCGACGCGGCGTGCTGGGGTGCCCCGCCTCCGATGTGTCCGTCGACGTCGTCGGCCACCGATTGCAGCTGGTCCTCGACCGATCCCTGCGCGAGGTCGGCGTAGCCCCCGGCGGTGGTGTGTGCCTCGGCGCCGACGCGGTCAGCGCCGGCGTCGGCCGCGGTGTCGCTGGCGAGGTCGGCCACCACCTCGTTGATCGCGTCCTCGACGTTGGTCGCCACCAGAGCGGAGCCGTCGTGCCAGGTGCCGGATGGGGTGAACACGATCCCCGACGCGGACGCGACGCCGTCGAGCACTCCGTAGAGCCATGTGATAGCGGCCGCCGGGGTGCCGGCGACGAGGTCCGCGATCGTGGTGCCCGTCTCCCGGGTGTAGTCCTCGCGGCGGTCCTCGTCGATGTCGGCGTTGAGGATCTGAGTCTGGGCATTCACCAAAAGGATGTCGGCGAGCAGCACCGCGTCGGACGGGACCGACGCCTTCAGCCCCGTGCCCAGAGCTTGCTCGGTTGCCATCACCACGTAGATATTGAAGCTATCGTAAACCCTCGTATAGACGATCACTCCGTTGCCGTCCGTCTCGGGATCGGACAACGTCTGATCGTACTCGGCGACCACCGCGATCCATCTCTCGTTGGCGGGGTTGGTGACCGTCGTCGGCGACCCGAGGTAGTCCTGCGAGCAGTCGACGGTTTGCTGAGTCGACCACGCGATCCGGTTGCCCTCGGCGTCGGACAGCTGCGCCGGTCCGCCGACCAACACATTGAGATCCGGCGGGGCGTTCTGCACCACGTCGCCGCCGTCGTGGATCCCGAACTCGCCGAGGTCCGAGCGCGACGCCTTGATCGCAGTCTCGACGAACGCTTGGACCTGATCCAAGTCGCTCTCCAAAACCCGCTCGAGGTAATAGAAATCTCGTTTGTCCATGCCGTGCTCTCCCTCAGCCGAGGACCGTGTCGTCCCCTAGCCGGCTTGATCCGAGCCGCCAGATTCCGTCGTCGGAAACCACGTAGCCGGTGCGGATCCTGCCGAAGTGTTCGTTGACCATCTTGAAGCGAACCGCGATCCGTTCGATCAACGACTCCTCCAAAGACGATAGCGTTTCGTTCGTCACGATGTCAAAGGTTCGAATCCCGCGAGAGTCTGTCGGACCGAGGACACAACCGCCCGTCGAACTGTGCAGACTCGTATCGAAACCGAGCACCGCGTTGGCGGTGCCCCCTACTACTTGGATCGTTCCCGTCGGGTTGGTCGAGATCACAGCGACCACCGTACCGCCCCCGGGATCGAGCGCAGCTGCGCCTGCTTCCGTGCGGGCCGCGATCGCCGTGGCGACCTCGTCGGCCGTCGCCGCGGTCGGGGTGGCGAAGTCGATCCCCGCCACGTTCGAGAACTCGATCCGGTCGACGATGCGCCCGTCCGCCAGCGCGCTCGGCGGGGTGGTGGTCAGCGGGATGATCGTCTCGTCGCCGGTGTCGGTCGAGCCGGCCGCGTCGACCTCATAGGTCGCGTCGTTGCCAGTAGAGTCGACCACCCGGAAGATCGTGCCGGCGGTGAACAGGGAGGCCACCGGCCCCGGGACCGTGAAGCTCGGCGCGCCGGTGTCGACTCCCTGGATCGTGTGCCCCCCGTCCACCGCAATCCAAAGGTCGAGCGACGCCGCCGAAAGATTGTAGGTCTGCGGGTTGGCCGACAATACTTGCGCCGGGTAGTAATCTCCGAGGAGGTCCTCGCCGAGCACCCAGACCTCGGCCCAATGCGGCACCACCTCGACCTCGATTTCCAGTAGCAACCGGATCGCAGCCTCTATCCCCTGCGCCGTCCCGCGGTACTGGTACAGGGTCGGCAACAACTCGGCGAGCTTGCGTCGTTGCGCCGCGGTCAGGTCGAGGTCGGCCCAATCGAACGGGTTCCCCAACTCGGTCAGGTGCAGGTCGATCTCCGCGTCCGACGCAAGGTCCGGGTCGATCGGATCGATCAGCGTGTCGATGTCGTAGAGGATCAGGTCCTCGACCTCTTGGAAGCAATTGATGATCGCGGTCGCGTGCCCGGTGGCGTCCTTTTCGTACAGGTCAGCCGGGACCTCGAGGCTCGCGTCCCGCCTCGCCGGCCACGGCGGGCTCCAACCGTCGAACTCGGCCGATAGGTAGTCGGGGTCGATCGGCACAGAATGCGCGTCCTCGACGTCGTCGTCGACCGTCACGCGGTAGGGTGCGCCCGGGGTCATGGCCCACTGCGTCGAGACGTCCACCTGAGTATCGCCGGACCCGTCGACCAGCTGCACCGATTCGGCCGTCAGGCTGACCGCCACCTCTGGAAAGACGTTGTGCCGGGTGAACGTGAAGTTCTCGGCCGCGAGCACGTAGGCCGAGGATCCGTAGGCCGCCGCGACCGGAAACCCGAGCACTGCATTCGCCGTCCCTCCGAGGACCTGAAGCGAGACTGAGTCGCCGCGGTCGTCGGTGGCGATGGTGACACCCCCGCCCGCGGCCTCTGAGCCAGCGGCGCCGTCCAGCAAGGCTGAGATAGCGAACGCGACCTCGGCGTCGGTCGCCGCCCCCGGAGCGAGGAACATCGGCGCATCGAAGGTTAGCGTTTGCTGCTCGCCCCCGATCGCCACGATGAGAGTCTCACCGCCAGAGAGGTTGAACGGGCCGGCGTTCGTCGACGTCACCTCCGCGGCGCCGTTCTGCGGGGTCGTCGCCATTGCTTCCGAGAACGTGACCCGGACCTGCTGTCGATCGATCGCCTCGGCCGACACAACCTGCGGCGGTGTGACGTCCAGCGCGGTGAAACTGTAGCTCTCCGAGAACGTGTTCGACAGGTGATCCTCGCCGGACACCTCGACGGTCACGACCTGCTCGGTGGTCCATTGAGGCGGCGACGTCGGGTCCAGCGTCACCTCATGAAAGGTGTACGGATCGGTTGCGGTGTGCGGAGCCTGAGCGTTCCCGGCCCCCTGCCAATCCACGTCGACGAACAACCCTCCGGTGAGGTCGAAAACGAGAGTCCCGTCGACCCGGATTTCCAGTTCGGAAACCCCCTCGCCGGCGACGACCGGATCCCCCTCGAGCGCGACCACCCTGAGCGCCACCGTCGACCCGAGCGGGACCTGCACTTCGTCGGGCAACGGGGCCCGCATGACGAGCGCGAAGTCCCCGACGATCGTTGCGACGCTCGCCTCCTCCGAGGAGAGCATTGCGAGCAGCTGTCCGGTCGTGATTCCCATGGTCTACACCTGCCACCAAAAGCGGAGCGTTACTTCGTGCTCGCCGGTGTACCGACGAACCGGCGCGCCGAGGTCAGAGAGATCGGTGGTTTGCTCGGCGGCGAGGTCGTGCCGGGCGAGCAGAACCCCGTCGATCAGGATGCTGACAACCCACGCCTCACTCGCCCCGGCCGGCACCGCAGGCACCACCGCCTCGGCGTTGAAGCTGATCAGGTCGGCGTCGGTCAAGTCGATCACCGCCGACACCTCCGATCCGCCCTCGGAAAGCTCGACAACCTCGTTCGGATCGTCGGCGCCGAGGATGAACCGATAAACCCCATCCGCGTCCTCGCGGCGACCGGTCAGAATTGCCCGGCTCGCTTTGAAGAAGGTACCGTCTCCGCGGTACACCGTCGGGTCACCCTTCGGCGGGTCCGGCATCGGGGGCAGCTGCCCGTCGGACGGCGTCCCCGGGAGTGGTGGAGTGATCCCCATCGCTAGGTCTGCCTCAGAGCTTGGAAGTGGTCGAACGCTACACGGGTTGACACCGCCTCTTGGAAGATCGACCCGAACCCCAGGTAACCGGCGGTGTACGGTACCGAGCCAGAGTTGATCCCCGCGACGTCGTCCACGAACTGAGCCATTCCCGGGATCGCCGTCCACACCGGGGCGGTGACAGGGTTGACGTCGAGGTCGTTTTCGTAGACCTGCAAGTACACGTCCCCGGAGGGTTGTGCGATCGCGTCGAGCCTGAGGTGGTGGTGCTTGTCCTCGGTGATCTGGTACTCGTCGGAGGACCGTCGCAGGTAGGCACCGTCGACCGCCTCGGGAACACCGGCGAGCAGCGATCCCTTCACCAAAACGATCCGGTACGGGTGCCGGTTTTCGAGGCCGAGAATATAGGCGTTGTCGTCGATGTCCGTGCCCCCGCACATGCAGAATAGGAACGGGGTGAAGCCTGTGTTGGACGCGCTCGAAAGCTTCTTCACCGTGCCCCGGACCGACGCACCTTTCGCGGTCGGGTTGTAGTCCGACAGCGCGACGCGGAGAGCGACGCCGCCGATCACCGTCCCGTCCAGACAGTTCATCGCGTACACCGCGGAGCCTCCACCGTTCGGCGGCGTGATCCCGCCGGTCGCCCCGCGGGCCACGATGCCGGCCGAGAGTGAGTTTCCTTGCTCCGTCCAATCAACACTGCTCATGAGTTACCATCCTTCCTCGAAGTCCTCGAACAACTCGCCCGGCCCGACGTCGGTATCGAACAAGCAGTCATCTGTCCACACGTAGGTCAGCGGATCGATCAACGCGCCGCCCCACCCCGCCGGGTCGATCAGCTCGACGCCCTGAGGTGAACCGATCGACACGTCGAAGATCGCCGGTTGTAGCCCCGGCCAGATCGGGTCGTCCTGATGTCCGCCTCCGATCGCATATAGCGAGTACGAGGCGAGGGTCCACTTGTCCGATCCGTATAGCTCGCTCTCGTCCCACGGCGGCGACGTCCCCTCGATCGCCTCCTCTGGTGCCCGGATCTCTCCGGTGGTGTCGTTCGGTCCGGTGCCGTTGAACCCGAGAGCTTCGCGGGCTCCCTCCTCGTAGGACAGATTCGGCCCCGCGTAAAGCTGCGCCGCGGCGACCGTCGGAACCGCGGTCACCCCGTCCCACCCGAGCCAGATCCGGTAGGTCCCGTCGGGCTGCTCCTCGGCGCCGAAGGTGTTCGGCGACAGAGGGAATTGCGCCGCCCACAGAGTTTGCAGGTCGGTGAGCAGCGCGGCCGGTGTGTCGTAGATCCCCGACGTCACCGCCACCTCGTACAGGTTGGTCGGATCGGAGTAGTCCCAGGCCCAGAGTTGATCGCGGTTCGCCTTGATCTGCAACGGGAAGCTGACCGGGTCCCCGTAGATCCTGCCGTTGCGTTGCTGCGGCGAGTACCAGTCCCCCACCGGTAGCGAGAGCGGGTCGTCGTTCCACCCCTCGCCGAACGTGTCCGCGTCGCGGGGCAGGACCCGCGGCACACCGACACCGTTGAGCACCTCGTAGTAGGAGAGGAACTCGGCCTCGACGGGGCCCGCGCTCTCGAAATCGTCGTATTGCTCGAACCAGAAAAACGTCTCGGCGGTGCCGGCGATGTCCGACCCCTCGGCGAACACAGCTGCGATCGCGGACACGTCGTCCCAGGTGTCGGCGATCCCGACGTCGTCCACCCCCCAATCCGAGCCAGTGTTCCCCTCGAAATCCCATTGCAGTAGGACCGTCGACCCGGCGTAGTTCGATCGCAGGGTCACGTTGTCGCCACGCGCCCGGGCGGTGGTGTGCTGCAAGTAGGAGTTCAGGACGAGGGCAAGCTCGTCGGCGGTGACCGCGGCCGGGTCGTCGAACCAAATATCCCAGAACTGAGCCCACTGCCCGGTGAACACGTGCGACGAGAAATCGGCCACCCGCGGGATCTCACAGAGCCCGTCGGCCGTCGTGGTCAGGATGTCCTCGACCGTCTCGATGTAGGTGTGCGAACCGGCATACCAGAAAGACGAAACGGTCCAGTATCCGTCGAGCCCGGTCGACCCTTGGATCCTGATCCCGCACCCGGTCCTGAGGTATTGTCGATAGTCGTTGTTGTAGAGGATGATCCGATTCGAGGGCGCCGGGGTCACCGCCCCCACCGAATGCTGAACCGCGATCCTCAGATCCCATGTCGGCCCCTCGAACGTGACCGACGGAGCCTCGTCTCCCCACCCGAACTCCTCCTCCGGCGTCGCCCACGGGCTGCTACGGAACGCGGCGAGCGGGTTCTCCGATCCGTGCTCGGACCACGTCCACCCCTCGGCCTCTCCCGGTGCGCCGTCGGCCGCCGGCTCGTCGAAGTTCCCCGACGTCACCACCGGAGACTCAGCGTCGTCGAACGCCCGGCGAAGCTCGTCGTCGGACAGGTCGTAGCACCACACCCGGGCCCGGCGGAACTTGCCCTCGAAACCCGGGTACGGTCCAGACTCAGGCGAGTGCCCGATGAAGGCGCGAGCCGTCCCGGCGAAGTATTGATTTACACCGGACGTCTCGACGGCGGCGACCGTGCGCCCGTTCACCAGCAACCGCAGGATCCTCGGACCGTAGCCGGACCGATCACCATCGGCCCCGGTCCACGCCACCGCGAGGTCGAGCGGCGCCGACGAGAGCACCTCGGGAGAGACCTGCGCCTGTAGCAGATTCCAGAAACCGTTGTCCCAATAGCGGACGTTGATAAAACCGACTTGGATCGCAATGCCGATCCCGTTGCTGAAATTGCTGCCCCGTTGGTACACGTCGCCGAAGCTGAAGATGTTCTTTTCCGGGTACTCGAACGACGCCCCTTCGAGCTTCAGCCTGATAGCGAAAGCGAACGGTGCATCGTCGGTAAACGTCCACGGGTCAGACGTGCAAAGCTCGGTCGGAGACTGCGTGTCCACCGGCCAGAATTCGTCGGCACCGTAGCCCAACAAGTAGGAGTCCTGCCCCATCTCGACGCACCACCCGAGGTCGGGGTCGTTGACCCGCAGGTTCAGCGGGGCGTGCGTCGATCCGAGCGGCGGGTGGATCAGGTCCGGGTACGAGTAGACCGTGCTCCCAAATGCCGCATACGGAGGAGGAAACGGGAACAAGTAGAGGTGATTGAATGCGTCGAGGAAGTCTCGATATTCCCACACCGCCTTGTTCATCACGAACGGCTCGAACTGCGCCAGCTCAAGCTCGGTGAAGTAATAGCGGGTCTGCGGATCCGCGGGAGGATAGCCCCCGTAAACCGCCGCTCCACCTTGCACCAACGCCGCCACCGCGGCGATGTCCTCGGCCGCGTGAGCGCCCCCCTGAGTCGCGTCCCCGTTGGCGGTGGTGTGGAGGGGTTGCCATCCCCCGGACTCGTACAGGGCGCGGACTGTGATGTCGTCCAGAGGACCGGGGTCGACCACCACCTTGTTGCCGCTCGAAAAGATGTCGTTCGCCACCGCGATCGACTCCGCGGTGGTGAACGTGTCGCCGCCCCTGTGCTTCCATCCGGTGTCGCCGGCGCGCTTGCCGTGGACCGAATAGAAGTCGACGTGCGACCCCGGGAAAATCGAGGTCAGGTTCAGCGCGGACAGCACCACCCCGGTCCACGCCCCGCGGACCGGAGTCTCGGGTGCGTCGCGCAGGAGCGCGTCGGTCCACTTCGCCGCGATCGATGTTTCGATCCCGCCGAGCCCCGTGGCGAGGTAGCCACGCAGGGGAAGTCGCGCCCCAGATCGGGTGTAGGGAGAGCCGTAGTTGTTGCAGAGGAACTGAGGCTCAGGCTCGCCGGACGGGTGCCCGGCGTAGCCCCACTTGTTCGGCATCACCGGCCACTGATCAACGATCACCCCGCCGGGCGAACCGGCGGCGAACCGCAACCTCTGGATCGCGTGGACAGGCGAGTCGTAGTTGATCGATCGGGGCCCGCCGTTGAACGTGACGAGCTTCCTCAGAGTTTGGTGGTCGTCGGCCGTGAACACGTAGGGCCCGCCGTCCCGCGCCAGCACAAGCTCGCGGTTCTCGGCGGGGTCCCAGTCGATATACGGTCGCCTCATTAGATCACCGTCCCGGTTTCCCCGTTGTAGATCGTCACCGTGCCGAGCCGCGGGAACTCATGGTTTGCGATCGACACGTCCGCTCGCGCGCCGTTGAGGGTGAAGTCGTCGGCGCCGGCGCCCACCTTCCTCACCCCGGTCGTATCGCGCACCTCGTTGAAGATGTCCGACCACGGAACCTCGCCGGAGGGCGCCCCGTCGGCGTCCTTGAAGTTGTAGCCGAAGTCGACGTTGGCGTTTGGCGATCCGTCGGTGTCGAGCGGAGAGAACCACGCCTCGAGGTTCGCCTCGATCGATGCCTTGACCGCCGCCGCGGAGTAGCCCTCGGCCAGCCAGATCCACGCGACCACGTCGATGTCGAGGTAGGTCGGAGCGACGACGAGAGTCTCGAACGTCGGGGGCGGTGGGTAGGTTTCCGTCACCGCCGTTTCGACCAGAGCGAGTAGGTCAGAGGACGGGGTGCCGCCGCCGGTCGGGACGACGTACAGCCGGCCCTCGTTTTCGGGGACGAAGCTCGCCTCGTCGGCGGTCAACATGAGCGCCCGGGCGACCCCGACGATTTCCAGCGCGTGAACCTCGAAGTCCTCGCGGGTGGTCGACGTTCTCGCCGCCGTGTTGGTCAGCGGAATCTGGATCCGCGCCGCGTTCACAGTCTCGCGCGCCGTCCCGCCGTCGGCCGCCTCGGCGTTGGTGACGGTCAGCACCGCGGTCGTCCCGAAGGAATCGGTGAACCCGGACGGCATGCGCTCGAGCGAGCCCGGGTCGACGTTGCCGGCCTCGCCCCCTCCAATCTCGTAGGAGATGGTGAAGCTGCCAGCCTGAGGGATCGCCCCGTTAACCCCGTCGCCGGTGCGGACGGTGGCGCGATCGTTCTGGTCGACCCGGATCGTGAAGTCCCGATCGATGCCGGACGAGAAGGCCAGCGTGTCCTGCTCCTCCCATGCGCCGAGCACCGTCGAGAAAGCGGCCGACCCGTCGATGTAGGATCCCTCCGGCAGGTAGAACTCCTGATCGGCGAGCCCGTTCGACGTCGCGGTGTACGTTCGGCTCTGCGCGTGGCGCCAGCTGCCGGTCGCCGAGGTCGAGCCCGCGGTGATCACCACGTCCGCCTGAAGCTCTCCTATCACCGGCGCAGTCGCGTCCTTCGTTCGGATCAATGTACCGGCCGGGATCGTCACATCGCCGGCGAGGGGGCCATTCTGAAGCGTTATGGTGAGGTCCACCGACGCCGCCCCGACGCCGCCCAACTCGTACCCGGTCCGGCGACCCAGGATCTGCATCCATTTTCGCTCGGTGCAGGTCGGCACGAATGCCTGACGGAACAACCTGCTCATGTAATAGTCGTTGTTGTTGCCGGCGTCCGAGAAGGCCCACCGTAGCAGGTTGAGAGTGTTGTTGCGGTCGCGGTCGGTCAGGTTGGGAAACACCGACAACATGAGATCCCACAGCCGATCGTCGAGACTGTCGAAGTCCCGGGCGGTGCGGTCGTAGTCGATCGCGGGTGCGGCCATGCTAAACCTCCAAGGTTACGGTGCGACGCGAGTCTGCCCCATCATAGCTTTTTTCGGTGTAGGACACCAAGACCTTGAACTCGTCCTTGTCCCGGTCGACCTCGGCCGGCGACACTTGGATCGCCGGTTCCTCGCGGGTCAGCACCTCGGACACAAGCGAGGTCGCCACGGCGTCGCCGGTGGTCCCCGGGAAGTGCCTGTGCTTCAACTCGCGGAGCCGCGATCCCTTTGTGGTGTCGTAGCGTAGCTCGCCCCGGTGGATCGACAGCGACATGAGCACCGCCGACGCGAGCAGGTCGTTGCCGCGGACGAGGATCAGGTCGGTCGACCCGACGGTCAGCGGAACCGCGATCCCGAATCCGTGTCGGTCACTTGACATCTAGCACTCCTGACTTTCGAGCAGCAACGTGATCGCCAGCTGCGGGTCCGGTATCATGTCGGCGATCTCGTCGATCAAATTCGCCAGCAATAGCAACGCATCGATCACCGTGTCGAGCACGTCGAGGTCCTCCAACAACGACGAGAAGCACGGGATCTCTGGGCCGCCGAACAGAGAAATTAGCAGGTTGCAGAGGAGGATGATCCGGCCGATCCCCTTCAACGCCTCGGCGGTGCTCAACGTGGTGTCGTTCACCGTCGACTCGGCGCAGCTGAGGAACCCCGACATAGTCACGTCGTTGAGGTCCGCGGCCCGATCGATTTGGTCTGCGATTCTGGCTAGTTGCTGTTGGATGTATTGCAGGTCCGACGCGACCGCCCGGAGCAGAGTCGCCAACCCTTCGAGGATCCGTTTCACCATTCGCGGGATCGAGAGTTGGGGAATCAACCCGAGCAGATCGTTGATTTTTTCGACAAGCTCGGGGACACACTGGAACAACTCGGTGGGGTCGAGATTCGTGATCGCGTCGGGCACCGCCTGCACGCAGCGGAAGATTGCGAGGCACGTGTCGAGCACGTTGAAGAACGGAGCCAGGAATGACATCGCCGGCCCGATCTGCGAGTAGAATTGCAGCCACACGTCGGCCGCGCTCGGAATCTGATTGATCCCGTTCCACACGTGGGACAGGCAGAACCCGCCCGGGAAGCAGAGGTCGTCGGTGCTCGGGATGTCCGGCACCGGGAAGCAGATCACGTCACCGCTGGGGGCCCACACTGGCACGTCGCTACCTCATTGGATCGGCTTGCTGCTCGGCAGCACTTTCCGACCTCGAATCTGGATGTCCCCGCCGTTGGCGTCGGCGTTGATCAGGCTCCCACTTTCGAGCCCGAGCGCCGACTCGCAGAACACCCGTAGACCGTTTTCCTCAATATTGAACAGCACCTCGACGACGGCCTCCTCGGCGTCGCCGATCGTTTTGATTACCCGCAACGCGGCGAACCGCTGGCCCTCGCGTTGGTCGTGCACGAACCGGAAGCTCTCGGTCCCCATCACCATCACGTCCGGGTGGACGAACTCAGGAAACACCTCGCCCCGTCCGGGCGGCCCGGCGATCCAAAGCGGCCGGTCGATCTTGCCGTTCGGGAAGAACACCGCCACGTCTGCACCGATCGGCGGAACCGCGTTGATCCCGAATTGTGCAGACCCGCCCCATCCGAGCGGCTGGGCCCAGGCTGTCTCCTCGATCCACCCCGGGATGCTGACCTTGATCCGGCCGATCAAATCGTCCTCGGCGAAGGTGGTCGCCGGGTCGTCGTCCGGGTCATTCTCCCGCTTCAGGATCGTCCCCATGTAGGGGCCCCAGTGAGGAAGCTCCATCGCCTATTCTCCCGGCAGGACGAGCCCGCCCGCGGACTTGCTGATCAGGTCGTCGCGTTGGTTCGCCGGTAGCGCCGACCATTCGGCCGCGGTGACCGCTGTACTGCTACCGACCGACGTCCCCGACTTGTCTTTGTATTGCCACTTCGGCACAGGTTGCCCGTTCTCCTCTCCCCACGTCAGCATCTTTTCGAGGGACGACGTGTCCGCCGGTTGACCGTTCTCGTCGAGCGGAACGTCGGCCGGTTTCTTGTTCTTCTTCCGGCCGACCGAGAGGACCTTCTTCGCCGCCAACTTTCCGAGCGCGTCCTTCCTGTATTTCCCCATGATTTTGTAGCTACCGGGAGTGATTTCGGTGCGCGCCTCGGTGCAGTAGTATAGCCCGGTGAAAGCCTCGGACGGAAGCTTGAAATAGTGCAGCTGCTTCGCCCCGACCTGCGGGTTACCGCGCAGCGTCACCTCCATTTTGTACCGTCCCTGAGCCGTCTCGAAATACCGGGCCGCGGCCTCGTTCGACACCTCCTCCTGCGTGGCGAGGCCGATGTTGATCGTTTCCTTCGACGACGCCCTCGCTTGCCGTCGCCCGTCCGGGTTGTCGGGGTCGCCGATCTCCTCGTCGTCGCCGAGCGAGTAGTAGTGTTCGAGGTAGTCGCCGAGGGTTTCGTCGTCGGTGGTGGCGCCGACCTCGGCCTCGACGGTTTCCTTGGTGATCGGGTCCCGCGCGACCACCCGGATCTTCGAGACGTCCTGCACATTCCCCTGAATCACCGGCGGCGAGAGCACGTCGCCGAGCCCGGGCGCGTTCACGTAGGTGAAGAAGTGAGTCGGTTCGACGCCCCACCGCCGAGGGTGGAAATGGAGCCCGGCTGCGTCGATGTACCAGACGAACCCGTTGCGACGCGCCAGCTGGTTGAGCAGGGCGGCGTCTGTGCCCTCCTGCGTGATCGCGTGACGGATGACAAACGTTTGGAGTACGTCCGCCAGAATCCCCTCGTAGCCGTTCTCCTCGGCAATCTGGTAGACCACATCAGAGTCGTAGACATCGTGCCACACCCGGGACTTCCGAGAGCGGTCGAGCAGCACGGACTCGTCGAGCAGCTTGACGAGGTTCACTTCCTTTGTGCGCTTCACGATCATCCGTCGCGGGGTGGCGATGTTGTCCGGCCAACCCCACGTCACCGCGAGCTTCTGTCCCTTGCGGAAAGCGGGGTTGTCGAGCAGCGCCATGTCCCGATCGCGGAACCGAAGCTCGCACACATCCTTGCCCCGGTCGCGGTCGATGAAGGTGAAGGATTCGAGCCGGTCCTGTACCAGCTCGAGCGTTTCGTCCCCGCCCTCGTCGGATTGGATCAACGACAGCCAGATGACGGGGCCGCTACCCATTACGCCAGCCTTTGTCGGTCGGAATCAAAGATGCGCTCGATCACCGTGCGGACCGACGGCACGAAAAGCTCGGTGCCGGGTGCCGGCGGGGTGTACGGGTCGAGGTAGGGCACCGGTTGGAAGTCCATGATGATCCAGAACAACCCGGAGGGTTTCAACCGCTGGCTGAACCGGGCCGCCTCCGGCTGACGCAGCAACGCCGCGAACCGGTCGCCCGCGATCGAGTGCCACGTCTCGCCCTCTGCGACTTGGTGCACCGCGTTGTCGGGGAGGTCCTCGTACTCGAACGGGTCCGCCTCCGCGACGAACGTGAGCCCGTCGTCGTCGATCGTCTCGTAGCTATTGCGAAACCTGCTGTCCGTTCGGAATGCCATCGCCTACGCCCTGCTCACGATGCCGCGTTCGAGGATGCTCTGCGTGGTGAACCTCACCTGCGGATCCTCCTTGAATTGCAGCCGAAAAACCATGTGCACGATCCGCCCCCGCGGATCTTTTCGAATCACGTCCCAGCTGAGAGAAACGAGCCGGCAGTACATCTCGACGACACCGGGAACGGTCAACACCAGCAACGGCGCCTCGCCCCCGGTGAATCCGTCGGGCAACTCGTAGGGCACCATCACCGCCTCGAAATATGACCAATGGTCGAGGATAACCTGCGTCGCCTCGGTCGGGGTCAGGGGTTTGCCGTTCGGCCGAGCGTGTGCGAGGTGGATCCGGTTGTAGGTCGCCTCGAGGTTCACCACCCGATTGCCGGTGTGGCCGAAGTCGAGGTGCGCCGAGGCCCCCCCGATCGGCGCCGCCTCTTCGTAGTTCGCTCCCGTCTGCCCTGACACCTTCGGCGGCCACGGGAACCGCACCCCGGACAGCCCCTCGGTATCGACCAGCCAAGCCTCGTCGCCGGTCTTGTATCGCTTATAAAATTTGGGGTCCGGCATAGCCTACTGACCTCCCGCCGGCGCCGGTGCTGGCGTCCCGGCCGCACCGCCGGCGAGCCCTTCCTCGATCACCTCCTCTTGCAGGTCGGTGACGATGTTTCCAAGCTCGCGGGTGCCCACCTTCAAATCGATTTTCAGAGGGCGTTTCAATTGCTGCGCGTAGAACTGAGCCTGGCGGGCGAGCATCATGTCGACAAGCTGCGTCACCGTGTCCTGCGCCCGGGTGCCTTTCTCCACGTCGCCGGTGGCGATCATGTAGCCCGCCGCGGCCTGACGTCGGAACACAGATTCGAGGGCCTTGCGGTATCGCTGTTCGCCAGCTTCGCCGGCGCCGAACCCCCGGGTTTGCTTCATCAATTCGAGGGCCTTGACCTGCGTCCGCCACGCCTCGCGGACCTGCGGCGCGTCGCCCTGCGTCGCCGCGAAATCGATCGCTTGGTGCATCTGCTGAAGCGACATCTCCGAGGCGTCGCCGAGCAACGCGGATCGTAGTTCGCCACCGCCGCCGCCGAGCACCGAGGCGGTTTTGTTCACACCAGAGGCGATCGTCCCCAACGCGGACGCGATCTGCTTCAGTAGTTCGAACAACTCCTGCGCGCCGGCTATGATGTCCTCCATCGTGACGTCGGCCATTGCCTCCTGAATCTGCCCGCCAAGCTCGATCATGTGCGTAGCCAGTTCGAGCACGCCCTCGGTTGCACCGGCGATCACCCCTCCGAATTTGCGCCCCTTCGCCGCCCAGCCGTCCACCGACTTGGTGCCTTGACCGGTGAGGTCGAACCACCGGCCGAACACACTTTCGATCGCCTGTTTCAGTCGGTTCCACGGTTCCTGTAGTCCGGCGAGAGCGGAGTCGTAACCCTCCTTAACTCCTTTGAAAAACGCCTTCGCTTTCCCTATTACACCGGTCATCATTTCGAGGAACTTCGCCACCCCCTTGTTGCGGTCCTCGCCGAGCTTCTTCAAGGTGTCCTCTGCGAGCGCGCCGGTCCGCAATAGCTCGATCACTCCCTGCATTCCGAGCTTCGCCTTGTCCGCCATTGAATCCCAGGATTCCCCCAACCCGCCGAGGTTCTTTTGTAGCGTTCGAATGATGCCGCCGGCGCCGAGGCCGAGGGCCGAGATCGCCAGCACCAACGGGCCCGCGAGTAGCAGCACCTTGCCGATCGTGATCGCCAACCCGGTGAACGAAATCCCGAGCAGGTTCATGATGCCGTGGAGGATGAGGAACCCGCCGGCGATCGCGGACACGACACCGACGATCCCCACGAAACCGATCACCGCTTTCTGCACAGGCTCGGGTAGACCCTGCCAAGCTTTGATGAACTTGTTCAGCATCTCGGTGACGAACCCGACGACAGGTCCGAGCAACTTGGTGAGCGGCTTGCCGACCACGACCTGAATCGTTTCGAGTGTCCCGCGGAGGAGAGTTTTCTGGCCGGCGTAGGTTTCGAGCAGCTTCTTCTTGAACGCGACCGCGGTGCCCCCGGCGTTCTCCATTTCCTCGCGGAGAGCGGCGATCGCCTCGCGTCCTTCGAGGGTGACCTTGGTCCCGTGGATCATCCGGGTATAGGTTGCCTTCTGGATCGCGTTGAACGCGAACAACCCGCGAGCGCCGAAGGACTGCACCACAATCCGGTTTCGTTCCTCGTCGGTCCACGTCTTTGTTTTCTCGGCGAGGTCGAGCATGATGTCGACCGCGGATCGCATCTGCCGCTCCTCGCCCTCGAACACCTCGATGCCCTTCTTTTGGAGAGCTTGTTGCGCTCCCTGGTGGGCACCGAGCCGGCGTAGCGAAGCTCGGTAGGCGGTCGCCGCCACCGAGGCGTCGATGTTCCTGTTTCTGATCAGACCCATCGTGATCAGGACGTCGTCCATCTTCTGATCGAACGTCGCACCGGCGGCCGCCGCCTTGGACAGACCGACCGCAAAGTCACGCGCTTGGAAGTTCGTCAGCTGCGTGATCCTTAGCAGCTTGTCGGTGACCACCCGGGCCTTTTCCGCCCCCATCCCGTAGGCGTTCAGAGAGCCCACCACAGCCTGCGCCGATTCGGACACGGTCATTTGCCCCAACGACCCAGCCGCGAGGTTCAGGACGTGATCCAGGGACGTGATAGCGTCGGCGGAAACCTGCCCCGCGGTCGCCAAGTCCTGCAACCCTTGGATCGCCTCGACCGGCGAGAACTGCGTTTTGATACCGGCTTGGATCGCGGCGTCCTCGAGCTGCCTCATCTCGTCGGCGGTGGCCCGGGTGACGGCACCGACGGCCGCGAGTCCGAGCCCGAACTCGCCCGCGATCTCGGTGGTCCTGCCTAGGGCGTCGATCAGCCCGCGGCCGACACTGAGGAAACCGCCCCCGACCGCCATGGTCGAGAACGATTTTGCCATCATGTTATGAGCTTTGGCCGTCGCCGCCCCGGCCCCCATCGCAGTCTTTTGGGCCGCGGCCGATTGTCCTTGGAGAGCGCGGAGGCCGGCGCCGACCTTGGCGAAAACCGGAGTCGCAAGGTCGCGGCCGATTACGTCGAAGAAAGTCTTGAACGAGCTAGCCACCTACCGACCTCCGAACATCTTGGCGATCGATTTCACCACGTACTCGAACGGTCGCACGGACAGGTCAGCCTCGGCCTCCCGCCGGTCGGCGAGCACGTCGAGGATTACGAAACTCTCCCGCGTTGAAAGCTCGCCCGCCTCGGCGTAGCTCATGATCCCGCCACCGCCGAGCGGCGAGGTGTAGGACAGTTCCAGCTGCAACTTTGCGACCTCCATCTCGTCGAACAACTCGAACAGAGGCTCGGCGCCGACGACGGTCGCTAGGGCCCGGGTCCAGCTGACCCGGATCGCTTCGTTCACACCCCAGATCGCGCTGCGGCCAGCCTCTCCTTCCGCCGATTCCGCATCCCCTCTTGCGGCCGCCAGAACGACACGTCGAAAGGGACCGCGGCCTGGAATTCGTGACCCTCGGGACACACCGCCTCGATCGCAATGTCGACGCCTCCCTCGACCGCGTCCATTGCATCCTCGAGCACCTCGTACTCGGCCACGGTCAGATCACCGAGCCACCGGTGCACGTCGTTCGCGTGCACGTCCTCCACCTCGGTGATCCGTAGCCGGGCCTGAGCGATCGCCGCGTCCTCGACCCGGTCGCCCCGAGAGACTTCTTCCAGCTGGGCCTCCATGCGCCCGTCGGATAGCAGGAAGCTCACCATCTTGCCGTCGACGGTGCACACGAACGGCTGCTCTTTCCGCACCGACTCGATCGCCTCCTCCGGCATCGGATACCACAGAAGATCGCCGTTCGGGATCGCGCGCAGGTCGAGCACCTTCGGGAACGACGGACGCGACGCGGGACACCGCGGACACTTCAGGTCCAGCTTGTACTTGTGCCCCTCTGGGAACGACGCGATCCGCAAGAGGATCGCAGCTTGTAGCCGGTCGCCGGACAACGCCTTCGACCAGTCTGGTTTGCCGTCCTCGTCGAGAATGTTCGTCGGCCCGGGGTCGACTACCTGCTCGGTGCAAGCGTTCAGCATCTCGGTGAGCGCGACCGCGTGCCCCTTTTCCTCCAGGGTTTTGCGGAACGCTGCAAGCTCGCGGTTTTTGGTGCCGCGGAACTCGACGACGAGCCCGCTGGCAAGTGTGCCTTGGGTCATGGGTTACCTCCCTCTGCCGATTGCCCCTCGTTGGGAGTTGGTGGACGTTGGTTAGACGGGTAGCCGCTGGAAATACTGCCCCCGCATTTCGAGCAGTTCCCGTCGCTTGTCGTTCTCCTTTTTGTCGAACTTCGTCATCTCGTAATCGATACCCCAGGCTTTGAAAACCCGGACGATTTCGAGGTCGGATCCGTCGCGGTCCAGCTGCACGAAGTCGATGTCCTGATACAGGTTCGGCTCCGTCTCTCCGAGGCCGGTCGCCACGTCGACCGTCTGCTTGAAGAGATTGTAGAGATCCACCAACTCGGACAACGGTCCCTCGATGGTGAACGGCTGCATTTTCGCCTGACCGGGAAGGTCCTCGAGCACGGCGCCGTGCGGCACCGGAACCTCGACCCCGCTCACGGTCATTTTGAACGGGCCGACATTCCAGAAGTGTCCGGCGGTCACGCCCGCGATCTCCGCCCGGAAGCGGAATGCGTCGTAATAGGTCCTCGGCTTCGCCATGGTTGGTTGCCTCCTCTTTTACGCTACGGCAGCGCCGGGCGCGAGACTTCGATCTCGATGAACTTCGCGTCGTAGGCCCACCCGAGCCCGATCCGCGCTCGGAACTCCCCGAGCGCCCGAACCTCGGACGGGTTCAGCTCGTCGGACGTGTCGACGTAGAACAGCGGCGCGTCCTCTTCGAGGTACGCGATCGCCCCGTCGTCGTTCGTCTCCCAGGCGTCCTCGGGAACCTCTGCGTTGACCCACTTCTCCGCGTTGCGAGCAGCCTCGCGTCGCATCGTCGTGGTGTTCTTCACGTGCTTGTAAACGATCCACGCAGCCTTGATCGATTCGACGATGTGAATCGATGCGCGGGTATGCCACTGCCGCGGCCAGTCGCCGGTGGTCTTGCAGTTGTCGCCGCCGTCGAAATGGTACGGGGTCCCCTCGAACTTCACGATCGGCTCGACGTTCACGTCTGCCAGCCGGTCGCGCTTGCCGGCGTCCATGACCTCGTCGAAGAACTGCAACCCCACGACCATCGGCAGGATCCCCTGGTCGTTGTCCAGGCCCGCCGCCGAGGTGTATAGGCCGTCGGGGTGTTGGCGGTCGTTGCCGATGAACCTCGCCATCTTCAACATGCTCGGCTCGACGTACAGCAAGCTGTCGTCGTCGGCGTCGACGTACTGATTCGAGGGGGTGTAGATCGCGGCGTCCGGGTTGGCGATCGCCGGCCACGGCCAGCACGGCGGCGCCGCGAACTCGGTGAGCCCGAACGTGTTCGACTGCGCCCACGTGACCATGAGGTCGGCGGTGTTTACGGAGTCGTTCGGAGAGTCCGGCGTCGGGTGCAACCCGTAGCAGTCATTCCCCCTCGACTCGGTGTAGGTGTTGATCGCCGCGTGGACCGCCGTGCTCGCCCGGTACGGGATCGCGTACAGCCTGAGGGTTTCGAGGGTGTCGAACGAGTAGAGCCCCGTTGCGCCGGCCGAGCTTCCGATGAAGTCGTTATCGTCCAGCGAGGTGAGGCCGTCGTCGCCTCCGGCGAGAGGACCGGTCGTCCCGCTCGCGGGCTTGGCGTCCGACCATGGCGCACCGACTCCCTGATCGGTGACCGCGATCAGGTCCGACCCGATCCCGGCCGCGTTGATCACCGTCTCGACGTAGCGCAAAGCCGAGGTGTCCATCGTGACGTTCTTGAACACCTCCTGCGCGACGCTGTCCTTCATCACCGACAGGTCGAAGTAATCGGCGTTGCCGTTGCTCGCGGTGGCGATCAGGATCTCCAAATCGTGCGCATAGGTGCCGGGGGTTTTGCCGTCGACCTTGAGGGTGTTCTGCGCCGCGGCGTCCGAGCCGGAGTGCAGCACGTTGTCGATCCCGAGGATGGTTGACAGATCCGGCGACCCGGCGCCGATCTGCAAGGTCGCGGTGGCGCCGGTTGCCACGGTGGCGATCGTGATCGTGTCGTCCCCGTTCACGGTCACAGCGACGTTGCCGTCAGCGGCCTCGATGATCGTCTCCAACTCGGCCGGGGTGGCGGCCGATGCGTCGACGACGTTGCCCGTTCCGCTGTGCACCGCCGGTGCCAACCCCAGCAGCACGGCGAGGTCGGGGGCCCCCGCGGCGAAGGTCAGCGTGGCGCCGGAACCGTGCTGATCGGTTTCGACGGTCAGCTGCCCGCCAACGTCCTTCGCGGCACCGCCGAGCAGCTGTCCGTTGATCAGGTTTATCATGTCCAGCAACGACACCTCGCCGCCGGCCGCGGTGATCGTCTGCGGCCCGTTGCCGTCGCCGGTGTCGATCGTCATGTTCTCGCCACCGGCTAGTGGGGCGATCGGGAACACGACGAAGCTCGAGAACGCGGCCGGGGCGTAGGTAATCTGCGCGCTGTTCGGACCGCCGAGGTTGGTCGTGATGTCCATGTCCGGCGCCGCGGGAAGCAGGTTCCATGGCCCGGCGATCGTACCGTCGACCGACGCGGCAGACGCGAACGCCCCTGCGGTGTCGAGCATGAGCGTCGCCGCGACCGCGGTGAAGCTGTTCGGGTCGGTGATGTCGGTGTAGTGACAGGTCCGCGTCACGTAAAGCTCGGCGCCGGGTGCGAGGGCGTAGAACGCCTCCATGAGGTGGGCCAGCGTGCCCTCCTCGGTGATGCCGCCGAATGTCCGTTTGAAAGATTCCGCCGAGGTGACCGCGGTCCGCTGCCCGACCGGGCCCCGCTCGGTAATCGCCACCACCCCGCCTTGACTCGTCGGCAGGCCGGTAACGTTGCGCGTACCCTGCCGGAATTTCGAAGTGACTCTTGATCGTCCGGTTGCCATGCTCTCCTCCGTTGCCCGTCAGGGGGCCGCTTTCTTCGACCCTAGCAGGAACCAAGCCCCCGCGTCTAGTCTTTGATCTCTATAGCGATAGCCCCTCGTCCTCGACCTTTGGTGAATCAGGATCGGACACCGTCCACCCGCGCTCGATGATAGCAAGCTCCGCGCCGGAGATGTCGATCCCCTTGATCATCGCCGTGCACCTGAAGTTCGTGAGCCCGTCGAGGTTCGGCCCGATGTCGAAAACGGGGTGTCCGTCGGGGGGCATATCAAGCTCCCATTGCCAGGGCTCTCCGTTCACCTCGAGCGTGACCCACGGCAGATCGTGGAACATCTGCACAACCGCCGTCGAGAGGTTCAGTAGCTCGGCCGGGTGTTCGGCGTTCGACCACACGTCCAGCACGAACTCGAAAATCACGCACCGCTCGCGCTGGTTTCGGATGTACTGGTCAGCCTCGGTGGGGTGGTCCTCCGGGGTGGCCTCTTGGATCCACCGGTCGCGGTCCTCCTCCCACGTCGGCCCCTGCAACCGCACCAACGGCAGCCCCTTCGCTTGCAGGTATTCGAGCAAGTCCTCCGGGGTCGAGTCATAATCCCGGTGCATGGTCCACCAAGTATTTCGGTGGATATGGCGCCGGAGCATCTCGATAAACTCGCGGATTACCTGCTCGGCTTGGCCCGTCTGTTGGAGATCCACCCGGCGGAACTCGTACCCGCCGGCGAGCGTCGCCTCCTCGCCCACGATCGGATCGCCGTTGTCGTCGAGGTTCACCACCCGCAGATCGACCGCGGCCGGGAGCGCGTCGACCACTTTCTGCTCGCCGTCCACCGTCTGCTTAGTCTGGTAGTCGCCGGTGTAGGTCGGAGCTTTCGCGTGGATCAGAGAGTCGGTGACGGTGGCGGCGAACGGCGCCCGGTCGTCCCCGAAGTAGACCGCCACCGTTTGCTGCTCCTCGCCGCCGAGGTATCCGTCCGGCGGGGTCGGCACCGTGCGGAAGTTCGTGCCCGCGATCTCAATCACTTCGCCGCCGCGGGTCAGCCCGCCGTCCGGCGTGGCGCTGCTCACTGTCGGTGTCGCCATGCTAGAAGCCTCCCGTCGATAGCACCCGCTGGATCTCTCGGTCGAAGCGTTCGTCCGCCTCCTCGCGCCACAACTCATAGCCCGGTCGCAGGAACGGACGCGCCGGGACCTCGCGGCGCAGGATCTGCCCCTCGCGCCACGGCACTCTGAGGATCCCCATGTGCACCAAGAATTTCGAGAACTTGTGCATTTTTCGAGTGACGCGGACGGTGTACTTTCCGGTCCCGTACTCATGGACCCGAGCGAGGTCGACCATGTCCTTTCCGCCGCGGTTGCCCCGCGTGCCGCGGTGGACTCCGACGGTGTACGCCATGCCGTCCTGACCTGCGTCCTGTACGTTGATCGAAGCGAGCAGGTCCCCGGAATCGATCAGGGCCTTGGAGGATCCGGTCCCCAACCGCCCGCGCCGCTTGCCGGAGTCGCCCCCCTTGCCGAGCCGGCGCAGCTGCATCGTCATAGCGGACAACGGGCGGATCTGGTTCCCGCCCGGGGCTTGCATCTTCAACCCCTCAACCATGGTTCGTCTGCACAAATTGGCTTCACGTTCGACCGCCCGCCGGACGCCGTTCTTTACCTTCAGCTTCCATCGTTGGAGAGCCATCGCGCCGGCCAGTAGACCGCGCGGCCTGATCATGATCTGCGTCACGCCGGCCCCTTGTCCGGTCGGGCGCAGTGCAGGTAGAACAGGTTGAACCTCGGCCGCCGGAGGCTGAGCCCGTGGCCCGACCGCTCGACCCGTTCGACGAACACCGGATCGTCGACCGAGAACTCCTCCTCGATTTCGCCCTCGCGGTTGCGGATCCGAACGATCCGATCGCCGCGTTTCAGCATCGGCGTTCCGTCCCCCCTGACCAGCCCCGCGGCGACCACGTTGCGCCGGTCCAACGTCAGCACAAGCTCGACGACAGTCTGCCCGCCGGCGGCGTTCAAACTGATCTGGCCCCAGTTCCCCCGGTCAACCTGGCAGGGGAGGGTCACCAGCGGGTGCTCACGCCTCGCGCTTTGCCCTTCCTGCGTGTTGCCGGGTACCCGCCGCAACCCTCCGAAAACGTCGTCGTAGGGGTCCTCTGCGAGCGTCTCAGGGAAGTCTAGGATCGCGTTCGCCGCCCCGCCGGTGATCTCTATGCTGCCCCCCTCCACCGTGTTGGTGCTAACGATCACCGCCCCGGACTCGGTGACGTAGGCGGTGCCCCCGGTCAGCCCCCCGGCGATGATCGCAGCTGCAACCTCGTCGGCGGTGGCGTTCGACGGGGCGGCCATGCCGGCGACCGCGATCGTGACAGTCTGAGCCCCGCCGTCCACCTCAAGCTCGAGGTCGACGTCGCCCCCGGAGAAGTCGAAGGGTGCGGTGGCGTCCGACGCGACCGACGCCGCCGCGGAGAGGGACGACGCGAGGCGCCGGATCTCGACCGTGAACCGCTCGATCAGCCAGGATGCCACCATTAGATCGCCTCCACTCCGAACGTCAGCCGGAACCCTTCGAGTACCTCATGGACAGCGGGATCGATAGCGAACGACCCGCCCGCCGCGGTGGCCGATCCCGACTCGAAATACTCGACCTCTTGGTCCCTGGTCTTGAGCCGTTTCAACCGGGACGACGCCACCGCCTCCTCTGCCTCGGCGGACGCCATGCCGGCCGCACGGTCGACCACCAACTTGCGAGCGGCCCACCGGATCAGGTCCGGCGTCTCACCGTACTCGATCGGGGTCTGCGAGTCGGTGTCGGTGTCGCCGGCGACGGCGCCCGGCGGTAGCTCGGTGTAGCCCCAGATCCCCACCACCTCGATATTCTGTGTCCCCTTTTCGAAGTAGCTCCACGTGACCCGCCGCTCTCCTTCGTCGTCATAGAGGATGTCGTCCGAAATCATGATCTTCGGTGACGCCCGGTCGTCGATCTGCTCGGCGCGAAGGTGGCGGTTGTAGACCACCAGCGAAGTCCGCGGGACCTCGGTTCCGTCGACGTACACTCCGATCAGAGCGATGAGGGGCACGTCGCCGAGGAGCAGCATGTCGCCCCGGCCGACACCGTCGAACCGTTTCCGAGCGAACCGCGGCGTGAAGTACCTGCGAGTGTACCGATCGATATAGGCGTTCGCCGCGGTGATCGCGCGCTCGACTGCGTCGCTGTCCGCGTCGTCCGGCGTCAACCCCTCGGCCCGGATCTCACCGAGAGAGCAGTAGCCGTCGAGGTCGATCTCTGCGATGGTCTGCGGCGAGCCGTTGTCGTTCCCGTCGGCGTCGTAGAACTGGACCCGGTACAGGTACGAGCGATGTCCGCGGGGGTCAGCGTACACGTACCGCTCGACCTCGGTCACCAACGGGATCCGCGTGGTCGACCGGCTGATCTCCGTCCAGCTTGTGCCGTTGTCGGTGCTGCGCTCGATGCGTTGTTCGGTGTACCCGGCGTCGTAGATCGTGGTGAGGTTCTCGACCTCCCACGCCAGCCTGAGCGGGGTCACCACCGCCTCGCCTTGGATCGGCTCTGCCTTCTCCCCTTCGGCGAGGGTGTCGGTGTTGAACAACGCAACGCAGTACCAATAGGTCAGGTCGCCCGCGGTGTCGTCGTATAGGTAGCTCTCCTGCCCCTCGACGAGAGGGATCCGCGTCGCCGGCGTCGTGATCTCCGTCCACGCCCCGCCGGGCCCGGTGGTGGACCGGTACACCTTCTGCGTGTTGTAGAGAGTCAGCATGTTTTCTAGCTCTGGGACTTCCCACCGGAGCTTGATTACGGTCGCCATCGGGTCACCTCACCTTTGTCATGCGGGGCCGCAGGGGCACCGGCCGCCGCGGCGCCTTCGGTCGCGGCGCCTTGCCGCTCTGCATCTCGACCGATCCTACCACAGCTGCGCTCGAAGCTTTGGGGCGCAGCTGCTTCGCGGACGTGGGCTCGGGTTCAGCGGGCGCCGACGCGGACTGCATACGGACCACCGCCGATCCGACCGACACCACCGCCGGGCGTAGCCGGGCAGAAGCAGAGGCCAGCTGCGGCGCAGGACAGGACGCAGCTCTCATCGCCGCCGCGAGGTCCGCCCGCAACCTCTGAACCCGCGGCCTCGGCTCGATTGCATGCCGTACCGCCGGGATCAAGTCGCGGACCCGGGTCATCACCGGGGGCAGTCCTTCCAGTTGCGCGCCGAAGCCGAGCGGCACACGCCAGAACGTGACCGCCCGGACCCGGTTCGCCAGCCCGCCACCGATCACTCTGAGCCGGCGGGCGTTAAGCATCGGGCACCTTCACGAATCCGGTTTGCGAGGTCCACGTGAAAGATCCCTTGGTCGCCACCACCTCGAGCATATAGGGCACGTGTGGATCGAAGTCCCCGCTAGGCTCGACGAACTCGAACACACCCTGCGGCGACATCGCCGCGGCGAGCTTGATCCCGAGGTCCTTCTTCTCGGTGCCGTCCGGTTCGTAGACTTTCGCCGCCACCTGATCGAGGTCGGTCCGCGGTTGGCCCTCGTCCTCGAACCAGACCGCGAACCGACAGTTCGTGGCGTTGTCAGAGAGCGAGGCGTCGACCTTGGTGAAGGTCCGGCGGACGACGTGCTCACCGGCCCACACGTCCTTGCTGAAATCGATCAGAACCTCGACCAACCAAAGCCCCACGTCGCTCGGGGTGTAGGTCACCGCGTACTCGCCTGACGTCCCGTCCTCGGTGATCGTCACCGGGTACCCGGATTGCTCGACGCCGTCGTGCCACACCGTCACGGAGAGGTCGCCGCCACCGACTGTCAGCCCCGACCGCTTGGTGTATCCGTCGGTTTCGTAGGCCGGGAATTGGTCGACGACCCCGGCCCCGTATGCGACGCTCAGGCTCACGACTCAGCCCCCGTATCGGGTGACCGGGCAGCTGACCTTGTGGTAGGCCGGGTGCGCCCGGAACAGCCGGCGTAGGTCGCCGGGTGAAGTGTTCGGCGGGTCGATGCTATCGGACCCCGGCGCCGCGGCGTTACGGAGGACCACCGCAGCTGCCTCAGAGCAGAACAGCCGCTTGGCAGAGTGTGACGCGCCGTCGATCGACATGCCGAACAGTCGACGCACCACCAGACGCACCAGACCGCTCAAGAGTCCCCGCCAATCGTAGCCCGCCCCAATCCATCGGCGCATGCCAGCGAGCCCGTGGAGGAGGTCCTCGTCGCACCTCCAACACTCGAGGTAATCGACCCGGGTCAGCCGGGAGGGCGGGATCAATTGCACGCCGTTCTCGTTGATCTCGACAGCGAACCAACCCCACACGTCGGACCGGTAGAGCAAGAAGGTGTGATTGACCCTCGACCGCGAGGCCCACCGGATGATCCGCCCGTACCACGCATCGGAGGCGGACAGGCAGATCAGGACTTTCGGATCGTCGATCACTAGCTCGGCTCCGTATAAACCGCGATGTCCGGGTAGCGGACCTTGACCGCCTCGGCGTCGGCCCCGCCTTCCTGCTTGAAGGGTTGGTGGTCCTCGATCTTAAGCACCATCTTGGTGAGCCGGCCGGGGCCCGGCGTCGACCACAGGACGAGGGGCTCTTGGAACTCGTAGGAGTGCGCCCAGATCGGCGAGGTGTAGTCGCCGTTGCCGGTGACGTCGAGCACCTCGAAATCGGGACACCGGTCGATGAAGTCAGCCTTGCTTGCGTAGACCGTCTCGCCCACCTTCAACTCGCCGGCCCAATACTCCACGATCAACGCGGCGTGGAGTTTTGCGTGCGCGCTGTACCTGATCCGCACCGAATGGATCGCGTAGGCTTTCCCCTCGGGAGGCTCAAGCTCGAACGTGCTATCGTAGTCGTTCGGCGGATCGACCCAGCCCCCCTCCGGCTTGCGTTGCCACGTGTCCGGGTCGGTGAATTCGTGCGTCGGGATCGATTCCCAGCTGTCGGCCTCGGCCGGCAGATCGCTGAGTTGCTTAGACATATGTTGCCTCCCAATCGAAGGATACCACGGACAAACCGCCGTTGCGGCCGCGGGCTTGGATTACGAAATCGAACGACGTCGGCGTAATTGCCCGGATCGAGAGGTCGGCGGCGCCGTCGAAGGAATGCGCGCCGATTGCTACCGTCGGCACACCGCTGAACGGCGAGTGAAACCGGACCCGCTGGCGATGCCGATGCCATCGCCGCCCCTGCCGGATCGTTAGCTCGAAGTATTCCGAACCGGCGTCCCGCTCGAACTTGACCGGCAGGTCGATCGCCCCGTCGATCAACCCGTCAAGCTGCGTCTGCTCTCCGGCGGTGAGGTCGCCTGACCACGACGTCCTGATCCAGTGCTCGACGGGGTCGTAGCTATGGTCGGTCATGGTCGCGCCGAACCCTGCCGCGGCGATGTCGTGCTCGAACTTGGCGAGGTCCAGTTCGCCGCTCAGGTTTTCCTTCAGATATTCCGCCATGCTACACCTCGATCCGCACCGACAAAAGCGCGCTGTTCATGTTGCCGACGAGCCCGTTGTGGTTTAGCTGAAGCTCGATGTAATCGCCGGCGTTGAGGTCCAACGGGAACCCGGGGTGCGAGATGCTAGCGTCCTCGTTCGAGTAGTTTCCGCTCCTCAGCTTGCCGGGTTGCGGGATGTCGGATCCGTTGAGCAGGATTCGGGATAGAATCGACCACGCCCCGCCGCCTCCGGTGCTGTCCAGTGAACACACGTATTGAACCCAGTATCGTGCGGTGAGCTTCGCCGTGATCCGGGTCGGTTGTCCCGGCGCCCACTCGATTACGTGCGGGTTGTCCTCAGCCGTCTGTTGGTCGAACGGGATCGAGGTCCACGACGAAAAGTTAGCCGCGGCCCACGTCGCCTGACGGCGCGCCGCGCACACCGTATCGATGTCGCTGATTCTCAGCCACCCCGGCGCGTCGTCCCCCATGTTCATCACGCCAAGCTGCGCCGTTTTGCCGACCGGCAGATGAAGCTCCACCAGCCCGTCGAAGAAGTTTTCTGAACCGGCGACCTCGACCTGACACAAGTTCCCACCCCCGAGGTGGTGGACCCAGGCTCGGTGAATCTTGCTATCGGCCGGCGCCGTGTCCGCCGCGGGGAGCGTCACGGTCACGTCGCCCGCCGTCGAGTCGACGATGATCACCGGGCCGTTCGACATCAGCTGAGCGTAGGTCGGCGCGTAGTCGTCGGTCACTTGGTACGGGTCGAGCTTGTAGATGTCGGCCGAACCGTCCTCGGCGGTGCAACTCAAGAACGCGCGGTCGTCGACGATCGCGGTGATGACGCTCGCGTCAGCCACCACTCGAGCGAGCCGGATGTGCTCTCCCGCAGGGTAGCCGGTCGTATTGGCTTGCAGCTCGTTAGCGTCGTCGACGTAAACGTAGTTGACCTCGGACGGCGTCACGGCCTGACCGGCGGCGCCAACGAATTCCTTATAGACACCGCCGAGGTTGTAGCCGAACCCGCCGACGTCGACCGTTAGCAACCCCGCCATTGTGACGCGACCGGTGGAAATCGCAACGGCAAGATCGATGTTCCCCTCTACACGTGTTGGCATTTTATCCTCGCTTCACTGCCTTGATCCTGCACTTAAGATAGTCGATCCCGCTGCCCAGATCATCGGCGACCCGTAACCGCAATTCCTCCGACGTCCCACCGGCGAGCACGACCGCCCCGTTCACGTACTGCGAAGCGAGCACCTGATCCTTGCTAAGTGCCCAGAACCCATAGCCACCGGGCGAGGAGAAGTGCATGAAATCCTCATTCTGGTGTAGTCCGCCGAGGAACACCTCACTTGACCCGTCGTAGAAATACACGTTCAACCCGTTGGTCAGGGCGGACAACCCCGCGAATTTCTCTGCCCCCGACGTGATTGAGTTGGCGACCATCACCACAGAAATTTCGTTGATCACGATGTCGTCCGCGGGGTCAGCTGCCAGCACGAAATCGACCGGTGAGGAGCTTCCGTCCACCCTCAGATCAGCCGTGTCCGGCACGGACCCGGACTGACGCAAGAACTCTCTAACGAGCCCGCTCGCATCGCCGGGGGCAACCGGAAAATTAACCAAGTCTCCGGCCGCGGTGTAGATCGTAGTTTTCGCCGCCCCCGTATCGTCGAGGACGGTCAGGTGGGCCAGATCGCCGGACGTCTGTTTTACCGCGATCTTGGCGTCAGCTTGAAGGCGGTAGAGCGTGTCGTCCTGCACCACCCCGACCGCGTGGCCGTCGGCATCGTACAGAATAGCAGCCGGTGACAGTGTCATGCGATCGCCCTCGTTCTGCTCGTTTCGAAAATCCCGGTGTAAGAAATCGTATCCGTCACCGTCGCAAGCACCGTCGAGCCGTCGGTGTCGTAGACCTTCCACTCGTCAGTCGTGACGAGGATCCCGGTCCACGTCAGCGAACGCTCCACTATCTTTTTCGCCTTGGTCGCGTCCTCGTACCAGATGATCGCTGTCGGGAAGATCCCGCCCGACGTTTCACGGAACGCGCCGGTAGTGAACCCCTCGGCCGGGCCGTCGTCGATGAAGTGAATCAGCTGGCGCAGCACCTTGTGCGCGTTCTCGGTCAGGCCGCCAGCGCCGGCTAGCAGGTTGGCGAGCGTGTACGGTGCGCCGACGATCGGATCCTCGAACACCATGTTCCCGCTGGCGTCGCGCTCGATGTAGACCTGCTCGTCGTCCGAGCCGCCCTCTTGGAGCGTGACGCCGCGGGTGTCGAGGTAGTCCTCGGTAGGGTCAGCCTCGGACGGGAACGGGTCGAGCTGCGTCCCGCCGGTGGCGGGATCCTCGAGCTTCAGCGGTCGAACGCGATCCCGTGCCAAGTCTAACCCCTTTCAGCTGCTAGGCAGCCCGTCGACCGAAGTCCATGATCTGCACGTCGAGCTTGGTCGCAGCGGGAGCGTATCCCATGCGGACCACGCGCCCCGGTCGCGGGATCGAGCCGGCGACGACCAGCTGCCCCGATCCTCCGAGGTAGTACGCGGTCTGCACCGTCAACCCAGAGAGCCCGTCGCAGATTCCGTGCTTGACCACCTCGGCGTCGGACCCGGCGCCGGCCCCAACACGCGCCACACCGATCGCCTGAGCGGTGAGGTCCGCACCGTTGTCGGCGTGCTCGATCTCCTCGGCGGTGGACGACCAGCACACCGCGCGGCCGGTGGTGACAGCCGTGTTGCACGTGTGCGTGTCCTCGACCTTCGGAGCTTCGGTCGCCGCGGACCCGGCGTGCGTGTGCAGCGCGTCGGCGTTGGACCCGTCGGTCAGGTCGTCGAGATTCGCCGCGGTGACGGTGGCGCCGACGGCGACGTCGTTCACCTTGAACAGCGACGGCAGGCCGACCACCTTTAGGCCGTCGGCGTCGACGTCGAGGGTGTCCGGGCTGTCGTCGATCTCCACCTCGATGCCGGTCGCCCCGATCACGATTCCGTTCGCGCCACCGGCGAGAGCTTGGAGCGTCTTGTTCGGCGACGTCCCGACCAATTCGAGGCCGGGGTTCGAGGACGACAACTCGACCTCGATGGAGTCGGCGTTGACCTTGATCCCGTCGCCGTTGCCGACGTCGATCGTGTTGCCGTCCTTGGTGAGTCCGGCCCCGGCGTTGATCTGTCCGGCGCCGGTGAACTGGATCCACGTGCCGGTAGGGACGGTGCCGTCGAAAACGTAACCGTTATTCTCGTAGTAGCCCCCGTCACCGTTCACGATGAAGGCCGATCCGTCGGTGGCCTCGGACGTGTCCGAGCCGGTGTTGCTCGCCCCGTCGAAGTCGACGATCTTGCCGTCGTCGGATCCGTCGGTGTACGGAGAGATCAGAGCCGTGGAGGTGGACAGCGTTGCCCGCGTGCCGGACGGGACGAACCCGCCGGAGTTGGTCACGACGAGAACCCAGTTCGATCCGTCGTCCTGCACCAAGTCTCCGGCGGCGACGGCCACCGACCCGCGGGTCAGCGTGCCGGCGTCGGTCACGACGTAGGCGGCCCCCGCGCTCGCACCGAGCCCGTTCAGCGTCGCCACGGTGGCGTTGCCGATCAGGTTGTGCACGGTCACCGGCTCGCGCCACTGCAACCCGGTGGCGACCGAGTCGACGTAGTTCTGATTGACCGCGTCCTGCCCGTCGGACGGCACGTCCGGCACCTGCGTGATGCGGTTGCCGTTAACGTCGAGGTTGCCGGCCCCGATAGTCAGACCGAACAACGTGAAGGTGTCGCTGGTTAGATCCTGTTCCTCGGGATAGTGGTAGTTGTCGTCCATGTAGACTACACGTCGCTCGGTCATTCTGGGGCCTCCTGTGCTGTTAGTCGACGGGTTGGAAAACTAGCGTCCCGTCGTCCTCTAGTCGGTGGTCGGCTAGCTTGATCCCGAGACGGATTTCGATCGCCGCCACCGTTTCGTTATAGTTGTTCTGCGCTTCGGCGAGGCTTAGCTTGGTCGCCCGCTGCTTGGCGTCCAGCCCCGCTTTCTGCTCTTTGTAATCGCGGTTCAAAATCTCTTGTCGCAGGGTCAGATTCGTCAGCACCGTCGCCTGCATCCGGGCGCGGGCTTCGTGCAAGTTCAGCGCGTTAAGCTCGTCGCCGGTGAGGGCCAGAGTCTGCTCCGGCTCCGGCGTCGTCGCCGGCTTGCGGGCCGGTCGTTTTTTTGCTGGCTTCTTCTTCCCTGCCGTCTTTTTCTTTCCCGTGTCGCGTGCCATTAACCCCTCCGCTTCACTAGAATGTTTTCGCCGGTCAACAACAGCAGATCATCGGCGACCGGCTTGCCGATGTGCTGCACCAAAACCCAACCGCCCGGGGCCGGAGCCGGGGCGGTGTCCGTGATACCAGACGCGCCGACGAAGTAGCCCGGGCTCGCCCAATCCAACCCGGTGAACAAGTCGCACGGCCCCAGGATCTGCATCTCGCCGGTGGTCGGTGTGAGCTTCGAGAGAAGGATCCCGACGGCCGGCATCTTCGCCTCGTCGAACGGGTCCGCCTCTGTGACTCGCCACCGGTCGCCGATGCGATCGCCCCGGATGCACATGCAATCGCCGACCGCGTCCGAAATGAGGCAAGCGACGTCGACCACCCGTGGTGCAAACAGGTATTCTGCGCGGGCACCCGAGAGGGCGTTGCGTCGCTTCATGGTCGTTCATCTGCCCCGTGCACCGCGGCCTACGACGAAACGACCTGAGCCTCGGCCCGTTCGTGCCGGACGAACCCGTCAGCACGGACCCACGCCAGCCCTGCCGCCGCGGGGTCCAGCTGCACGAACAACCGATCCCCCATCTCGCAGTTGATGTCGATGCGCCGGTCCGAACCGATCGCGGTCATGTCGATTTGCACCATGTCCAGCGGGAGCCAGAAGTAGGTGAGCGCGCCGCCGAGAGGATCCTCCTCGACCGGGATCCTCAGCCACGGCGTCACGTCGCACAACCCGGCCTTCGTCGCGTCGTCGTTCGTGATCCAGAAAGTGACCTGAGCGTAGCGGCGACAATCGCCGCCTTGGTCCTCTGTTGTCGGTGGTACTGCGGGTGCCCCGCCGGTGGCGCGGAATGCGAGATCGGCGATCCGCCTGTCGTCGACGTCGGCCGAGTCGTTGAACCTCTGCCCCATGGTAACCTCCATCGGTCCGGGGGCCGTCGGTTCAGTGTTCGATCACGCCCCCGGCCCCGTCCTATTTCTTTTTGTCAGTAGCCTTGCGGCCGCCGCGCTTTTTCTTGGCGGCGGGCTTCTTCTTGCCCGCCTTCTTCTTGGCCGCCCTTCGCGGTTTCTTGCCCTGCTTCGACGGGGGCGGGTCCTCGGGTGCGGCGGGTTCCGTTGTCGGTTCCTCGTCGCTGCCAGTGCCGTCCTCCTCGCCGTCCTCCCCGCCGTCATCCTCACCGCCGCCGTCGGGGTCGACGAGGTCGGCCACCGACCCGGACGGGCCCGCCTCGGACGGCGGTGCCTTTGTCCGGGTGTCGCGTAGCTCAGACTCGACATCGTCGAGCCTTGCTTCGAGCCGGGCGATCACGTTCGCCTGCTGTTCGCGCGCCGCCTCCGACTCAGCGAGCCGGGTTTGTAGCGCCGCGTTCTCGGCCCCCAACTCCGCGAGGGCCTCGCCCCCCCGTGGTGCGGACGGCGGCCCCTCGACCGACATCCCCTTCGCGGGTTCCTTCACCGCAGCCTTGACCGCGGGCAAGCCCTTGTGCGCCCGCCGCTCCATGTCCGTTTGCAGGAACGCGGCGAACTCCTCCTCGGTCTTGAATTCGATTAGCTCGAACACCGGGAGGTGATGGTTGCGAGGTTGCGCCACCCGGAAGATCCCCGGGTCGTCGGGGTGCCGTTCGGTCAGCCGCTTCGCCTCGGCGGCCGTCACCCGGTACACCGGCGACGGCGTCGGAACGCGGCCCGGTGCAGCCTCGCCGGCCTCGAACAGCTGTCCGCTCGGCGAGACGTACCGTCGGCGTCTGTAACCGGCGGTCGGGTTGTGTGGAATCATTCGTACTGCATGGATCATCGGTCGTTCCTTTCTTCAGCCCCTCAGTGAAGAAGGGGCTTCACCGTCGCCCGGCATCTTGAGGGGCGGCGACGGATCAGCCCCAGGATCGCGCCCGGCGGTGCCCCTACTTGCTCACGACAAGCGCGTTGAATTCCAGCGAGCTGATGTCGCCCGGGCTCACCTCGGCCGGCGGCGTCGGGTTCAGGTCGATCACCTTCAACGCCTGATTGCCGGAGTCCCAGTCGAGCGCGTAGCGCCCGGTGGTGTCCATGCCGGAAATGTCGAGGATCGTCGGGTCGACGCCCAGCTGAGCCTCGAGCAACGGCGTGATCTCGGCCGCGGGCGTGCCGCCCGTCGGGTACGAGTCGTCGCCTTGGATCGACATCGCGTCCTGGCGGATCGGTGCCGCGGGGTCGTCGCCGCCGCGGGTGTTCACGGTGATGGTTCCGAGAGTCATTTGCTCACTCCTGTTCTTCCCGGTTGCCCCGGGTTCGTCGTGTCGTTCAGGCCGCGGGGGGCGGTGCCCCCCGTGGCGGTCCTACCGTTGGTCGATCGACTAGCTGACGAGCAGGTTGTCGATCGTGACCACGGCCTCTTCCTCCTCGTAGTTGCATCCGACCCGGTACGACCAGATGAGGGTGGTCTTGCGGGCGCGTGCCGACCGCTCGGACTCCATCGTGATCTTCCGCCAGTACGAAATGATGAAGTTCTTGGGGTCGAGCAGCAACGCATCGGAGTAGTTGCCCGGGGTCAGGGTGATCGGCCACTCGGTGATCACCTCGAACGCGATCGACAGCTGCTTGATCGGGTCGTTCCCCTGGAGGATCGCGTCACCGAGAGCACCCATGCGAGCGGCGAGGTCTTGCCGGTAGCGCACCTCGACGTTGTCGGCCATGAGCAGCCTGAGCATGGTCAGGTCCGACCGGAACTCCTCCGGCATCGCCAACCGCGAGGATGCGATGTGCGCGAGGGAGAGCTTGGTCCCCGAGGCGTCGACGTTGTTGGTCGTCGCCAGTGCGCGCATCCCGTCGAACCCGGCGAGGTCGTAGTCGGCCGAGCCGGTGTCGCCGAGGATCATGTTCTCCTGCGTGTCGCGGCCGATCCGCTTCGGCATTTCCTGCTCGACGAGGTTGAGCAGGTTGCCGCGCATCACGTTGTCCTCGAGGATCGAGTCGGTCAGCGGAAGCTCGGCCACGAACTCGGTCGTTTCGATCTCGACTTCGGACGTGATCGGAGCCGTGCGCTGCGCCTCAGAGAGGGCCACGCCGTCGGTCGCCCGGTGCGCCACGCGACCCGTGAAGCGGAGCTTCGGGATCACGTCCACGGTGGACTGCTGCGAGGTGGTCCGCGCCAGAGAGAGCAACGGGGTTGCGACCGTGGCCCGGGCGATGAACTCGTCGAACTTGTGCGGGGCCAACTCGCCGCCGTTGGTGCGGAGGTCACTCAGCTGCATCTCCGCTTTCGCCATGATTTCGTCGTTACCGAGGGGCATCTTCTCCTCCTTTTACGGATTGTAATCCAGCGGATAGGCAGCGTTGGCCGTTTGTCCGCCCGCACCGCTCGGGGTCATCCCGGTCGGCGTGTCGATCTGGGTATTCCTGCGAGCGGATTCCGCCCGCGCCTTCCGAAGCTCGGCCCGGAGTCTACGGGACTCTTCCTCGGCCGCAAGGTGTTTCTTCTCCAAGGCGTCCAGCGCCCCCTCTGGGGCGGGGTTCTGATCGCACGGGTCAGGTGTCGCGTCAGGTGCCGGACGTGGACAGGCTGGCGGCTCACGCTTGCTCAGCGTGGATAGAACCGCGTCGGCCCGGGCAGCAAGCTCGGCTAGCTCCGCTCGGACATGCAACCGGGCAAGCTCGTCGGCGATCTTCTTCGCGTCCGTGTCGGTGTCGGCGTCGGTGTCGGTATCGGTGCCGCCGTCCTTCACCTTGCCCCGGACCAGCGTCACGCCGTTGTCCAGCTTGAGATTCTTGAACGACCCGGCCTCGAAATGCTCGGGATCGTATTGACGGAAACGAAAGCTCGAATCGGTTTCTTCGTGCCCGTAGTCCCCGACGCCGTCGTGTCCTCCGACCCAGGCGCGAGCCTCTTCCAACGTGAAGGAATCCTTCGGCATTACCACGGACTGCGTCACCATCTCGCCGGCGGCGTCGGCGGGCGGTGCCCGGTCGACCTTCGGCTTGGTGATCGTGATGTCGCCCACCGCCTTCGCCAGCCGGTCCCTCAGATCACCGGGTAGCAGGGCGTCGACCGGGTCGGCCTCGCCGATGTCGATCCCCTTCGCAAGCGCGGCCCGGACGATCCGGTCGAGCACCTTCGTTTTGCTCGCGTCCTTCTCGTACAGGTCGGCGACGGTGCCCCGGCTCCCGAGGGCCGCGGTGATCGCGTCGGTGTCGGGTTCGTCGTCGGACTTGCCGATCGGGAATAGCAGGTTGACCGGGTCGGCGTAGAGTGCCTCGGCCGTCGGTCCGTCGTCCGGGTACGAGAGGTTGCCGCCGTCGGCCAGCTGCTCGATTCCGTATTGCCCCGCACGGGACGCCTGAGCCGCGAGCCTTTCGTCGTCGCCGGCGTCGGGACCCGGCACCCGCTTGCTCAGGTCGGCGGCCTTCAGCACCGGGAAGTGATTCTGTCCTCCCCAATTCGCCCCGTAGTCTACGAGGCTCAGCATCAATGGCCGGATGTTGACCAGCCGGGTCGGGGCGTCGTCGTCGGTTTTGCGGATCTCAGGATCCATCGGCCGCGCCTTCCTCGAGCGGGACCCGTTGCGCCAGCCCGCCCGGGCTCACCGCCTTGAACGCCCCCTCCTTCAACCCTTTCCAGTAGACCGAATCGGTGTCCCACCGGAGGGTTACCAGCCACGTACCGACCGCACACTCGTAAGCCTCCTCGCCCTCGCCCAGAGTGACCGGGCCGCGCGTCACGTCGGACGCCGCGACCTTGACCACGTTCCTTTCGAGCGGCTCGAAGTTGTGCATGAAATCGACCTGCCCGCCGTTCTCCAACCAGTAGTAGCAAGCATCCTCGACATCTTGCTTCGAGAACACGTCGCCCTGCGTGTCGGGGTTCAGGTCGGCACCGTCGGCGCCGTCGTTCGGCTCCATAACGATCATGGTCGATAGACCTTGATCGTCGTCGTCGCCGTCCTCGGACTTCATGATGAAGTGTCGAGGCTTGCGCTCGATCAGAGCCTTGTTGAACAGCCGTACCGATTCGGGTACGTCGGCGGGCTCGGGTGGGGTCGGGTCCTGTTGGAGTAGCAGTTCGGCGCCGTCGTCGATCGGGTCGAACGCGAGGCGGACGTCGGCGATCTCCCGGGCGATGGTCCCCGGCGACGGTGCGCCGACCGGGTCGCCGGCCCACGCCTCGAGCTGCTTGCTCAGAGGAGAGTCGGCGTCGGCCAGGAATACAACGGCGCGGGAGTCTGCGCCTATTCCCCGGAGCAGCTTCAACTACTCGGCGTCCCCGCCCTCGGCGGCCTCGGCTTCGAGTCGCTTTGCGAACTCGGCGTAATCGGTCGGGTGCTCGGCGTGCTTCTCGACCGCGTCGTCCGCGTCGTCGCCCGCGGCGGGCTCGCCCTCGCCGGTGTCGTCCGGCCCGGCGCCGTCGTCGTTGCCGGTGTCGTCGCCAGCGTCGTCGCCGGCGTCGGCGGCGTCGTCCCCCTCGCCCTCGCCCTCGTCACCGGTGTCGGCGTCGTCGGACTTGACGATCAGGGCGCCGGCTCTCTTCAGAGCCTCGGCGTCGGGCGCGTCGTCGCGCTTGCCCATGGCGGCGATCGCCAAGTCGACCGCGTTGCGGACGTCCCACATCGAGTCGAAGGTCTTGCGGACGTCGTCGGGATCGATCTCGGACCCGCCGTCGAGCATCCCCTTGAGAGAGAGCAGTCGGTCGGCGTAGGCGGCGAGAACCTCGGACGCCAGCTGAACCGCGAGCATCCCGTCCTCGGCCTTCGCCACGGCGGCCGCGAGGTCGTCGGCGGTCGGCGCGTCGTCGGCCGGGGCCGTGATCGCGTCGACCTTCTTGCCGAGGTCCTCGATCGCGGAGAGCAGGTTGGCGATCGTGTCGGCGGTGTCGGGTTCCTTCACCACCTCGACCGTGACCTCGTCGTCGAGCGACTCGACGCCGGCGGCCTTCGCGGTGGCGGCTTTCAGCAGGGCGGCGCGGTGCGCGTCCGGCTTCGCTTCGAGCGCGGCGGCCTCGGCCGCGGCGAACTTCATGAAGTCGCGCAGGGGCATGGTGCGCTCGACGGTGGCGGGGCGGTTGCCCGCGTCCTTCAGGAGTCCGTCCAGCTCGGCGCGTTCGTCGTCGTTGGCCTCGCCGTCCAGCACTCGCTTGCTTAGCTCCGTGATCCTCAAAGCCGTGTCCATGGAATTGCTCCTCGTTTGTGTTTCTTGTACCCCTGGCCGGCTACGTGCTCGGCCGGGACGTACTGCATTCCTGCAAGCTCGCAAGCGAGCGCCGATGGTAGGGAGTTGCGACACCGTTCGATCGTGTATTCAAGGTCCGCGTACATGACGCAGAACCACCGGACCAAGATTCTGATCCGGTGCAATACTTCGGTCCGCGGGTACGCATCGCGCCGTTCACCAAAAGACTCCTCCACCAAATCTCTGATCATCTCTGTAGCACGGCGACGCTGGTCGGTGTCAAGTCCCAGGTCCTCTAAAACGTCGTCGACCGGGCGGTCTTTGATTATGATATTCGGCATGTTCTCCTCCCTACTTTAGCCGGTCCGGCGGCCATTCCACAAGCCCAATCTCGAAGCCGAGCGTCGGCACCACATAGATCAGAGCGTTGAGATTTCCGTCGAACCCCCTCCACCCAGGAGTATCTCCCCGCGGTGTGTCGAACCGCACGCGCCGCAGATCATCACGTGCTGAGATTGCGTCGCGGATTTGCTTCGCCTCGGCCCGGTGTCCGTCGATCGCAATCACCCGGCCGCTCCCGCTGTACCGACCGCCGTTCCATAGCATCTTGGCGAGCGAGATTCCGTCGCGCTCGATGTAGATTGCTCCCATTAGAAGAACGCCCCCCGTAGCCACGACAAGAGGAACCCGATGTGAGTAGGGTTCGCTCCCCAGAGGTGCGCGAGCTTCGTTGCGAGGGCCGGCACCGTCGCCGCGTGTGCCGTGGCGGTGATGTCGGTCCGGGTCGGGTCGTCGTGGTACACCTTGCCAGCGGTCACGTCCCCCCACCGCCCCCGGATGATCGTGTAGTCGTCCGTCCGGCCCAGCTGGCCCGTGAGCTTGAACGCCTCGCGGACGGCGGCCGCGGCGTCGGCGTTGCTACCGATGCCGTCAAGGTGGTGCGTCATCAATCGGATCAGCATCCGTTCCTGAGCAGCCGAACCGCCGACCGGTAGGAAAATCGCAGCCGGGGTGTATTCCCCCGCGCCGGGGCGCACGGCGATCGTCGGGAAGTCTCGCTTGAGGGCCTCGGTCTGGAACCTGCTCGATAGCGACGTCATGGCCCGGCTATACCGACGCTGAGCTTCGCGCCGGCCCAGCTGCCCGGTCAGCCCTTTCTGGCGGGCGACCTTGATCGAGCGGGCGGTCGGCGCCTTCGGTGCCGCGTACCCTCGGACCACACCCTGAATCGTTTCGCCGAGGGCCTTGGGAGAGAGCACGCGCCCGCCGTTGGCCTCCTGCGCTTTGGCGATCGCCTCGTTCACCACCCGCACCTCGTACTTCGCCCGGTCGAGGACCTGTGTTTTCAGCGGGACGTTGCGAACGACCCCCATGTCTCGGAACGGTGGAGCCATGTCTGGATCCCAGCCGATCGCGGTCGGGTGCCCCGGGGTCGGTTCGCGGACGAAGTCGATCGGCCGGTTCAACTGCACCACACCGCGAGCCCTCGGCGTCGCCGGCTCCATGAGGGTCCGGTCGACCGCCGCTCGAGGTAGACCGGCGACCGGCTTGCCCGGCGCGGCCGGTGGTGGTTTCGGTGGCGTCGGTGGACGCATCGGCAACGCGATCGGCATGGTGCCCCGCGGAACCTGCATCAACCCGGACACCGGCACGGTGATCGATCTGCAAAGGTGGTGGTACGGTGGCGGCCCGACCGCGGCGACCTGCGGGAACTGCTTCGAGGAGAGCATCTGTCGGTGTTGCCCGGCGTCGTCCCTCGTCCCCATGCCGGATCGGGTGATCTCTGCCATCCGGGTACCGCGCGCAGTCTCGATGTACCGGCGGCCCCGCTCGTTCACCGTCCGCATAAAGGGATTGACCTTCTTAATGTCCTCGGGAGTTGCGACCATCGAGGCGTCCATCGATAGATCGTAAGCCTGATTCACGTTGATGATCTGTCCGTCCATGAACCGGCAGATTTCGGTGGTCCGCTCGTCGACGGGGTTCGAAACCTCCATGAACTCGAACCCGGCATCCCGGTAGCCGGACACGTGCGAGAAGTTCCGGGCGCGTTGCATCGCCACCGAGGCTGACACCACCGCGTAATTACCCGATCGGATCTGGTACATGCCGGGCAATTGTTCGCGCAGCTGGCGCCCGATCGCGTACCGTCCTTCGCCTCGCTTGAGCCCTTCCTCCACGATGCGTCGGCCGCGGGTAGTGAGCCCGTCGGCCCGGCGCCCGACCTCGTCTCGTAGCCACCAGCCTTGTTGCTGGCCGATCTGTCCGATCGCCCGGCGGTCGGGTTGGCTGAACCCCGGTGCGATCCTCGGCGAGAAGGATTCGCGGACGAACTCCCGAGAGCGGCGACCGATCTCGCCAGCCCGAGCCTCGACCCGCCTGACCCACGGGGTCGCCAACCGCACGACCTTGGCCCGACGGAACACCCGATCGGCCGAGGCGAAGGCGCGGTCGATGTCGGCGCCCGTGGCCTGTCCCCAATTGATGTCGAGGTTTTGCAGGTACCGCCGGAGGAGAGGCTTGCTCCACCCTCGGTCGACCCGTTTCAATTGCCCGGCCAGCTGTGTCGAGATAATGTCCAGAAGCTGCTGTGGAGCTTGCGCTGCCTTCACCAGCTGCGTCTCGGCGGGTAGGGTCACCCGCTCGATCCAGCGCCACACGATCCGGTCACCGCGTCCGACCGCCTCGGCCTCGTACAGATCGGCGACGGCGCCGGGGTGCGCCGGCATCCGAGCGACCACCTCGAAGATCGCGTCCGGCCGGGCGGTGGCCCTCAACCTCTGAGGCTTGCCCCGGACTAGCACCGCGAACCCGGACGCCGCCCGCGGCCGCAACCGGGACACGCCCGCCTTCGCCAACGCCGCCTCGCGGTGAGTGCCGAGGTCGCGGACCGGCCAGAGGCTGGCCCACGTTGGGGCCGCCGTGGCGCGCTCCCTCTCGCACACCCCGCACATGGCTAACCCTTGTCGGTCGTCGGCGGCCGGTCGGGCAGCGTCTTGCGTAGGCCCTTCAGAGAGTCGAACGCCGGTAGATCACCGAGCGTCCCGAGGGTCCGGGGGGGGCGGGGCTTTGGTTTGCCGCGGCGCCGGCCGCGTTTCTCGTCGTCGCGCTTGCTCATTGTCGTGTGAATGTCCGCCGGGTCGGATTGCTCCCCGGGCAATGCAGCAACACCTCGAGCGTGTCGCCGGTTTCGTTCACCACCTCAACCTGACAGTCCGGGTACCGAGCCCGGACGTGATCTTCAAGCTGCGTTGTGCACGCCGCGCACCAACCGCCCGCGATCGATAGCACCCCCAACGCCAGAAACATGAACAGCAGGGCGGGGGCAAGTTCTTTCCAAAGGTTCCTCATTCGTCGTCGTCCTCGGGTATACCGACGGCCGGCGGCGGGCGCACCCCGCGATCGCGCAGGGCGGCCGGGATGTCAACCGGTGTCAGCCCGCCCCCATCGGCTCGCTCTGCCTTGCCGCGGGTGATTCGGAACCGCACACCGCACCGAGCTTTGCAGCCGCAGGCGACCGGCTCAGTGAACGAGGGAGACTCCGGTGGGCCGGTCAGCTTGCCGGTCACCAAGCTCGTCACCCCGCACACCGGACACCTCATCCTGTAGTGCTCGGTAGGTACCAACCCCGGCCCGTTTGGGCCGTTGGTCCGTCGGTGGTGTTGGAATATCTCTCCGCGTCGCGGTCGGCGCCGGCGATGGTCGCCGGGCACAAGCTCGAACGGCCCCTCATACCATGACATCTGTGCTAGTCCTCGTCTCGCTCGTCGCCGTTGATCGGTGCGTCGTGGGGCAGGGTCACGCCGTCGACCTGCTCGGGCTGGGACTCGACCGATTCGACGGCCACCACCTGCAACCCGCGTTGTTCGAGCAGGTCGCCGAGGATGTCCTCGATCCACGCGAGCTTCACCGTGGTTTCGTCCGGGTCCTGCGGCTCGCCATCGGCCGGCGCGGCGAACCCGGCCAGCGCCATGGACAGAGGCACCGTCGCCCAATCGGCGTCGACGCTGTCCAGTTCGAGGTTGAGAGTCCGGGCGGCGATCTTCCTGACGTCGTTCGGTAGCATGCCGCCGTGCTTGGCGAACACGTCGGTTGCTTTCGCTTGGACCTCCGGGTCGGTGGTGACCGGGCTGTTCAGCTTGAACTCGACGAGGTCGCAGCCGAGGTCGGCCAGCACGCGCCGGGTCATGGTCCAATCGAACGCCATACGCTCGGCAGAGAAAACCTGCGTGTCCGCCATCTCCATCGAGGCGTAGCTATTCGCCCGGGTCAGATCCTGCGGCGCCTCTCCCCGTAGCAACGGCGGGAGCCTGAACGACGCGCCGACCTTGTCCCGGTTGTCCTTGCCGTACTTGATCCAGCCCGCCTCGGACCGGTTCGCCCCCATGAGGTCGATCCACTTCACCTCGGGCTTCTCGGCCGAGCCAGAACCGCCGCGGGTCGGGGGCGCGGCCACCTCGATAATCATCGCGCGGTGGAATCCCTTCACCCCTTTCAGCTGGTCGCGGGTGACGTCGCGGATCTGCTTCTTCACGTTGTCGTGCAACGTCCCGCCGAGGATAACCCACGCCCCGACCGGCACCGACTTGTTATCGAAGTAGAGCCAGGTTGTTTCCTCCGCGGCGCGTTGGCCGAGGATGTTCGGCAGGTTGCCGACGTACCGAGGGATCCCCGCGGTCGATCGCGGAGAGTGGATCGGGAAGTAGATCATCTCGTTCGCCCGCGGCGCCTCCGGTTCCTTCTTCTGGAACAGTTCCTCGGCGGTGATCTTGACCTTGCCCTTCGGGGTCAGGACGTCCGCGTATACCTTGCCGGTTTGCCCCGACACGATCCGCGGATCGCCCAACTCCTTGAAGTAGAGCTTGCGGGTGCCAATCACCTGAACGTAGCGGCTGAACTTGCGGCGGTAGGTGTAGGGCCGGGACTTGATCGGAGAGACTCTCTGCTGTCCCTCGACGTCGACGTAGTGGCTCGCGTCGGCCAACGGGTAGACCGTGTGCCCGGGCACGTACCCGACCACCCGCAACCGACCGCGAGAATCCCGGGCGAACTCCCAGGCACCGTGTCCGATCGCCTCGCGGTCCCACCCCATCCATTGACACAGCTCGAGGAACGATTGATCGACCGAAGCTTCCTTGAACCATTGCTGAGCCTTGAACGTTTGCGATGCGATCTGGCGTTCCAGCTGGTCGCGGCGTTCCTTGATCTCTGTCTCGGTGACGGTGTAGTCCACGTCGGCCGCCGCACTCTCTGCTTCGTCGGCCTCGCCGCTATCGCGCAGGGCGTCGGCCTCGTCGGCGGCCTCGGCCTCACGTTCGAGGATGATCGCCCGCTCGATCTGCGCGTCGATGTCCTCGTCGGTGGTGTCGATCACCGGAACGATTTGGTAACCGTGGCCCCAGACTCCCATCACCATCGCGTCGAAACACTGCCGGAGCAAGCTCGACGCCTCGGTGAGCTTCAACAAGGTGCCCGGGTCGTAGGGGGGCTTCTCAGCTTTCGCCTGTTCCCACACCTCATAGTGGCGCCGGATCGTCCGTAGGGCGGTGAGCGTATCGGGGGAATCACCGCCGGCGACGTCCACCTTCGCAAGCAGATCGAGGACCCGCTCGTCCTCGGTTTTGTGCAGTTCGTCGAGGGCCTCGTCGGCCGCCGGTTCGTCGTTGTGCGATCGGGTCATGGATTACTCCTCGCCGAGGTTGGTGATCGACGCAGCCAGTGTAGCATTCCGCCCGGTCCAATGGTCAAGCAAGTAGAACCGGGCGCCGTCGAGAGCCTGTGAGAAAGCGTCGACCAAGTCGTCATGCTCGCCGACCGGGAAGTCGAGCAGCTCTCCGATCAGAGAGCCGCGGCCGGCGCGGAACCTTGGATCGTCGGGGTTGAGCCGCGACGAGAAAAACACCTCGCCGCGTTCGAGGAAAGGGGTCACCGCGAGCAGCCGGTGTTCCTTGCCGATGGTCGGTTTGATCGCCTCGACCTTGCCTATGAGCTTCGGGTGGTCGTGCTCGACCCACGCCGCGAGGTCGGCGCCGATGTCCTCGATCAGAATCTTGAACGGCTTGAACCTACCGAACGATCGCCACACCCACTCTGACTGTTCGGCCCGCGAGACTCTCCCGTGCCGGGCGTCGACCACGTAGATCCGCTCGGTCGGTTCGTGGACAGCGACCACCACCTCGGCCGTGTAGTCGGCGCCGGGTTGTGTCGATTTCGCGGTGTCGTAGCTGGTGAAGAACACCAACTCCTGCGCCGGCGGTAGCACCTCGAGGTCGATGTACCTGAGCCACTCCTCGCGGACGATTAGATCCTCGTCGGCGCGGCATACGTTGTGGTACCCGCGAGCGAAGGCAGTCGATCCGATGGTCGCCGCCCGGGCACGCAGGGCCCACGCCGGCCACCGGTCCGGCCAGATCGATTCGTAGTTCTTGCCGACGGCGTAGAATAGGACGTTCCACTCCGAGGACTTCATCAGTTCGTGGGACAGGTCGTCCTTGTGCCAGAGGGTGCAGATGTACCACACCCGGGAATCGGGATCGCAGAGGTTGAGCCAATCCTCGTAGAAGCTGAGCTTCACCTTCGCCCGGTTGGACGGGACGAGCAGCGCGTTCCGTTTTCCGCACACGTCGTCGGCGATCAGTAGGTCGCACCGCGAGCCGGTCGACCCGGAGAAGATCCCCTTCGCCTCGACCGACGGATCCTTGTCGATGATCTCCCGCTCGACGAACAGCTGCGTCGAGGCCCACGCCTCTGTCCGGTCCGGCCGGAGGTTCGGGAAAACCTCTTTGACTTTCGGATTGTGCTCGATGTGGCGCCGGATCGCCTTTAATCTTTTGTGCGAGAGGCTGTCGTCCTCGCACACGATCTTGATTATCAGGTTCGGGTTGCGTCCCAACTCCCAGACCACCCGCGCCACCACCGCAAGCTCGGTCTTGCCGTGCGACCGCGGAGCGACGATCAGAGTTTGCGGGTGGTCGGGGTCGCCGAGGGCGTCGATCCACTCTTGGTGGAACCACTGGATCTCGAACGGCTCGCCAGATTTGCGGTCGCGCATCGCGTACTCGCAGAACGCCGCGAAATCCTCCCGCGCCCGCCGGATACAGAGCGAACGGTACAGGCTGACCCGCCGGGCTCGGTGCCGCGGCGATTCGGACACGATGTAGCGGTGCGGGTCGACCTGCGGCAGATGCCGCACGGGTTCCCGGTAGTCGGGGTGCGTCGCCCCGCTCGAGCTATTCGTCGCCGTCGCTGGCATCCTTCAAGATCCCGGGCGGGTACGGGGCCCCCATCCGTTTGAGGTAGCGAGCAGCCAGCCTGCGGAGATTGTCCGGGTGGCCCGGGAATTCGATCCGCCACGACTTCGGATCGTGGTTCCACCACCCGCGCCGGAGTTCGGCCGCGCTCGCCGCCATGGACTCGCGTGCTTTCTTCAAGCGTGTCGGGTACTTAGCCGGCCCGACCAGCTGAACGTGCCGGGTGAACCCCGGCCCGGAGAAAAACCAATCCTTGATCAGCTCGTCATACCTCTCGAAATAGGTGTCGTCGAGCGGGGGAATGCAGAGCGGGGTGGCGGGGCAAGGAATATAGGCGTGGAAGTTCATCATGACCACGCCCTTCGGAAGTTTCCGCAGTTGGTGTAGGACGTGCTGCAATTCGAGGTAGTCGTCGAGAGTCTCGGCGGGTAGGCCGGTGACAAAGAACCACCGCACACCGACACCGGCGACGAGCAAGTCCCAGGTCATGCGGAGGAGTTCCTCGTTGCCGACCGGCTTGTGTACCGCCCGCCGGATCCGCTCGGACACCCCCTCGACTCCGATCCGCACCGACCGGAAACGCTTCCGAGAGATCGGCATCATGCGTTTGAGGTGCGTGAACATCGCGGACACGAAAGACTGCTGGCCCTCGAGGTGCACGCCCGCCTCGGCGCCGTCGTTCGTGATCACCGCGATCCGGTGTCCGTCCCGGTGCAGCTTGTCGACCTGAGCTTGCAGGATCTTCGGCCGGGGGTTGACCCGGTAGGTGCTGGCCCACCCGGTCTGACAGAACAAGCAGCGATTCTTGCAGCCCCGCGATCCGAACACCCGGATCGTCCCGTCGGGGTGGCGTAGCGGAGGCAGTTCCCAAGGGAAGTCAAGGTTGGGGACGACCCTCCGATCGTCGCCCGGGATCCACGTCTCGGGGAGAGCTAGTGCGGCGTCGAGTCCGTCGTTGAAAAGTGTACGGACAAAGTGTGCACCCTCGCCGACGCAGATCGCCTCGACCAGATCGTCGAACACCGGCGGCGACGTGCACCCGCCACCGCCGAGGATACGGACCGCAGTCTCGTTCCAGTGTTCCTTGATCGCGCGCCGCACCATCGCCACCCCCTCGGGTGACGACGTCGTGAGGAGCAGGACTTCGGCGCCCTGCGGCTCGACCAGCTCGACGGCGGCGCCGCGGGCCACCGCCTGATCGAGTTCCCACCTGAGCCACGTAGCCGCGAGCCCTTGGTGCTCTTGTTTCGGGTAGTTCGTGTCGACGATTCCGATCTTCATTCGACGTTCTCCAGCCCGGCGCGCACCACGTTCTCAAGCGTTTCGTGGTAGCGGTGCCCGACGTCCGCCCGCTTGCCCTCCATGTAGTCGCCCAGCTGTTTCACCAACGCCCCGGGCAGGGACGTCTCGACCAGCCCGATCTTCACCGCGACGGTGTCCCGCGATCCGACCGCGGCCCACGGCGACGTGACCCCCTGCCCGTCCTGCCCCGTCGACGTCCCACCGTAGGGCTCGCCGAACCCGGGCTCGGTCATGGTCATGAGGTCCTCCATCGCCGTCGCATCGAACCCGGTCAGGTCCATGTCGAAGGCGCCGGTGTCCATCTCGACGAGCAGATCCTTCAGCGCCGGCGCGTCCATCTCGGCAAGCTCGGCGATCCGGTTGTCGGCGACGAGGTCGGCCCACTCGCTCGCTTCGTCGGCGTAGTCCTGCCGATCGATCGGTACCAACTCGGCGTTGAGCCTGATCGCGGCCGCGAGCCGGCCGTGTCCGCGGACCACGAACCCGGACCGGGTCGACACCGTGATCGGCGCCCGCCAGCCTTGATTCAGGATCACCTTCGAGAGCAGGTCGATCTGCACGTCGGGATGTGTGTTCGGGTTGCGAGGATTCGGGACGAGCGAGGACGTCGCCACCACCTCGTCGTGAGCGCAGAACACCGGGATCTCGTCTGCGAGGATCGGGGCGTCACCCTTCGCCGCCGGCGCCTTGCCGGCCGGCTTCTTTTTCGCCACCTTCTTCTTCGCAGGTTTCTTGCTACCGCTTCTCTTAGCCTTGCCGCTTCCAGCTGCCACGGTGTCCTCCTATGCCGGGACCCGGTATAGAATCCGGTGCCCCTCGTTATCTGACTCTCGTTCGATTCTACCCGCGTCGGCCGCGGCGTCCAGTGCCCCCTCGAGCTTGCGGTGGTATGCGTCGGCGAACCCCGCCGGGATCAACCCCCGGGCCTCGGCTCCGTCGAGCAGACTCGCCGCCGTGTGCCACGCCCCCTTGTTCATGTCCAACACAGTACGTCCCAGATCCTCAAGTTTCGCCGCGATGTCGGCGTCGGGTGTCGGCGCCCGGCCCCGCGTCCGCCTCGCCTCAGAGCCAGCTGGCGGCCCGCTCACACTGAACCCCGTCACCGCCGGGTGTCGTCCCGTTCGGCCGGGCTTGGGGAGTTCGTCGGTGGTGCGGGTGCCGTCGGGGTCGACGTCCTCAGGCCGTGGCCCTCGGTTTCGTTTCGGCGGCGCCCGATGGGGGGGGCACCGCCTCCGGCTCCGGGTCGGGGTCCGACTCCTCTCCCTCCGGGGCCAGCCGGTACTGGCAAGACCGGGGTCCGAGCCGTTGCAGCTGCAACCGCGGTTCGCCCCGGTTGTGCATCCGGCGCAGGGCCCCGGCGACGAGCGCCCCGGGCCGGTCGATTGCCCGGCCGATGTCAGCCGGCCGCCTCCACGCTCCGACGCAATCGCCGAGGTGCGCGAGGATCGCTAGCTGAGTGACGCCAGCGTGCCCGCCTTGCGGCTTCTTCTTCTTGCCCGGGGCTTCGGTCGCGGGAGAGGTGCGGCGGGAGGCGGGGCTCTTGCTGCGTCTGGTACGCTTTCGCTTGCCCCCGGCCGTCGGTTCCGGCTTCGGTTTCGGTTCGGGTAAGTGTGCGGTCGTATCGTCGACCGCGATCGTGAGAGCGACGTCGAGGTGGTCGGCCGCCTCGTCGAGCTTCACCGCCCGATCCCGTAGGGCCTCAGCCTCGGCCCGGATGCCGTCGCGCAGGTCGGCGATCCGTTGGTCGGCCGGGGTCACGCCGCAGCCCTCCGCTTGCGTTCCCGTTCGAGGCCGAGCCGCAGCCGGTGGACCGCGTCCGACCTGCTACGACCGACCGCCTCGGCGAAGTACCCATAGCACCGAGACGGGCCGCGGGACCGGTCGCGGCACCGGACCCGGAGCAGAAAGACTGATTCCTTCTTGCCGTAGTCTGCGCCGGGGTGGTTGTCCGCGTGTTCGACCCGTAGCTCGTCGCCGCAACGCGGGCAGCTTTCCTTCTTCATGGGGTCCCCTTCCTGGCGATGCCGTCGCCCCGAGAGGTTGGGGGCGGGCGGTTAGAACTTCAGACCTTTGATTTCTTTCTGCTTGGCCTTGATCATCTCTACCCGGGCCGGGTTGTCGCCCACCCTTTTCAGCTGGTCGGCGAGATTGGCGAGGGCCTCTTTGCGAAGGTCCTCGGCGTTGGCGACCGCGGCCTTCTTCGTCGTCGACCAATCCGGTTTGAGCACGAACAACTCGCGGTTGGCCCAGTCCGGTTGGAACTTGAAACCCTCGCCTGAGTTGGTGACCTCGCCTTTGTATTTCTCGATCCCGCGGGTCAGCGCGAACTTGGAAACGTAGACCTCGGCGGGCCCGTCCTTCTTCTTTGCCGGCATGGTTCCCTCCACGTTGGGGTCAGCTTCTTGGTCCATCCTACCGCCGGCGGGCGGTCGCGTCAAACGTTGTGCGGTTAGTCGGTGTCGGGGGGGGGGCGGTGCCGGCGGGCGCCGGCGTCGGGCTAGTTGTTGTCGGACGCGGCGCGGAGGTCGGCGATCGATTTCTTGGTCCGGGTCGGGACGGCGTGCAGCCACACGTCGGGGAGGCGGCGGGTGGACTTGGCGCGGTAGGTCCATTCGGTTTCGATCCACGCGGCGCAATCCTTGTCGGTGACGGACACGGACAACTCATATTTGGCGTCGTCGGCGTCGTAGGAGGACACGTCGTAGAGCGCCGGAACCTCTACGAAGTAGCGGTCCGCCTTGCCGTGCTTGTTGGACTCGTTCCAGCTGACCAGAGCGCGGTCGCCGACGATGGCGAGCACGGCGGCCTTGATTTCGGCGCCGCGTCCGTAGGTGCCCCGCTTCCGCCACACCCGGCAACGGACCTTCCGGTCGATGCGCTTCACCACGACCGGGGCGGTGCCGGCGCAACGGTTCTCCATGTCGCCCAACGTGGAGCGGAGGTTGTCGATCGCCCGGGCAACCTTCATCGACTCGTTGTGGTCCATGCCGTCGGGCGTGGGGTCGTCGTCGATGTCGTGGCCGATGGTCTTGAGCAGGTCGGCCGCCTTCGCCAGCTTCCGCATGGTGTCGACGGCGGCCTTCCGCTTTTTCTCGGCGTCGCGGTGCTCGTCGGCGATGTTGTTGCGTCCCCATCCGTAGCGGTACAGTTCCGCGGTTACCAGCTTGTTGTCGGCGGCGTTGGTGTTGCTATTGGCGTCGGTCATTGTGTCCTCCGTTGTGTTGTTGTGTCCGTTCATCATGCCTCAGTATTGCATGCCTCGCCGGTCGTGTCAACAAAAATAAGCGAGTGGCTGTCGTTTTTTCTTTAGGCCGGGCTTGGCGCGGGGGAGAGAGGACGGCGCGAGCTAGCAGTCGCGCGTCGGCTTCAGGCGAAGGGTGCGGAACGACGGCGAAGGGTACAGCGCTAGGCCGGTCGCGCTACCCGGGCGGGTGGCGACGATAAGCTCGCCGCCGCTGGGAGAGAGGGCGATGTGGATCTTCGTCCCGTCTGCCATCGTGGCGGTGACCTCGTCGGCGCCGGTGAGAGCCAGCCCGGACGGGCCGCCGGCGTTCTCGGCCGGTGACGTCGGGGGCGGGTTCGAGGTGCCGCTCGCAACGTCTCCCATCTCGTCCACGCCGCCGTCGGTCGGGACGTCGTCCTCGCCGAGGGTCGACGGGAGCGCGGCGCCGCAGTGATCCTTGACCGCGCGGAGAGACTTGAACCCGTAGATCCATTTCGGCCACTTGTCCTCGGTCCTGCCGTCGGTGACGATCACGTCGGCGTGCCAGCCCTCGGGATCCTTGTACGCTTCGACCGTGACGCGCGCCGCGGTCCCCGTGTGACTCGATCCGCCGTTGTCCGTCCATTTCAGTTCGAGCATCTTGCCCTCCATGTTGCGCCAGCTGGCGCCGTTAGCAGCTTCCCACCTCGTCCGGGTAGCCGGTGCCGTTGATCAACCTGACCGCCCCGTAGGGGGCGCACCACTCGAAGTGCCGTCCGTCCTGAACCCGGCGGTAGACCCACCACCCGCCGAACTTGGACACGTCGTCGGGCGTGACGCGGAGGCCGAGCTTGCGCCCGAACTCCCGCGCGGCCGTCCGGGCGTTGTCCCTCGAGCGGGCCGGGTCGACCGGGGGCGCGTCGTCGCCGCCGTTGCCGGGGCAACCCGCGATCTCACATTCGTCGCAGAGGCGGCCGCCGCAGGGGTCGTCGTGGATATTCTTGTCCGTGTAGACTACCATCGTGCCCTCCGTTTTCTAACCGATTTGCAGGATCAGCTTGGTGTCCGGGTCGAACCACCCGTGACGCCGCTCAACCCCGTTCGAGCCCAGCACCATCAGATCGAAATACTTCGCCCCGTCCATGTCCGTCCGTCTCGACATCATGGGGGAAACGTAGTTGTAGGAATCGCCGCGGTAGATCGTCTCGCCAGGGGCCGTGAACATCGCCCCGCACTTGGAACAATAGACGATCGTCCCCATCGTGTCGACGTCGGGATCCCACTTGGTCGGCGGGGCGCCGCAGCACGGGCAACCGTCGTCGTCGACCGGGTCCAACTCGTGGCCGGCTACCAACACCAACCCGTCACCGTAGGGGCGGACCGTGTAGCGGTCGATCGCGGGGTTGGCGTCGACCACGATCCCGCGGGCGTGGTTCTTGGTTCGGATGATCACTTCGTCGCCGTTCCGGTGCATGGCTACCTCCCGCCCGCGACGTGGTCGCGGGTCGTGGTCTGGGTTCGGGCGTGGTAGTCGGCCGTCCGGTCGAGAGCCGCATTGCCCCCGGCCGTGATTGCCACCGCCAACACCAACCGCGAAACAAACTGAGAGGCGAACGAGGGAGTCGAACCCTTGCCGAAGCAGCACTCACCCGTGCGGGCGGGACAGCCGGTCCCCTTTTCGGTGCGCGTCGCCGTGTGTTGTGTCCGTGTCATCATGAGTAAATTCTGGCACGTGGGGCCCACCGTGTCAATAAAAATAAGCACACGTCCTGCTGATTTTTTCTGGTCGCATGGAGAGCGGGCCGCAGCGATCGGCGGCCGGATCAGAGCTTGAGAGGGCGGGCGCCGCGGGCTAGCGTTTCGGGTATCTGCCTTCGAGCGCGGAATTGATCACCGGCACCACGTCCGGCCCGAACACCCCGTTACGCTTCGCCCAGATGAGATAGCCTTGATCGACCCGTTGCAACGGGGTCCCCTTGTGCTTGCCGAAGGTCAGCACCACCGCGTCCCCCTCCCATCGCAGCTTGCCCGCGAAGTCGACCGCGTCCGGGTCGCGGGTCGCGTCGTGGATCCCCTGCACCGAGCGGGGCAGGTCGGCGTATTGCTCGAGCTGGCCGCGCAACACATCCAACGTAGCCTCGACGTCAGCGAGGGCGGCGTGGTGGTGGACGTGCTCGCCGCCCGTGTAGAACCGCACCGCGGCCGCGAGGTCCCGGGGCTCGCGTTGGTGGTATATCCGGCATGCGTCGACAATGCAGACGGTCAGGTCGAGGCTCAGGCCCGCTCGCAATAGCTCGTTCTGTAGGAGCGGGATGTCGAACCGGTCCGCGTTGAACCCGCCGAGGTCGGCCCCCTTGAAGAACCGGTGCACCCGGGCGGCCTCCTCCCTGAAGAGAGGGCAGTCCTTCACGTCGGCGTTGGTGATGCCGTGGATCGCTACCACGTCCGGCGGGATCCGTCGGCCCGGGTTGAACCGCTGCACAAGCTGGTCCCGCCCGCCTCCCGGCGAGAGCTTCACCGCCGCAAGCTCCACGATCTTGTCGTTGTTCACGTCGGCGCCGGTCGTTTCCAAATCGAAAACGACGAGCGGCCGTTCCAGTTCCAGCTGCATCCGGTCCTCCTATCGGTTGGTGTGTCCATCCCCATCAATCGGAATAGGCGCCAGCGAGGGCTTGTGCTTGGTTCAGCGCGGCCGTGGATCGGTGGCGTTGCCAGCAACCCCGCGACGGCGACCACCGCCACCCGCTCCGCTTCAGTCTCGTTTTCAGGTCCGGGCCCGGGCGCCCCGGCAGGAACAGCTGCACCCGGTTCGCGTCGGCGTTGTCCACGATCCGCACGTCGCCGACCTCGGACTCGCTACTCGGGATCGCCCGTTGCGTCTCCATCTGGACGATACGAGCTTTCGCCTGTCGGATGCGCCCGCCGAGGTTCGTCAGCTGGTAGGGTGCGAACGGCGGCCCGTCGCCGCGGCCGACCCGGGCGAGGGTTTCCTTGATCTTGGTTTTCTGGTCGTCGTCCAACCCGGACACGGCATCCCACCCGCCCCGCCTCCACTCCCGGTTGGTCCGTTTCATGTCCTCGCGTCGAGCCTCCAAGCGCGCCACCTTCGCCCGCAACTCGACGAGGGCGTTGGGGTCGTCGCTACTGATCGCGGTGCTATTCTCGGCAGCCTGAGCCCGGCGTTCGAGGTCGTCAGCCTCGCGGGCGGCGTCCACCCCGCGGCGGGTCGCGTTCTGGATCCGGTCGAGGTCCCGTTCGTGCCGGCGTTGAGAGTGGTGGCCGACGAGGATCGGTTGCCCCATCGGGATCGCGTCGCCGAGCTTGCCCGCCCGGTCGAGCTGCGCCGCGGACTCGGCCCGCTTGCGCTTCACCCGATCCCGCAACCGATCGATCCGGTCCTGCCGTCGTTGTTCGTAGTCGTTCACGCGGCCCCCTTCCTTTTCCGTTCGCACGTCGGGCAGTCGGCGGTCACCCCGCCGCGCTCCCAGGTCTTGACGATGAATCGACACCCGGCCTCTCCGATGCGCTTCGCCACCGGCCCCTTGCCGTGGTCGATCGTTTGGTAGTGACCGCAGGGGAAGTAGTACCGGATCCTCGTACCGCCGAGGTGCTCGGCCCGGGCCCGTGGTGATCGGCCCACCGCTACACCCCCTCGAGCACGACCCCGCCGAACTCGCCGGAGGTCGTCGCCGCGAGCAGGATCGCGTGCGCTTGCTCGGTGGCGGTCGGGTTGGTCATGTCGTAGCGGATCACCAGCTGATTGTCGCGGGTGAAGGTTTCGATCGTCGTCGTCGCGTGGTCGTGCATGCTGCCCTCCGTCCCGCCGTCCGTCGGCGGTGTCCGTCGTCCTAGAAAAGCTTCCCGTAATTGCCACCGGCCACCGCGTCGAACAACCGGTTCAGCCGGTCGTCGGCGGTGATGCCGTCGGCGGTCCACGTGCCGTCATCCTCGGCCGTGGTGTCGTCGTCGTCGTCGTTGGCCCGGCGGTCGGCGATGTCGAGCAGGTCCATGGCAAGCTCGACGTCGCCGGCATCCTCGGCGCCGGCGGCCGCGTCGATCAATTCGTCCTCGGTCATGGGGCGGATCCCGAACCGGATATTACGCGCGCCGTCCTTGGATTTGCGGTAGAAAACGAACCCTCGCCGGCGGTGGTGGTCGGCGTTCTGTTCGGCGTAGATTTCCAACGCAAGCTCGAACGTGCGGGGGGTCGGGTCGGACACGTCGACGGTGTCCCGGTCGACCGTGAAGATCCCGGTGTGCCAGCAGCGGGCGCCGCCGGTCTTGACGTTCTCGTTGGCGCGGGTCGTCCGGCCGAATAGATGCGCGCGAACCGGCGAACCGTCGCGCGGGAACTCTAGCGAATGGACGTAGTATCGGATCCCCGTCGCGCGGTCGGTGGCGATGCGGTATTTTTTCGGTGTGGTCGGCATTGGTTACGCCCTCCTAGTTATTCGGAACCAGCTTCGCGCCGCCCCCGCACACTTTCCAAAGCTCGATGGTGCGGCCGTTCTTTTCGACGTGGGCCACCCCGGCGTCGACGAGAGCGCGGGCGACGTTGTGCCCGATGGTAGCGGCCGGCGTGCACGGTCCGTCGCCGCGGGGGTCCGGGTCGTAAACGTAGATCCCGCCCTGCCCGACGATGTCCGCGGAACCAACCGCGCGGAGGCTTGCCAGAGAGTTGCGTTGAGTTTTGGTCATTGTGTGCCCCGTGTCGTTGTTGTTGGTGCCCGTCATCATGAGATAATACTGACACGCCTCGCCCGCCGCGTCAACAAAAATAAGCACCGGGTATGCTGATTTTTTTGCGCCATACTCGGCGCGGGGTTCAGCGATCGAGCAGGTCGTCCGAGGAGAGAGTGACCGGGAACGTTTCCCACGTGGGATAGCAGATCAGAGTCTCGGGCGGGTCGTCGTCGGCGAAGTCCTCGATGGGGTCCTCGTAGTAGACCGGGCGCCCGTCCAACCCCGGGCACGTCCCGCACCCGAACACCTCGAGGTCGGCCACGTGCTCCCACGTGTCGCCGGGGTTGACACCCCGCGGGAGCTTGATCGCCGGGTAGCAGCTGGCGTCCTTGCGGAGCAGGTCGCGGCGGAACACCGCCGACGCGGCGTCAACCCTGGCGTTGCCGGACGTCCCGCGGAGGTCCCGGCGGGCCCACCCCCGGACACCCGTCTCGCACCCGTTGGCGAGAAGCTCGCCGTGGTCGGTGACCTTGTACCTGATTCGAACGCGCATCCTGTCCCCCTCCATTAGTAGCATGTGTGCGCCCCGTACTCGGTGACACCCGGGCGGGCGGCGTCGTAGATATTGCCCCGGGCGAAGTTCTTAGCCGGACCCTTCCAGCTGGCGGCCTTCATCACGTCGCCGTTGGTGCGGTCGACAAAGGCGTGAGCGGACCTGCTCCCCGAGGAATCCTCGCGGACGATCCGCACGTACCGCCTCCCGTACATCGTGGAGAGGGACGGACACGGGAACCTGAACCCCGCGCGGTTGTGCGCCGTCTCCATGATTTCCTGAGCGATGCCGAGCCAGATCGTCATCGCGGCCTCGAATGCGTTGGTGTCGTTGGTCATGGTGCCCTCCATTTTAGTAGCCCCAATCCTCGCGGTCTTGCCGGGCGAGGATCATCTTCTCGTAGTCGGGGCCGGTGTCGGTGTCCCGGTCGCTCCCCCAAATCCAATCGGTCGTTACGGGGTCGGTCAGCTTCCAACCGTAGTAGCTAGCCAGCTGGGTTCGTTCGATGCGCGACCAGTGGTCGACCTCGATGCAGAGAGTCGGGTCGGCCTTGGACGCGACGATCGCCGCCCACACCCGGTCGGTCAATCCGGCGGGGCGGTCGGCGTCGGTGTCGGTGTCGTCGTCGTCGGTGTCGTCGCCGGCGGCGGTGTCGAGGAGCGCGTCCAGCTCGGCCGCGGTCATGTCGGTGATGTCGATGAGGTTCGAGGTGTGCGCGTTATCCATGTTGTCCTCCCCGGCGTTGGTGTTTTTGGTGTGCGTCATCATGAGTAAATACTGGCATGCTGCGTCCGTCGCGTCAACAAAAAAAGACACACCGCTGTCGTTTTTTTTCTGGCCCGCTTGAAGGTTGGGCTTCAGCCCTCGCCGTCGGCGTCGGTCGCCGGGTGGAGCCACCCGGCCCACGCCCGCGCGCAGTCTTTCCCGACCGGGTACAGGCCGAGGTCGCCGCCGTCGGGCTCGTATAGATCCTCGGCGTCGGGGTGCAGAACCGTGTCGCCGCCGGCGATCAAGTGGAGCATCCCGGCCGGGTGCTTAACCTTCCGTCCGCACACCGCGCAAGGGTACTCGGCCCGGGATCGGTAGGCGTTCTCAGCGTGGTCGTCGGTCCGCTCGAGCTGGCGCATGTTGCCGGCACCGATCCGCTCCAACGCTCGGCAATCGTCGCAGAACTCGGTCGCGTCGCCGGCGATGTATAGCGCGTCCTTGTACCTCGGCACCGACACGATCGCGCCGTGCGCCTCGCAGATGACGGTGTACTTGTCCTCGCCGTCGAACCCTTGCTTTGCGGACTCGTATACGGACGTCCAACCGCCGGTCAGCTTGTTCCGGCGCGCGTCCTTCCATCCGGCTAGATCGCCGAACCGTTCGGCCTTGGTTTTCCGTGGCATCGTTACGCCCTCCCGCCCCGGGCGAGCAGGATCACGCCCGGGAACAAGTCGAGGTCCATGTACCGCCCGTGCATTTCCAGCTGGTCGCGGATCGCGTGCCCCTCGACCATCGGGACCCCGCGTGCGAAGGCGTACAAAAACGGGTTGAACTGTCCCCGCTCGTACTCGTTGCCGACCGTGTCCCGGTCGCCCACAACCTCGGCCAATCGAAGCTCGTAGATTTCCTTGTCGTTGATCGTCGTCATGGTTCTATGCCTCCATTCCGGTGTCGGCCCAGCAAGTCAGCACGATCGCCGCGTCGGTGTCGGCGCCGGTGTCCGTGTCGGTGTCGGTGTCGGTCGCCGCGTCGGCGGTGGTGTCCGCGTCAGCGTCCGTGTCGGTGTCCGTGTCGGGGTTCAGCTCGTATCCGAGCCGGGCGCAATCGGCGACCTCGTCCGCGGTGGCGGGGCGGGCGGTGACCTCGACCTCGGTGTCGGCGTCGCGGCCGCCGGCAATGTCGTTCATCGACATCGACTTGACGGAGTAGACGCGCCAGCTGTTATTCGAATAGATGTGCATCCCGTACTCGGCGCCGCGGGGGCCGTCCATGTAGATCGTCCGATAGGGACCATACAGCCCGTCCCGCGTCCCGAAGTCACGGCCGACCAACGTCACCCGGCGGGCGGTGTTGAATTTGGAGAAGGTAACCTTTACGGTGTGCAGGGTTTTCGTGTCGGTCATTTTGTCCTCCGCGGTGTTTGTTGTGTGCGTCATCATGAGGATAATGTAACCCGCTGGCCTGGTCGTGTCAACAAAATAAGACAGGTGCTTGTCGTTTTCTCTCTAACCCGCGCCGCCGTTGGCCTCGCGGTTCCGGGCAGCCCCTTGCCAGCCATGGCTGCTAACACGCGAGCCCCGCCGCCGACCCCGCCTAGGCCCCTTATACTTGTATACACTTAAACTGCCTGCCGGCCGCGCCCTCTCTCCCCCGCCCCTCAGCCCCTCGCTGAGCCCCGCTCGCAGCCCCGGGGGTCCGACGTCCCGGGCCACCGCCCCCGCGGCCTCTGATCCGCGTGGCGGCCCCGTGTCCGTGTCGGCGCCGCACACCGCCGACGCAGCCACCGAGCCCCGGGCTGCACCACCGGCAGCCCACGCCGGCAGAAACCGCCGAACCCCTCGGCAGCTGGCTGCTTCACTCACTCGCCGCTGGCTGAAGCTGGCTCGCCCGTCCTCGCAAGTGCGCGTAACTATTCGGGAGTGCCTTCGGTGGTAGCTGTTGGGGCTGCTCAGGCTGGCTCGGCAGGGGCTTAGTTCGGTTCGTCGCCCCCCGCGGGCGCCCCGCCCCCGACCTTGAACGCTCCGAGCTGGGCCGGTAGGACCCCGGTGGTCACCGCGTCGAGAGCCTCCTCCTCGGTCAGCCCCATGAGGTCGTCCAGTTGGAACCCGACCCGGAGATCCGGCCCCCCCTCGAGGCGGTCGAACAACCGCGCCGCTCGGTCCAACGCCGCGATCAAGTTCTTCAAGCTCGCGGCCGGTAGCGGCGCCACCTCTTGCGGGTTTTCCTGATACGCCTTCACCCGGCGTTTCACGTCCTGCCCGTATAGGTATAGCTCGGCCGTGACAGAGTCCAGCGCGCCGTCGAGCATGCGCTTCGCCTTCGTCACCATCCGGGCGTGGGTCAGGTCGGCCCGGTCCTGAGCCTCGGCCTGCACCCGGAGCCAGCGATCGTGGATCGGCATCATGCCGCGGGCCGGGTCGCCCTTCCCCTTGATATACTTCGTCGCCGTCCGCCGCGTGACCCCGGCCGCCTTCGCCGCCGCGGTGATGTCCTGATCCTCGTAGTACGCCCGTTGCAGAGCGTTGTAGGTGTCCGGCTTGATCCTCACGCCCCCCGAACTACGTTTTTTCTTGGCCCCGCCTTGGGCACGCTTGGCGCCCTTCTTGGCGGGCTTCTTTTTCTTGCCCGTGTGAGACTTACTCTTACCTTTAGTCACACCTTACCCTCCCGCCTCAGCCGTTGGGTCAGCGGTCCCTCGAACCGGGCGTGCTCTCTACGAAATAGATCGTCAAACGCGAGGGCCCGGAGGTAGTCTGATACCGTCATGCGGTGGCCGTTCGCTAGTTGCCTGAGCCTGAGCTTCTCGTCCTCGGTGCAGCGGATCTGCACGTAGCGATCCCGGGGCCCGTCGTGTAGTGACGTGTCCGGCTGCGATTGGATCGCGTGCACCCGTCGGATCACCTCGGCTCGGGACTCGCTCACGTTCAACCTCGAAAATAGAGGCGGCGCCCGCCTGGGACGAAGGGGGAAGTCCCGGGGGAGACGGGCGCCGCCATAACTGGAATCGTTGTCTGTGTCACTCGATCCATGGTATCCGGTTCCGTGTCGGTGTCAACCGTCGCCCCGGCTACGTTCGATCATGTCCCGCCGCCCTCGCTCGATGTCGTCGGCGGTCAGGCTCCCCGGATCCTTGCGGCGCCGTCCGAACTCGGCCCACACCAACCCCGCGATCGGGATGACGAGGAACACCACCAGCAACACGACGAGCAGCCTCACGTCCTCGCTATTCATCGTCGCACCCCTCGCTGGTAGGCTCGGCGCT